TTTTTGGTAATGTAAATGCACCCTATCCATTTTCTGTTAAAGAAAATCTTGGGCTTGTCTCACATTTCACGGCTTTTAGCGGTTGGAGACTTTTATTAGTGTTGTATTCTCTTCTATACTTTTCAGGTCTATCTCCTGTTTCCATATAAGAATTAAATACCTTTTGAATGTTTTTACATCCATTCTTATCACGATTGATACACCCCTTCCTATTATTTTCCATTTGATATGTTAGGATAGAATGTATCTTTCGTTCTTTTTGTGATTTGTCTTTCTTGAATTTCAAATATAAATTTTCACATACTTCTTCTGTTTTATATGATAAACATGATGTTCTAAATTCATCTATATTATAAACCTTAAATGTTTCTTGTAATTTTCGTTTTAATGTTAAATTTGGAGTAGATATAAAATTTCGCATTTGTTTCCCTATACTCCAATCTCCTATTATAATAGTATGGTATTTGCTATATTTATTTACTATTTGATTTACCATATTATCTTCTGTGCGTTTTTTGTTGATATAACTATACCATTTGTATTGACGAAATTTTAGTTCTTGGTATAATGGAACTAACTTTTCATTTGCTTTTATTTTTGCTGTTATATATTCTTGGAATTTTTCTATATTACAGGTTTTAGAGTTATATTTATTTAATCCTTCTTCTATTTCAGTTATTCCTATTTTATCTCTGTAATTTTTCAGTAATGCTCGATATTTCAATCGTTTCGTTTCTTTCAAATAAATTCTGTTGGTATAAGAAAAATGATTACCATCGTCATCCATCATAGAAAATAAACTTCTTTTTCCTGGATCAATAAAAATATGTTTCCCTTCTAAAAGTTCTTTTGGAACTTCATCAATATAAGGAAATTCAGGATTTTCTTGTTTTTCTTCCTTCTTGGATTTTGTAGGTTTATCTTTATTTTCCAATCGTTTTTGTTTTGCTTGTTCTTTTTGTAATTGTTTTTTATCTTCTTTTATTTTATCTTTTTGTTCTTTGGTTAATCCTTGTAATGCTTTCTTTCCTGCTTTTTTCTTGTCTTTCTTTCCTTGTTCTTCCTGTATATAATCCTTATATAAAAACCTCAAAGATGTCGCATATCCATCCGTAATAATGGTATAATCAAACTCATAGTTTTTTCTACTTTGAGTTATGTTGAAAAATGTGTCCCAAATAAATTCTTTATTTTGTTCTAAACAATTATACAAATGACCTTTTGTTTTATTTTTTGATTTTCCTTTATTTTTTCCTGATTTTATTTCACTTGTTTCTTTAATCCAAACATCTAATAACTTTTGATGTTTTTCTGTTTCTACAAATAATTCAACTAATGCTTTTGTATCTATTTGAATATGTCTTGGAATAGCGTTGGTTTGAATGGGAAAAAACTGGAAAGATTTTCTTTCTATTTTCTCTAATTCTAAACACATAAAAATCATATGTTTCAAATACTTATAAGGAGTAATTTTAATATCATAGTAATAACTTGTATCAAATGTTTCAGGAACAATTTTATAACGAGTTTCTTTTAACCAGTTATGGTATTTTTCATCACAATTAAGAGTATTATTGATAATATCGTTTTTAACTACATTAATTTCTTTGTAGAGTTGTTTTTTGAATTCTTTGTTTTCCAACTGGTCTTGATGCAAATGCTTAAAATAAGAATTCACAAATCTGTTAATATAATCAAAAAATCTCATTTTAATATTATTTTCAATAGATGTAATCATAGTTGTAGCGTAATAATCTAAAATAGATGATAAATTACTTCCATCTTCTAATTTAAAAGTATGTAATTTTTGAAATTCTTGTAATAAAATAGCATTATTGCCCTTTGGTTTTTGTCCCGAAGAAGATTTCATTATTGATTTCATAGACATTGAAATCGTATCTGTTGTAATTTCAGGTATTTCTTGATTATTATGATACTTATGAAGAACCCATAATCGTAATAAAAAATATGTTTTACTTGTAATTGCATTTGTTCTAATAATTGCTTTTTGTAAAATTTCTAAATATTCCCTAACTTCTTCTTCTTTCTTTAAATCCTTATTAAGAATAGAGGAAATAGGAAGTTTCAAACACAGATATTTATCTGGAGGTTCTTTTTTGATCGCCATCCTTTTTAATTTATATAAAGAAAATATCTTTAAATAAATATACGCAATTATATTTATATTCCTAAATCATTTTCTTGATTTTCTAATTTTACGAGTTTTTTTTCCTCCTTTTGATTGTGAATGTATCGTTAGTCCTTTAAAAAGTTCGAGTTCTTCTGGTGATTTTGAAACACTTTTTTTTAATGGATATTTTGCCAAGTATTCTGTCTCTGATGTATATGTGCCATCCTCATTTAAATACATGGGAGGTCGTTGAAAACGAGGCGGAAATGATTTTGTTACTGTTTCAATATTATCAATATATGGAATACTATCAAGTTTTTCATAAAAAATTTCTTCTTTTTCTTCTAAATCCCATATTCTTAGTTGTTCTTTACTAACATATTCTTTATCTTGTTCGGTTAATTTTCTGAAATTCCATCTTCCTGTGCCATGTGCATCGTGGCTTTCTACTACATTAGGTCTATTTGCTAAAAATTCCATCATTAAATCTCTAAATTGATTAAAATCGTTACTTTTTGTCAAAATTTCATAAAAAAAAACATCTGTCCTCGAAACATGTTCAGTAGTTAGGTCGTATATAGGTCTTGATGAAATTATATTTGGAATACGCTCGCCTACACTTGTCATTCTGTATATATTATTTTATTTATCGCATTCTTGAATTTCTTTCATTTTTTCCTTTCGTTTTTGATATGCCCTTTGTCTATATTCCTTTAATTTTTCAGGATTTTCCTCTTTTAATTTTTGTAGGTAATTAGATCCTAATTCCTTATATTTTTCTTTATTCTTTTCATAATATCGTTTATGATTATCTCCATTTGTATATTTTTTTAATCGTTCTTCTAATTCTGCGTTCTTTTTTTTTAATTCATCATTTTCTTTTTGCAATTCTTCCATTTTATATTATAGTATAAATATTTTTAATATTTTTTATAAATATTTATTATGAAGCAACATACAGAGGATTATAAAGAAACTACTGTAAAATATTATTTAGAAAATAATGAGGATATGCGGAACACCTGTAAAATATTCAAGTGTAAATTTCAATCATTAGCAAGATGGATAAAAACCTACAAAAATAATGGAAATATAAATAGAAAAACTCGTAAAAATCATAATCTCAAAATAACACCTCAAATTGAAAAGTTTGTTAAAGAGTATGTAAGAAAATATAATACAACGACTTTATGGGAATTATCAAAACTGGTAAATGAAAAATTCAAGGTTCATCTGACAGATATGAGTATTTATAATATTTTACACAAACATAAACTTACCAGAAAAAGATTACGAAGTAAATATTATCCTGAAAAGAAAGAAGGTCAAGAAAAAGAAGATTTGGAAAACTTTTATAAAAAGTTAACCGATTTTGATTACAAAAGAACAATTTGTTTGAATGAAACCTCTATTTATTTGAATATGACACTTACCTATGGAAGAAGTAAAAGTGGAACACGAGTAATCAAAAAGACAAATAAATACCCTTACAAAAGATATAATTTATTATGTGCTATAAGTTCTGATAAAGTGGTTGGATGGAAATTATATCCTGAAATGAAAGGAGGTGTAAAAACTACAGATATTTTAGATTTTTATGACGAGTTTATTCAATCCAACTATAAGAATTATTTGGTAATAATGGATAATGCTGTTATCCATAAATCAAAACTAATACGAGAAAAGATAGAATATGATAATAATCATCTATTATATAGTGTTCCATACCATCCTGAAACCAATAGCATAGAAGAGTTCTTTAGTCAATTAAAACATTATATCAAAAAAGAAAGTCCAAATACTTATGAGGACATTTATAAGGTAATTACTAATATTTTAGATAAGAAAATAACAAAGGAGCATTTGTCAAATTATTTGAAACATAGTTATAAAATATACAAATCATAACTGTGTTTTGTCTCATTTTTCTTTCCGGTCGGTGTAATCAATTCTCTTAAACACCATACATTTCCACTTGTAGCAGCAACATGTAGAAGAGATAGTCCCACTCGGTTAGTGATATCATCAATATCTGAACCATGTCTATTTCCTAATACTCCGTTTAAGTCGTCGACATTTCCACTTTCCATAATAGTAAATAACCGCGCTTTATCAGACGGATTCAGAGGAGACATATTACGAGCACTGTCATCTGGATTCGATGAAGTATTTCGACTCATGATATATCTTATATGTAGGATATATATAAGATATATATAGGATATAAAAATTATTTTATATGAAGAACCCATTCTGCCCCTACAAATATATGGTTGGTATTCCAGGAAAAGGTATTCATTCCTATCGAATTTTTGATATTGCTATAGTAGATACAGTAGAAACCATTTTAGTCGCTCTAGCAATTGCATATTTTACAAATAATATGAAAAGCTTTCCCTATATTTTAGGAGGACTGTTTTTTTTAGGTATTGTTCTGCATCGCCTATTCTGTGTGCGAACTACAGTTGATAAATTTCTATTTCCAAATATACATGACGAATAGTAGAATCAGCCATATAAATTTAGGCAGGCAAAATAAAATCATTCAATATTATAAAAACAAATCTTTACTTTATATGAAAAATGGCTCTCAAGACGTAGAGCTAGGTATAGAACCTATTATGCATAAGAAAAGAGGTAGAAAATCGAAAAAACAAAATGAGAAAGAAATTATGTACCAATACGCAAAGGAACGAGACCAAGACCGAGAACATGAATCGGTAAAAGCGTCATATGAGAACATGCAATATTTTTCACAAGCCGAAAAGAAGAAATTCGAAGATAAATATACGATACCAAAAAACGAAAGCCAAGAAATTTACGTAAATATTTTACGTCAAAAATCGAAAAAAATCGTGGTTGCGACGGGACCAGCAGGCACTGGCAAAACACTATTTGCTACCGAATTCGGGATTCGTAATTTTTTATTAGGAACCTATGAGAAACTCATTTTCACTCGACCATCAGTGTCGGTTGATGAAGAACTTGGGTTTTTACCTGGAACTTTGGAAGAAAAGATGGCACCATGGGTGAGACCCATATATGATGTTTTATATAATTTCATTTCGCCGAAAGAAGTTACATCACTTATGGAAGACAAAGTAATTGAAATAGCACCGTTGGGATATATGCGTGGTAGAACTTTTAAAAATTGTTGGATAGTTGCAGACGAAATGCAGAATTCCACCGTTTCGCAAATGAAAATGTTAATGACTCGTTTAGGTGAAAATAGTCGATTGGTAATTACTGGCGATTTAGAACAATATGACCGTACGAACGAATTAAACGGTCTTGACGACTTTTTAAATAAATTTAGGGGAAGACGTTCGTCGAGTATCAGTAGTTTTGAGTTTCGACGTTCAGATATCCAAAGAGAAGAAGTCGTGAAAGAAGTTCTCGATATTTATGGCGGAGATATTCCGGCAGATTATAGAGAATTTGAAACCGAAAATACCGAAATCTTAGAGAACAAACTCGATATAGTAAAAAATGATATTGAGATAAATTAATTTCGTTAGATACAATATACCGGAAAAATATGTTTAAATTACCAAAATGGGGATTTTTAAAGAAATTTACTTATAATTTCAATCCTATTTTACATAATAGATTTGTTCTTTATTTTTTCTTTCTGTTAGCATTTTTAGAATTGCTTTATTTTTTGAATACGAAGGATGCTGCTGCTACCGTTATTTTATTACTAGTGGGTCTTCTTACGTCATTTTTTAGTAAGAATATGATAGTAGTAATCTGTATTGCATTGGTAGTAACGAATTTAATTAAATATGGTGTAAAAGGAAAACTCGAAGGAATGGAAGGACATGATGATACGGTCAATAACGAAACGAATAATGATAGCGTAGATTCGACAACGGCGGAAAGTGGAAGCAGTAATCATAAAAAATCATCACCTAAAAGTGACACAAAAGCTAGTGATACAAAAGCTAGTGATACAAAAACTAGTGACACAAAAACTAGTGATAAAAAAGCTAGCGACAATAAAAAAATAGATGAGAACTATGAAAACTTGAAACAAGAATATCCTGAATTCAAAATAGTTCAGCAAGAAATTCTAGACGGAGTACAAAAAATGGCACCTTTATTAGATAAAGCCGAAGATTTTATAAAAAAATTCGATAAATATAAGAAAAGCAAAATGGTAAACCAGTAAAATTATAATATAACTAAAAATTATATTATAATTTATTAAAATGAGTGATGTACTAGGAAAAATATCAAAGTTCTTTAGTATTCCCGGTAATGTATTCAGTGGATTAGTAGATATTTTCGATGGCGTCGTTGCGGAATTTACAGGAGCACCACAAGCAATATGGTATGGCGCATTAGATGTATCCGTTTTTGTACAATATTTATGGGAGTTCTTTATAACGAATTTCACATGTGGCATGAAACTTTTGAAAAATATAAGTTCTTGTTTTGTTTATTATTTTATCGAAGTAATTGGGCAAATATTATATCTACCATTTCGAATAGCGTTTTGGATAATCAATATGATTATTCCTAAGATGGGTAGTTTAATCGAAACCACTATATGGAGTAGTTTAGAAAAAGTGGATAGATTCACTATATCGAACTTGGGTTTCCATATTATTCATTATCCAAAATCGGTGAGAGATATGTGTTATAATTGCCGTCGTCTCAAACCAACTGTATTTGTGGATAAGACTCTTGAAATTGTGGATGATATTGTTGATCCTATTCTACCACTATTGATAGGCGGACTCGAACAGATGGTTGGTGGATTAGGCAAAATAATGAATGCATTCAATATATAAGGTCTATCTATGGATAATTTCTAATGAATATATAACAATATGGGCAAAAAATGCATACCCGGACTAATATGTATTGAGAACATGACATTATTTTTACTTATGGTTATCATATTATTGATATTTTACTATTTCTATTTTTTGGCACCTAGGAATCAGCGTTCATCCGATACAATTGTAGTAAATGGAACAATGCCACATATGTTTTCTCAAATTCCCGGTCAAATGCCACCTACAATGTTAGGTGTAGGTTTAGCAACAAGAATGGACCCATTTAACGACCCCTATGCGCCACCTTTAAAGAATGATGCTTTGTTTTATCCACCGAATTCTAGTGATGTACGCGGACAACCTGTTATAGTACAACCACCAATTTATAATAATAACATCAATGTACAAACGCGTGGCATAAATACAAGCTACCAACAAGTAGGTATTTTGACGAAATCGAGTAATAATCAGGAAAATATGATATTACCTTTAATGGGAAGACGCATTATGACAGGACGTGATAAATGGCAATATTATACGTTATCCAATACGGGTAACATAAGTACTAAGTTACCGATTAGTTTGAATGGTCGAAGCTGTACAAGCGAGAACGGGTGCGATAGCATTAACAATGGTGATGTAGTTTATGTGGAAGGTTATCAAGAAACATTTAGAGTCACCATGTACGAGAACAATTTATTTCAGTATTTGCCGGTTTTGTAGGGTCGATTTGTGTTGATTCATTATATCTTATCGAAAACAATAATATAGTCATATAGTATAGAGAGTATGGCGAAATCGAGAAGATATAGAAAAGAAAAAAATAAAAAGAAGAGTAGTAAGCAAACGCGAAAAAGATTGACGTTTCGAAAAAATAAACGAAATGATAGGCAAAAAGGGGGATTTTGGGGTTTAATACCATCAACAGGTTTAATACCACCATCAGGCCTTTCACCATCGTTCTATCCTTCGACTAATCCTTTACCAGGTAGTCAAGTAGTTATGACTCAGCCATCAATGCCACAATATAATAATGTAGATAAAGTTACGGCAAGTATAGGTGAGCGTGGTGCAGAGGCTGGATTACCTGTATTTAACCCATATACAAATACTTGGACACAAGGAAATGGTGGTGTTCCACCAATTGGACCGAATGATACACATATTATCTTAGTTGATGATAATGATGAAAATAATAATATTACAAGCATCCAGACAATAGATGAGATATTGAAAGAACTAGGAAAAGATAAACAACTAGATTTAGATGCGTATTCAACAAAACCAAGTGAACAAGAATTTAATCAGAAAAAAACAGAATTTTTGGATAAATTGAAAAAAAAATTCATAAATAAATATGGTGAAAAAAATTGGGACTCAAATGCCAAAGCGTTTAAAGAGTAGGTTAGGGTCTATCGGTAGATTCGTAGCCAAATGGCTAACCTTCGGTTATCGACCTCTGACCCATATGCTTTTAGTGGATAAATACATTTATCCACTAAAAGACATTAGAAATATTAAACGTCCTCAAATAGACATGTCGTATAGGAATTTGTAATTATTCGACCTTAGAGTTTATTATAAAATATATACTATATAATAAATATCTAGCATAATATATAGTATGGCAAATTTTATTCTGGCAAATGCAAAACCTGATTTTAACCAACAAATTGTATATGATTTCAAAGACACAAAAGTAAAAGTTACAAGTAGTAAATCAACATTTTTTTCTACCAGCTTACCGGACTCAGGTAATGCGAGTGTAATCTATACAAATGGTGCAAATGTCACATATACAACTAGTAATTTATATGTATATCGTCTTTTGCATAATAATATTAGCGGTTTAACAGATGGCACAAGCACAATGGTAGGTGAATTAGTTATCGAATTAAAACCGAGCACTGGCTCAAAAAAAGCGTATATGTGCTTTTTACTGGAAAATACACCATCTGGAATATCCGAAACGAAAACATCCATAGACGAGTTACTTGACCCTGCAAACGTTGGTAAAACAATAAATGTAAATGTAAGTTCATTTATATCGAGTATGGACACATGTATTCAGTATTCAGAATCTAAGAGTTCGAATACAGTATTTGTCTTCTTACAACCTATTTTTATTACAGATAACACATATAAGGTAATTACTACTTCTGGTGATACCAAGAGTGGGTACGATTCAACAACAACGCTATTTAATACTGGCGCACCTACAAAATATTCTCAAATCCCGGGACAAAACGTAAAAATGTCCGGACAAGACGAAATTATGATAGAATGTCATCCAACGGATTCTTTTCAAACACTGACGAGTTATATAGAAGGATATGATTCTATTGGAAACACAATGATAAATATGGTTCCTAGTACTTCAAAAGATGCGGAAAAAACTCAAATAGCGGATTTTTCGATAGCATCTGCTACAGCATGTACAATTCTTTTATCAATTATTGTATGTTATAATCTAGTTCCAACTATTTATAAATTTTTTGTGGTAGATAAAGTGTTCAGTTTTTTTTCAAACGGAAACAGCATTGATAACGATGGCGCACTTACTAGAATACGTAGTGCCGATGGGGTTATATGTATATATTTTTTGTTATTGATAGTTCTATTATATTCATTGACCGCATATCAGACTATGTTTATATATTTTGGGTTTTTAGTGTTTGCATTTTTTGTAATGTCGTATGCATTATTATACATAAAAAAGACTGATACAGAGTTTATGAAGGGCCTTGTATATAAATCAGAAGATACATATTCAAAAACGGGAGATTTTGGAACATTATTGGGACATACATTTGCCTTTTTGACAGAAAATATATTTTATGTAGGTTTTGCTGAGATAGTCTTTTTGGTTATATTATTAATATTATGGGGTCTTAAACAGTTCTCTGATAATACTACTGCAGTTATCGGTTCGGTAGTAGGTGTTTTTGTAATACCTACAGTTGTATTATTACTTAAATTAATCGATTTGAAACCACGATAGACCTTATATATTGAACTATTCTTCAATATATACACCGATGAATATTTACACAGATGAACATTTGAAATGTTCATTGGTGTAAAATACCTTATACAAGTGATGCACTACCAACGTCATCTGCAACTGGTTTATATGAACTCATTACATAAGTAGCAGGGTCGCTATGTCCAATAGGAGCCATTTTCTGGATGACCTGCTCTTCTAATGTATCTACTTGTACAGGGTTCATCGCTTTCATTTGACTATCGCGCTTGGCTTGACTAGGGGTATATTGAATCATGGCAACGCGACCGGTTACCATAGAACTACGTCTAAGTAGTTCATAGGCGACAAATACATAAATAATAGCTAAAACAGGATTTGTATAGAAAAACAAATAAATAGTGACCAAGAAAATGACCAACATACCTAAAGGTGAATCAATAGCGCCAGATAAAAATACAGGAGTAGAAATAGGTAAAACTAGATATAAAATAAATACGACCAATAACGAGATTTCCAATTTGGATAAAGATTTGAATACTTCAGGTATTTTCATGGAAGCCAATATATTATACATTAGCATTATATTTTGTAGAAAAATTGAAATAGGATTTTGCGAATTTACTAAATAATAGTATAGAATGAAGAAAAGGGTTTTCAAGAAGCCACAGTCAAATACAAAAACGCCGACGAACAGTACATTCGAATTAACAGAAGAATACAAACAAACTATTTGTGCTGGAGCACGTCTAGGTAAAAAAGGTTATACAATTCTAAAATCAAGTTTAACTAAAGATGACCTAGAATTTTTGAAAAAAGATTTATTCGTAAAACCAGTAACCTTTGGTAGTGGAATTGGGCAGGAAGGAACCGCATTTCCAGTATTTCGTGAAAATAGTAATAAAATATATTTACCTAGGTTTTATGGTATTCAGCGATATGGAAAACCGGCCGCTAGTGAAATAGAAGAAGGCGATGACATCGACGTTGAATTCACCAAGCCATTACGTGATTACCAAGAAGAAATTATCGATATCTATATGAAATATGTAACTCAAAATATATGCAGTCAAACTGAACAAAAAGGTAGCGGGGGCATACTCGAAGTACAATGTGGAGGAGGAAAAACTATTATGGCGTTGAAAATAGTTTCGCTCATAAAAAAGAAAACACTTATTATTGTTCATAAAGAATTTCTGATGAATCAATGGATAGAACGTATATCGGAATTTCTTCCTGGTGCGAGTGTAGGTAAAATACAAGGTCAAATATTTGATATACAGGGGAAAGATATCGTAATAGGTATGTTACAGTCACTTTATGATAAGGAATTTGAGGCCGACGCATTTTCTAGTTTCGGTTTGACGATTATTGATGAAGTACATAGGATTGGTAGCGAACAATTTTCTAGAGCTCTCTTCAAGACAATTACACCTTACATGCTCGGTATATCTGCAACTGTAGAGCGAAAAGATAAACTTACCAAGGTATTATATATGTTTATTGGCGAAAAGATTTATAGTAAAGAAAAAACAGATGAAGACTTAGTATCGGTAAGAGGCATATTTTATATATCGAAAGATACGGAATTCAATGAAGTCGAATTAGATTTCAGAGGAAATACAAAATATAGTACGATGATTTCGAAATTATGCGATTTTGGACCACGAAGCGATTTTATCGTAAGAGTGATTCGCGATTTGATATTGGAAGATGATGAAAAACAAATTATGGTACTATGTCATAATAGGTCACTTTTATCTTATTTGTTTGATGCGATAGTGTTTCGCGGATTCGCCACTGTAGGGTATTATGTGGGGGGTATGAAACAGAAGAATTTACAAGAAACCGAAGAAAAACAAATTGTTTTGGCTACATACGCAATGGCCGCGGAAGCATTAGATATTAAAACACTTTCTACTTTGGTTATGGTAACACCCAAGACAGATATAACGCAATCTGTGGGGCGCATATTACGCGCGAAACATGCCAATCCGGTCATCGTAGATATCATTGATAGTCACGAACCCTTTAAGAAACAGTGGTTACAACGTAAGCGGTTTTATAAAAAGAATCACTATTCGATTAGCGAGATTGATAGTACAGAATATAAGGATATGTTGAGTGAAGGGATGTGGAAACAAACGTTTATTCCGAAAAAGAATGGAAAACAAGAACTTTCTCAATCAGACGAAGAACCAGTTGATAACAGTATGAAAAAGTGCTTGATTGATATAGAAGGTTTGGATTTAGGAGCGGATGATTAGGATGTGTAATGGCTATCCGTGTTTCTGTAACCAAATGGCTACAAAAATATGGATTTCTCTATATGTCTTTGGTAATAATCACGATTATGTTTGATTGTTTATTTTTATTGAAAAGTTTTACGTAAAAATTTTCAATAGTAATCTATATTTAGAATAGGCCAAAGAATTTCTTTGACTTACGGGATTTGCGTGCGGATTTTTTTCCAGCACGGCGACGTTTTCCACCTTTTGAAACTTGTTCAGGAACAGTACCTTCAGGACCAGGAACAGTACCTTCAGGACCAGGAACAGTACCTTCAGGTCCTGATCCATCACCACCCTTCCAAACGAACCACTTTTTACTGGAGCGCTTAGCAGTGCGTCTTCTACGACGACCACCCTGTTGTGCGGGTGCATGGGCTTGTGCAGGTGCTGCGCCACCAACTTCACTAAATGCTAAATTTGCCATTTATATATTATTCCTAGATATTTATTGAATTCCAAAAAATCAAATCATTTTCTAGATTTACGCATCGTTCTTTTTAGTTTTCGAGAACGACGTTTTCCTCCTTCAGAGCTAGTTGTGATTGCACTTGATTTTATTTGAGCTCTGAGTCTTTCTGCTTCAGCTCTGAGTCTTTTTGCTTCAGCTTTATTGAACTCTTGTTGTGCTGGTGTTATTCCATTTACAGAATTAGGCTGTATTGTAGCTAAAATTTCGGCAGCATTCGCTTTTGCTATAGCAGTCTCAAGAATAGCTTTTTCAGTATTTCCACTCCCAATCATTTTCTTTTTCGACCGACGCATTCGCCGTCTTCTACCCCCTACCGACCGCGATTGCATACCATTCGTAACCATACCACTATTTGTTGCCGTTTGTAAAACACTAGGTAATGTATTACCCGATTCAAAACTATAATTCGTAGCACCGTTCAAAGTCATTATATATAATAGACCTATATATTTTTCCTTTCTATAATTGACTAATATGTACAACTTTATTATGTCTTCCCATAGCCTTTACCGGAATCCATTTCTTAAATTTATGACTAAATATACATTCGACTAACATAGTTTTGTTCGTATCTACGTATTTATCTAGACTCGTATTCTGAAATTCATCTTCATCATCGCTTTCTTCGATATAATCCAGATTTCGGTTTTCTCGAATGTTACGGAACAATCCATTCATAAAGACACTTGTATCGTAATTCGGAATATGCGCAATATTATAATAGACAGGTGCCTTGTTTTTACCAAATGAAAAAAGATGATAAATATCAAACTGTATATCAGCACTGACTTGAAAAATAGTAGGAATTTTATATTGGGGTTTCGAATAATCACATCGCATCGGATAATACTGAACGAATTCGGGCAAGGGTTTATTATATACTGGTTTCTCTGTTTGTTTTAAATTGATATTACTACTTAATAAAAAGTTTAAAAATGGCGCAGTTTCATTCGTGGAACGATATTGTATATGATGTACTGGATAGCCGATTGATAATTTAACGTCATTCGGTAATCGCCCAAAATCGGTCGTCATATTATCCTTTTTCCAAATAACTGGCAAGTAAAACAATAAATTATTATGATTATCATATTGTGACGAAACGCAACTCATAAATTGTAGTAAAAAATATAACTTCTCGCTCATCATCGATTTCCTTAATTGTATTCCTTTATAGAAAAATACGTCTTCGGCTATAAATCGGCGAACACTCGTTTCTTCATCTAAAACGATTGTCCCGTATAATATTGTTCCCAAAGATAAATCTGCATCAAATACAATATCGATTTTTGTGGATTGATACACACGTTTTTCCTTATTCATATCTAACATATAACAAACATCCTCTTTTTGATGAAATGTGAACCATATAAATACTTTTTTGCCAGTAGGAATGGCCATGCAAATATCATATTGTTCTGGAACTTTCTTATGTGAAATTGTTTCATAGGAAAGTTCAAATTGGGGAAATCGATTCATAAGTTCCATACTATGACAGACTATTATATAAGAACCGATGTTTTTATATTTTTTTGATAAATAGTATATCACCCACTCTGTGAGTTCATGAAGTCCGCCAACTCATTCTGCATTGATAATTTCTCGTCTGGGTTCTCGAATAACGGTTTTGGCGATTGATGATTAGCTTGTATTTCCTTTATCATCTTTTTATATTTCGTAATTTGACTATTTACTAAATCCCTAGTTTTCTTGGTACTATAACTATCTTTTAAATAATTCCACATAGTATGAATTCCATAAATAATGAAAATCGATAATAGTATTTGAAATAGAATTTGTAATAATAGATTCATAGTTGAAGTGTCTTGTGATTATTTTTTATTTCGTTTTAACGATTTTTTAGATTTTTTACCACCGAGTCCATTCAGAGTATGATGTATTTCATTGACATCTAATGATTCTGGTAATTCCGGGTTTTTCTCTCTTTTGTTTTTTTTTCTACTTTTATTTATTGTCAGAACAACATCATCTGTTACCGCAATACCCTTTTTTAGTCCCTTACCTAAATGTCCTAAATGTCCTAAATGTTTTGCATTTTTGGCTGCGTGTGCCAAATGTAGTAACGAATTTTTAGCGCCTATTCCAATACTCTTGACTAAACTTAAAGCTGGTAGAGAACCTCCTTTTTTATGTTTTCTTGTACAATTTTTCTTGCTCATATATACTAGGTCGAGATATAAGGTCACAAAATATGTAACAAACTAATATAAAAACATTCGTTCAAATACAATAACCATGTCAAACATTACAGTATTAATCGTCGAAAAGAATGGTGATATCAAGGAGTCTGTTATGAAGAATTTTAATGAATCAGACCTTTATAAGAAGGCAGGATTTAAATCAGCCGAAGGTTTCAAGGTACATACAAGCTGGAATATCGAAGCGGAAGAGATGAATCATATTCCGTATTCTATCTCAGTATATGGAAAAACGAATGGAAAAGCCAACCAAGAAAACAAATACGAGTTTCCACCACCTATTGATAACACACTTTTTTTTGGAAATTGTATTATAGTAAATAAAATAAATGAAGTGCCAGTAAGTTTAACTAGTAAGGAATGGGAAGGTATATACGAATATTTATATGGCGGTTTTGAAGATGTTGGTGATGAAGATTCAGATGATTATTCTGATGAAGACGACGTGGATGATGGAAAACCTAGGACAAAAACCGGTTATGTAAAAGACGGTTTCGTCGTAGATGACGATGATGTCGATGATATAGACGACGATGTTGATGATGAAAGTGATGATGTCGAAGATATTAGTGAAGAGGATGAACGCCCAAAGAAGAAAGCATCTAAAACATCGAATAAAACTACAAAGGTACAGAAATCCACTAGTAAAAATACTCTAAAACCAGTTACATTATTTGAGCGTTTAATAGAGACCGCGGATGAACCCGAATCATATTTGGATTGTACTAGTGAATTGAGCGAAGAATCTTATGTTTAGGGCGTATAAGGTCTATCAGTAGATAATCTTCGATTATCGACGGGATATCCATATGCTTTGAAAAAGAATGAAAGGAACGGGAAGGAACTGTTGATAAATACATTTATCCACCAAAAACAATAAGATATTATTCAAATAAAATATAATATACCAGTATTATATATTATAACGAATGGAGAAGAAGGTTGGGTCGAAATGTTACATTAACAATATTAAACCGAGAGAATTTAAAAATATTTGTACGGAAGCTGCTATAGTTTTTACATTTTTCTCAGATTTGCGTAAAAAAGCAGAATTGGATGACGAACGATTCTTAGATTACTTGAATAGTAGTGATTTATCAATTATGTCATGTAACGACTTCTGGGGAAATGCCGTAGGTGTTAATGATGAATCATGGTTACATTTATTGGCAAAAAATATAAACTTATCACCTATGGCTAAACGTTTAGCGCAACCATTGCTACCAAAAGATATAGATATGGATAAATTAAATGAATATATTTCTACAATAATAACCAAGTTTTATAATATATTTTACCCCAATGGTGAGAAGAAGACGGTATTTAATAAAAGAGAACTTGAATTCATTAGAAAGTTAAGAGATACGGAGATAGATGGTTCTCCTATACTTGAATATAAACGTTGCGCTAGTGCAGACAGATATACAGTAATAGAACTTGCGGAGAAGGAATTGAAAAAATTAAATACAGAAGAAGATAAAGATGTTAAAAGAAAATATATAACAGTATTGAACCGATTTTTAGAATTAGTTAAATCCAATGATTTGGATAGTGATACTGAGCCATTGACTACGTCGAGCAAATCAAGCAAATCAAGTAAATCAAGTAAATCAAGTAAATCAAGTAAAATATCGGATATAACAGAAGGTGATTATGAATATGCAAAGAAAGAAGTAGTTAAAAAACCAGACAATGAGACAATAGAAAAAATGGGAATGTTTGTTGATTTATATGCATGGTTGTTGGAAAGTCCATTAATGCCAGAAAAAATAAAAAAAATATCAGAAAATATGAACGGAACAGGAGATATGAACGAAACCGAAATTATAAATACAATTGATTCTATAATAACACATGATTTAACTCTTGGTGCTGTATGTATTAAAAATCTAAAGACCTTTGATAGAGAAGGATTAATTAATAAAACAAACCAGAAATTAATAAGATTACGTTTATTAAAATTATTAGTGTTCTTTAACAAACAATTTGATGAAGGGAAAACGTATAAAGAGGTGAAAAAAATGATGAAAGAACAAAATAGTGATGTAGGAATGAAATGTGATAAAATGCCGATTATAAAATGGAAAGGTGAAAAAGACATACCATTTATTCCAGATGAAACTATATTCTCTAGAGTTTTCGGAAAATCTGCTCTTACAGTAAAAGAAATTATAGGTGGTAAAAGAAAAACAAACCGCAGACTCAGAAAACCAATACGTAGAGTCACTAAAAGACATTAGAAGATAAATAAAAAATTGAATTACATAAAGAATTAATACTATATTATGTAATCCATAATCATGATAAAAATCCAGAACTCAACAGCCTTCCGTAATAATGTACGTGAAAAAATACAACAGCAATTCACCATTGAAGATAAAGACGTGGCTACCAACCTAGAAAAAGGTGTATTTAATTTTGCAATTAAAGAAGCGAATTTACGTAAAATTATCAAAAAATGGGAAAATGGTAGATTCGTTCAATTATACACTGACCGATTACGTACCATTTTCATAAATCTGAAGAATAGTGAATTACTGAATTCATTAAACAATGGTGAGATTACACCGCAACAACTAGCATTTATGACACATCAAGAAATGAATCCGGACCACTGGCGAACTCTAATCGAACAAAAGACAGTACGCGACGCCAATAAGTTTTCAAATAACATTCAAGCATCAACTGATATGTTTACATGTAAGAAGTGTAGGGGGAAACGTTGTACATATTATGAATTACAAACAAGATCGGCTGATGAGCCGGCCACGATTTTCGTTACTTGTTTGGACTGTGGCAAAAACTGGAAATCATAAGGTCTATCGGTAGATAATATTTATTAGCCAAATGGCTAACCTTCGGTTATCGACCTCTGACCCATATGCTATGATAAGGAACGAAAAGAATGAAAGGAACGGAAAGAATGAAAGGAACGAAGGATAAATATATTTATCCACTAAAAGACAATAATGCGCAATGGTGTATCATATTTTTTATGTAAATACAAACAGCCTTCAGATATAATTTTATGATGTAAGAAAATCATATTATATAGTATATAATATGAAAGGAAGTGGAAATGATATGACCGTAAAAAACAAAACCATAAAAAACAAAAACAAAATCACCGATAACAATAATATCGATATCATCTATTGGATAAATATGGACAAATCGAGAACCCGTAGAATACACATGAAAAAGCTATTAAAAAATGATATATTTAGACATATTGAAAAAAAACGAATCAAGGCGGTCGATGGTTCAAAACCGAATATAGAAACAGAATTAAGTTCCATCTTCGAGAACATGGATTTATGTAAATACAATCTCAAAGAATATGCTGGTTTATTATCGCATTTGAATACATTAATCGAGTTTTCAAATAGTAATAATAACATAGCATTAATATTCGAAGATGATGTCAGCTTAGAATATAAAAAATATTGGACAGAATCGATACAACAAGTAATACAGAATGCCCCTAAAAATTGGGATGTTTTACAATTAAGTATCAATATCAATAAAAATAGTGTATTAGCCAAATACGTAAAAAAACCATTGTATGTAAAAGGATGCGCTGCATGTGCAGCAGCTTATATTATAAATAAACAAGGTGTTTTACGATTTTTACATAAAGTGCGTAAAAATGGCAAATTTATATTACATAAAAATACAGAACATTACGCAGATATTTATATGTTTGAAAATATGAACACGTATGTGTATAGGTATCCTATGTTTACGTATATTATTAAAGATTCTACTCAACATCCTGACCATTTGGTTTCTCATGCACAATCAAAACAAATTGTGGATGAATTAGTGAAAAAACATTATGATGATACAATAAATTCATAGGTTCTCATTTACGGATTTTTGTTTTTACGGGTTTTGTTTTTACGGGTTCGCAGAATGGCTTCGCGTTTCTTTATAATCCTGTTTCTGGTTTTCACATCATTCAAATACCTTCGATTTTTTTCTTTACAATTATCTAATTGTATATAAGTATCATTATTTTTTCTTGAAGGGAAAAACTCATATTTGTATGTATAGGTTCTCAAAAAGGTATAAAGTAAATAATCCGCTACATTACATATACTATTCGATAAATCATATTTGTTATCAATATAGAGTTTATCCATTAGATTTTTGGCACCTTTCATATTTATTATATATGCAATACAGCCCCAATCAGCTTTGTTCTTAAATTCACCATTTTTATATTCACACGTTGGTTTCCATAGAGTATATTCAGATTTGAACTCCATATAAGGCCATATACATAGTTTTACTATCTCCCAATCTTTGGGGGCATTTTGAATGACCTCTTGAATCGATTTTGTCCAATATTTTTTATAATCTATACTGACATCGTCTTCGAAAATAAGTGCTGTATTATAGTCTGTTTTTGAAAATGTACGAATGGTTTCAAGATGTGATGCTAAACAAGCATATTCTTTATTCGATGTTTTATAGTTAAAATCGATTTTGAAATACTTATCTAAGTTGTTATCTTTGTAATCAACTGCTTTTATACGTACCACTTTTTTATTTTTGAAAATATCGTCGTTCAATACGTTTTTTTCCATATGCTTACGTCTATCCTTTGCGCGGTCTAAATTTATCCAATATATAATGTCTATACCATCTAAAATATGGGCCATTATTAATATATCGTAATATTATTTTTTTGTTTTTCTTTTTCGGGTACCGCCTTTACTACGACTAGTACTATTACTACGACTAAAAAAACTTTTAATACTTCTCCACATTCTAGAAACTCTACTTCTTGGTGGAGATTGACTTGCTGCTTTTACAGATTGCAACACGGTTTCTAATGGAATTCCCTTTGACCGAGAAACTTGTATTATTGAAGATGCGATTTTATCTTGTTGTTCTTTTGTAGGCGGTTTGAACGTTTCGGCCAACAAATCTCTACGACTTTGCGTTAATTTCAGATTACGAACATCTTCAATTTCGCTGTTATTTGCTTCTTTTATAGCACGTAGTACGGGTATTAGTTTTTCGTGTTTTTCTATTGCTTGTTGTCGTGTTTCAACGGCATGCTCATGTTTTGCATTCTGATGTTCTTTAACGGATTGACTAAATTGTCGTCGCCAATTACCATTCTCTTCTTTTTTTGATATGAGTCTAACAGAAGTTAAACTTGGCCTAAATTTAAGCGTTTTTTTTTGTAATGCAGGTCCTTTTTTCAAAATAGACCTTGTTTCGGTTCCGGGCATTATATAATATTATGATAGTAAAAAATATCATAATATTGTTACTGTTTTGTACCTAAATGGGTTAGACATTAATGTCTTTTGGTGGATAAATGTATTTATCGACTGAAAACATATAGAGAAATCCACCTTTTTGTAGCCATTTGGCTAATCTTCGATTATCGACACGGATAGCCCTTAATGTCTATCAGTCGATAAATGTATTTATCGACTGAAAACATATAGAGAAATCCACCTTTTTGTAGCCATTTGGCTACAAAAACACGGATAGCCCTTAATCAATCATTTCTAAATCTTCGAATTTCCAATATTCAATACCCCCATTTGGTAACGGTCGCTTAATAATAAACGGAATTCTCTTTTGTTCATATTCTTTGAGTGCTATTAAATATCCATCAATAATAGACGGTTCTATTTCGATTAATGGTTTAGCACCGGAATTTAATTGTTTTGCACGTTCTCCTAAAATACGCGCTTTTTCATAACGAGTAATAAATGGTAAAGTTTTATGTAATGGGTCGATAATCACTCCATTTTCATCTCTTACTACACGAGTTAATACATCAATTTCTACATTATTATGTGACTTGAGTTCAGGATGAAAATCACTTATAATTTGTTGCTGTAAGGAAGAGTCTAATTTTTGTAAATATGCATTACCATCCTCATCGTCGTCGTCATCGTCATCATCTTCATCTTCATCGTCAGATAGTTTCCCGAATTCGCTAAATGGTAATTTAGCATCTGACTTGATTCCAGCATAATCAATATCTGGGTCTTTTTCGTCGTCTTCGTCATCGTCGTCGTCATCATCGCTTTTCGCCAAATCATCGTTATCGTAATCACTATCATCATTGTCCGAATTATTTTTACTATCTATTTCAGCATCGATATCATCTAATTCAAGTTCGATATTATTTACAGATTTTTCTATTTTGAGTGGTGGTTGATAAGTGTCTTCATCATCTTCTTGGTCTAGAGATTCATCATCCGACGTGAATATATCTTCATTTTCTTGGCTCATATTGATTATATATTATTCAAGTTATATTTCTAAATCATAATAACAAAAAATAAATTTCAATTTTTTGATATTAAGGTCTATCGGTAGATTCGTAGCCAAAAGACATTAACTTCTCGTCTATATAAATTATTTTTTATCGATTTATTCGTTTGTTATTATACAAACTACTCGTTTGTTATTATACAAACTACTCGTTTGTTATTATACAAACTACTCGTTTGTTATTATACAAACTACTCGTTTGTTATTATACAAACTACTCGTTTGTTATTACACAAACTACTCGTTTGTTATTACACAAACTACTCGTTTGTTTTCCATGTAGTATCGCATTCAACACAAATATACAAATATTTCAAATTATCGTCATCATATCTAATATAAATAACTTCATTCGGACTCGCTGAAGTATCCGTATTAGATTGTTCGGTAGAAGTATGATTCGATTTACAGTCTAAATTTGGACATTTTATGTTATATATTCTAGGTAGTGTTGGGTCCAGCTTCGTATATTGATTGATGATATGGTTAAACTTTTGCTCGCCTACTCTTAATTGTGTATTCAAAACACAAATACCTTCTTCTGAAATCGTCTCGTCTTTATGCTTACAATTACGACAATAATAGGTTAATTTATTCGAATCATCGACGCTAATGCCAATATAATACATGTTATCGCATTGACTACAGAACTTCATTTTAAATATAGATATATATATGATTGATACATTTATGTAGTTTACTATCGAATTTTTCAATTTTTTACAAACAAAAAATTGAAAAAATAATTTATGAAACCTAATAAAAATATCCAAGGTATATATCCAAGATGGTGGAACCCAATAGTTCCATTCGTTATCGCGATATTGATGATTTCTTACAAAAACATACTATTATAAAGCCAAAAGCGGGACAACCTTCAAATACTAAATTGATTACAAATACTAGAATAGGTGACAAAGATTCTAATATTTATGGTGGTTCTTACCATATACCAGATGATGAGTATGACTTGTTCCTATCGTTATATTATCGTGATATCATAGTAAAAAATAAAAAAGAATATTTAACAGAGAAACAATTAGAAGGGGGTGGAGTGATATTAGTAGATGTCGATTTACGCCATGACTATGAAATTGATGAGCGACAATATACAAAAGACCACATAGAAGACCTTATTGATATTTATTTAGAAACATTTAAAACTATCTATCAATTTGACGAAAATAGTCGATTTTATATATTCGTTTTTGAAAAACCCACTGTAAATCGTCTGGATGATAAGAAAATAACAAAAGATGGAATACATATGATGATTTGTTTAAAAGCAGACCATATTACGCAGAGGATTTTAAGAGATAAAATCATGTCAAAAGTAGCAGAAGCATGGTCAGATTTACCTGTTACAAATAGTTGGTCTGATGTATTTGATTCTGGGATTAGCGCCGGACATACAAATTGGCAGCTGTTTGGCTCTAGAAAACCAAACCACGTTTCTTATAAATTAAAGTATATTTATGATATATCCTATGATGTATCTGATGGAGAATTCATGCGTCCTGAAATACCATTACAAGATTTCGATATTTCAAAAAATATATCAATACTTTCTGTTAGATACAAAAAACATTTATCTCCTTTCATGAAAAATTCATTTGTAACTGAATATGAAGAATATAAACGCGTTAATCGTATTGGTAATGTAAGTGTAACTACTAGTTCAGGAACATCTATAAACACATCGTCATCTGTAATGATAGATTTGTTGATGAATGATTCTACAGCATTATCAAAAATTCGTTCGCAAGAGGAACTCGACCTAACATTAAACAATTGGTTAGATAATATAAAACAGTCTGAACATGAGTTGAAGGATATGTATGATTTCGTTATGATTCTACCAGTTCAGTATTATGGGGAACAATCTTATGATAAATGGATTCGTGTTGGATGGGCACTCAAAAATATTAGTAATAAATTATTGATTGTGTGGCTCAAATTCAGCTCACAATCATCGAGATTTCAAATATCACAAATACCTGAATTATGTGAGCAATGGCGTAAATTCGACTCTCGTAGTAAAGAAGGTTTAACAAAACGGTCTATCATGTATTGGGCAAGAAATGACGCAAGAGAAGCATATGAATCTGTTCGAAAGAATACATTAGATTATTATATTGAGCAAACAATCGATACACTAAATCCATTATCTAAAAATGATGATAAATCGGGCTGTGGTGATTATGATTTAGCCAATGTACTCTATCAAATATTCAAATACGATTTTGTATGTGTTAGTGTAAAGGCAAACATATGGTATCAATATAAAAACAATAGATGGAAAGAAATCGATTCAGGCACAACATTACGTAGAGCTATATCTGAACAATTACGCGATGAATATAATAAGAAATCGATTGAAATAATGTTTGGTACAACAAACGATTCTGCTTCTGCAGAACAATTAAATATGATTGACCAAGATGATTCTGCTGAAAAGAATCCACGACTGTCTCGAGCCAAACGTATTATGAGTATTGTACAGCGTCTTTCTAGAACAACCGATAAAAAGAATATTATGACAGAAGCAAAAGAGCTATTCTTTGACCCGGACTTCTTAAGTAAATTAGATATGAACCCATATTTGCTATGCTTCAATAATGGTGTATTTGATTTTAAAGAAAAACGATTTCGTAATGGTCGCCCAGAGGATTATATTTCAATGTGCACGAACATTGACTATGTACAGCTTGACCCATTCACACATCAGCCTATTATGGATGAAATCAATGACTTTATGAATAAATTGTTTCCGGAGTCACCATTATGTAACTATATGTGGGACCATTTGGCATCTACATTATTAGGAACGACAGCAAACCAAACTTTTAATATGTATGTAGGAATTGGTCGTAACGGAAAATCGGTATTAGTACAATTAATGACTGAGATTCTCGGTGAATACAAAGGAGATGTACCACTTTCTATGGTAACAGCCGACCGTGTAAAAATTGGTGGTGTTGCGCCTGAAATTGTGCAATTAAAGGGTAAAAGATATGCAGTGATGCAAGAACCTAAGAAAGGTGATAAGATGAATGAAGGTATTATGAAACAACTAACTGGAAAAGACCCAATTACTGGAAGAGCACTGTACGTTCCTGAGCCAGTTACATATACACCACAATTTAAACTAGTAGTGACATGCAATAATTTATTAGAAGTCAATAGTATGGACCATGGAACATGGCGTCGTATTCGCGCAGTTCCATTTAAGTCTCTATTCACTGAAAATCCTGTACAAGGTGACACTATGAAACCATATCAGTTCATGATTGACCCTTTCATTGACGAGAAATTTAAATCATGGAAGGAGGTATTTATGTCAATGTTAATCAAACGTGTTTGTGAAACCAATGGCATAGTGAATGACTGTGATATTGTTACAGAGCGAAGCGACCAATATCGTAATGAGCAAGATTCTATTTCATCATTCGTCCGAGACATGATTGTGAAAGAAATTGGTGGGCAAATCAAGAAAATGGAATTGAACCATACTTTTAAGCTATGGTTTGCAGAACATGTTGGTGGTGGAAAACAACCATCTATTAAAGATTTACATGAATACATGGATACACATTTTGGAAAACCTATTTCCAATGTATGGAAAAATGTAAAGATATTTATTGATAGAACCGAATCGAATGAATCTGGACCCGAAGATGATGATATTCATCATATTAACGACGAAGAATATGGATAGGTTCAATCTGATAAAGATTATTGTCTATCTTCCGATAGAGATTATTGTCTATCTTTTACATAGGGAATAGCATATATAAATGCACTCAACATTTTATAAAGATAAATGAAACCTTGTATAATAGTATATGCACAAAAAGGATACACCGCAAAAACTATCAAAATAGTAACTTTTATATAAATATTCATTTTTAATTGTACGAATACATATAAATACACCAGCACTGCTAAGAATATATAATAAAAATAAAACAAATAATCATTTATTTTCTCGTAAAAAATAGCCACATCGTCTTTCATACCAGATTGTCTATCGTGTGTAGTTAGATTTGCATTTTGTTGCGACAGTGTTTGTGCTAATAAGTTATTTTGTGTTGTAATCGTAGAATAATATTGCTGACTGGATTGATTTGCTAGTGATGATGTTTTATTTGCCTCTGATGTTTTATTTTTAATAACCTCTTGGGTCGCGTTTGTTATTTTACTATTATTACGAATAGTAGATTGCTGTATAGTTGTTTTTTCATCAGTATCGTTCATGACATTGTGTAAGTCCGAAATATTTTGATTCAAGTTACTCTGTGTAGTTCTATTCTGTGATACTTGTTTATCTAAATCTTTTAGTGTATTCCTATCATTCGTTATATTTTGATTGATTTGTTTGATTTGATTATTTTGTCCAGGTATTTTAATATAATTATTGTATTGTATTGTATTATTTTTATCATTAACTTGACGTTGTGCATCATTTGGTATATCTATATTATAATATCGATAAGTAATAGGAGACGAATGCCTACCACCCATATAATCTATTATATTATAAATAGATTATATTATATTATGATGGAACTTTTGTTTGTAACATATTTATCAAAAATTGTAAAACATAAGAGAACATTGTTTCTATAAACATAATGAAAAAAGGATACAATGCTAAGATGAATATCCATAGTAGCTTTTTATAAATGGACATAGTTTTTTGTATTAAAAATAATAAAAGGATAAGTATAAATAATAAAAAATAGTAAATTAAAAATAAGTAAAAGTTGATACCGTTTGTGGCAGTTGTTTGTTCTGTTTGATAATGCTCTTTCGCATAACTTGTTTGAGAATTATCAACTATTGTTCCATAAGATTTTCGAATATTTGCTGTTTGAGTTCTTATGCTATTGAAGAAATTTTGGACATATGTTTGGCTATTTAATTTATTTGAAACTATCATATCAGCTAAATCATCAGCCCGTTGTATTCCCGTATCAATATGTGAATTATTTAAAATATTTGATTCATTCAACATTTCTAATTCATATTGCGCTTGACTAAGACTAGCTATTAATGATTGTTTTTGAGTAGTTAATGTATTAATGTTGCGTTTCAATGTACTTATTGAACCGCGGTCCGTCTGAATATTCGATTGTAACCCTCTGTCTGTATTATCTAAATCGCGTATTTGTCTGTCTAAGTCAGCAATTTGTCGATTTAAACTATTTATTCTATCTTGTAATCTATTTATTTCTGGTTGTCTATATACTGGAACTGGTACTGGTATTACTATTGGCATAATTTGAATACTTTATATATTATGAGATAATAATAGTAAAAGATGATTGTATATGGTGATTATTATACTCTTGTATAATCTGTAAATTCATATGGTGAATTTGCGGAAGGTACAGTGATTCCATTTGTATATAAAGAAGCAGCCAATGATGAAAATGTTTCGTTTGTTTTTCCTTTACTACCACTACTAGACCCTTTACTGCCACTACTTGGCGCGATTCCCGGTGCACAAACTGAATTATTTGTATCCCAATATGTTCCATCACTACAACATGTTTCACCTACACAAGCTCCTAAATTTATAGAACCTAATAGATTACCTGATAATCCAGCGGCTTTTTGGTCTTTGGCAATTTGTGCTGCCGATTTCATATTTGGTCCGTTCAGATTTAAGCGGTCAAAATACAATACGTCCCGACTTTGTATATCAGAAAATTGTTTATATAAAATAATAACTGTGCCGCAAAATAAAAATACATATAGAATGTCAATAACTATAGATGGTATTATAGGTAAATATTTACCTGCCATTCTAAATCCAATAAATAGAAATATTGCAAAAACGAATGTCGCTACCATTTTCGTATATTCTATAAACCTTAATCTATAACTATCATTTAATTCGGCTACTCTTTCTCTACTGGTCAATGCACTGTCTATGCTTTGTTTTTTTTCTTGAAGACGTTTTAATTCTGTATTTACTATATCACTCATCTGTTTCTGATTTGTTAATACTTGCGCACTATACTTATTCGATTGGTCATAATTATTGTATATATTATTAAGCATGTCTTGTGCTGACGAAGCTCCGGACACATTTGTCGGTATAGTTTGTCCATTTTGAATACTTGTTAAATAATTACTTTGTGCTTTTAGAACTCCGTTTGAATCTATTGATGCCATATATATGTAACAATAGATTTTTTATTCCATCGCAACAAAAATAGCAGTTATTAATAATGTAACCGATGCAATACATCCTAATATATAAATACTGTTTTGTTGTTCAGCCAATGATTTTGTATCTTGTACTCTGATATCTCCAACACTTACATCTTTTCCAAAGTTGAATAAAGACCCTTTAAAATCATACTGTGGGTCTGCCATAAGTTGGTCTCTTAACCCGGTTCCTTGTAGATTCGTGATTTTCGCAATATTTCCGGATAAATCGACAGAACCTTGAAGCATATTGTTAAATGTTTTGGAATAATCCGATGAAATTTGTTGTAGTGGAATTATTTGATTATTTTGTATTTTATTTACGATTGGTTGCAATGACGGTAACGGATTATTCACTGGTAATGAAAAAAAATAACCAATGCCATCGGTGATATTAGTTTTGCCACCTGGAGGTGTAAATGATAAAGTAATATTATAACCACCGCTACCGTTTCCATACAATAACTTTATTGGGTAATAAGTTGTACTTTCTAATAATATTGTTCCTGTTTTCTTGGTTAAACCATGTAATCCACCATTACTAACTATAAGTGTGTCATTTACCCATAAATAACTTCCATCATCTGAACTTGTATTGAATGTCCAATAGCCCCTACTATTATTTCCCGTGTAAAAAAATCCTGTCCATTGAATAGAAAAATTTGACCTATTTTGATTTAGAGTTATTAAATTATTCGTTCCGCTTTGTATATCATTGATATTGGTTACTGTCACGTTTTTAGTATTGAAGCTTAAGTCTATCACTGCACCATTTGCAAAATCCGTTTTTTCATTATGATAATTTTTATAAATTGTAAATGATAGTCCTGGTACATAATCAAATACTGGAGTGTCAATTGTTCCTTGTGGCGGTGCAATATAACCATGCGTATCAAACCCTTCAAATACATTATAGGGAAGTAATGAATTAATAAATTTATTGGTATTCATATTACCGTAATCAATATCAGATACTTCCATCGCACGACTTAAGGTCATAAATCCGGATTTTGTTGTTGAAAGGAAGGTTGTACCGCTTAAATACCATCCTGAAATAGCTACATTTGACATAGAATATTGCATCTCGCTTATAATCAACCGGAAATAGGAATATTTATTTGAACTAGTTATAGTATATGTATTATCATTTGGTATTGTATTAGCCGTTGAAAGGTTTTGCTGGTTAACGTAATCCCATGTTTCTCCATTGTTTGAACCGACTACAGTGAATTTTGTAGGAAATGTGGCTGTAACTTTTGTTTTCCCTATCATAATAGATGGTGGTGTTATTAATTGATATTTGGTTAAATAAACTTGATAAGGTAACTGAATTTGTACCCATTCACCTGGTAAGCTTATGTTTTTTGAACTAACTAGAGTCGTCCATGTATTATCTGTACTTCCGCCACCTTGATAAGGAGCTGTTAAATTTGATGTCGCAGTTTTAGAACTCGTTGATAAATAAGCATTCTGCGTATATCCAGGATAACTATAAAGTAATTTAGTGGATGAATCTCCACCATTTTTATTAACACCACCACTCACATCACTCTGCCAAAAGTTACCCGTAGTCGTCTTATTGAATATGTTGTACGGCATATTAACACTATTTGTAAGAGAACCCATGACGGATGATGAAGCTACTTTATATGTTCCATTGGGTGTATAATTGGTTATAATATTGCCATAACTATCAAGAGTGCTAATACTATTATTTCCTATCGTCGTAACAGAACTGCTTAATAACAAATTATTAGGTAAAGGTGTAATCTGAATAGATGACATTTCTTATTTATATTATCATAATATAATTATTATATTATCGTAAACCTATAATTTCGTAAATACATAATATATTGCACTTGTTGCTAAAATAGTCCATAAAATCCCAGAATAGATAGTGATATCATATCTATTTTTCTCTTCAGATAAAATAGAATCACTAGACGAATTCAATTCTTTCATTTTTTCATCCAATTCACTACGTAATCTAAGAATATTACTATTATACATATTTACATTATAATTAAGTGATGCATCATATGAATAGTTAGGAACAGTGGGGTTATTGTTGGCAAATAAAGCCAAATTTTGATAAGCAGTTACTACAGTATTTAATGATATATCGGTAGGACTACATAAGGTAGTATTAGTTGGGTCATTGCATTTTATATATGTCGCGTATTTATTGTTAAAATCTATCATTTCTGCTAAAAGCATGCTTCTATCATTTATAGGAGTTATATTTTGAATTGACATGGAGTATCTATTATATCATAGGAAAAAAGATTGTCGCTTTATTGTATAAAAACTAAAAAGATATTAGTGGATAAATACATTTATCCTTCGTTCCTTTCATTCTTTTTCAAAGCATATATAGTCCTTATTGTTTTTTAGTGGATAAATGTATTTATCCACTAAAAGCATATGGGCCAGAGGTCGATAACCGAAGGTTAGCCATTTGGCTAATAAATATTATCCACCGATAGACCTTATGGCGTTACAACTCGATTCTTGAAAATAAGATAAATTAACACTAAAATTCCAGCACTAAGGTTTATTGTGTTCAAAATAGTCTTACTGAATAGCGAATTGGAGTCTAAAAACTTTCCGTCGGCACCATTATTGACGTTTTGTGTTGATGTTAGCATCGTGGCCGCAGCCTTGTTTTGGCAAAGAGCCTGATTAATACAGTCTTTACTATTATCATTGAAATTAGGACCATTGCATTTTGTAGTCCATGCAGGGTCATTTATATTTAAATCTGTACATTGGCTATCGCTAGGCATATTCTGCGCATTTATATAAAAAAAATCATTTGGACTATAACCGATATTAAATTGATTGGAAGACATTCTATAATAATAATAGATTTTCTTTTCGGCGATAATGTATTTATCCCCCAAAAAGAAGCTTGGCTTTACACACATATTCTAAAGTAATCATAAAACATAGCAGTTGCACTAGACCTTTTGATTTTACATACTTGTCCAGGTCGCATACATATTACCAAAGCGCATGGGTCAAATCTCGATATTTCCGGTAATTGCATCAAATTCGTAATATTATAGGTCTTCTTCATTTGTTCGACTTCGTCGTTATTCAATATAATATGTTCTGGTACATCATTACGGTCCAAAATATTATATTGTAGGCGTCTAATATTATGAATGATGACAAAAATTCCATCATGGTCATATAAATATTTTAGTTTTGATATAATTGTATCATTAGGTTCATCGTCTGTAATAATAATAAGAGTATCATTTTTTGTCAGAACCGTATCAATAGAATATAAATCTTCAATGATATCGTCTAAATTATTAGGTCGAATCTGTTTTGCAGATAAATAGAATTTGATATATATTTTTTTTTCGTTTGTTTTATGAGTAAGAAGCATATCTAATTGATGTTTGGTAAACATTGCATCGATTTCATTAGAATCAAATTCCGCGTAAGGCGTTGTATCGTATGATAATAGGTCTAATTGATGTATAAGAGTTTTTCGGGCATTGTAAAGAAACGTGATTCGGTCAATTGTGCTCGACATTTGTATATTCTATATTTAGAAAGGATGTTTTTATGTATTTTCATCCATTTCAATTCAATTTTTTGTAAGAAACAATATAGAATAGTAATGTAATACAATACAAATACACTTATGAACCTGTTAAATAATGTACCTATTGATTCTGTATGCGAAGAGATACAGGAACAACTTCAACTCAGTCTATGTAGATGTGTAAGTAATACGAAAATATATGAATATAAGAAATTGACAGAGAACTTGGATATGAAAGAATGTAAAAATATACAAAGCTACATGGATTCTTTGTATGCAACAAGAACAAAGATACATATTGTGCCGCCAATTATTAAACCGAATACCAAATATGTAATACGGTATAACGTTCGAGAACGAAGTGTTACAATGGATGAATTTGAAAAGTATTTTTCCTTGAAAACCGCGGGTAAGCCGTAAATTGTTTTCATAAGGTCTATTGATAGACCTTATGATTTTTATTGTCTCCAGACCTCTCTATCCTAATTTTTTAATCTGTAATCTTGAAAAGTCTAGTTTTCCAGAATCGCTGATGGGATTTGTATCACCACCACTTTGAATATTCTGGTTCTGATTAGCTGTAGTTACTATATCACTCGTTTGATTCATATTTTGGCCACCATCTTGACCGGTTGAGAAGTCACTACCACCTACTACTTTAATATTTATAGCAGGTACGACAGGTTGAACATTATAACCACCACCTAATAATGGCTGTAGTTGTGGAGCAACAGGATAATTTGTCTGGTCTAGCGTATTATATAATCCTGTTTGTCCGGGTAATGTTTCGGCAAATGGTGATGTATAAGCAAAATCTTCGGGTTTATAAATATCGATAGGTGTTACTATTTTGGTTGTATCTCCTGGTTCCAGACCTTCCTTTGTCGTTGCTTCAATCGTCAATACGCGGTCACCCACATTTGTAATCTTCCATAAACGTTCAGGTAACACGTCACCCCTATAATGAACCAAGTCGTCCGTTTTATATAACAGTGCTTGGTCCGATAAATCATTCAGAGATGGTGGTGTTCCATCCGGAGTGGTTGGTAAAAAATTAGCTGGTGGTGTTTCATCTGGCGTCGTCGGTAGAAAATTAGGTGGTGTTCCATCTGGCGTCGTCGGTAAATAGACAGGACTTCTCGCTGTATATGCAGGCGACGAATCATTTGATTCTTGCCCAAGTTCATCTGGACCTGGAACATAAGCTGGAGAACCTGGTTCTGTTTCAGGTGTCTTAAACGGTGTTCGTAAGCTTTCGGGCGTTCTATATACGTCTTCCTTAGCCATACCTTTCGCTATTTCTTGTTTAATCATAGCCGTTATTTTTGCCGGAGTCGCGTCTTTATCAAACAAAAGTGTTTCTATATTTCTAGAATAAGACATGTTCTCTAACTGTTGTATGTTATCTTCGGTTATAATACGCATTTGTATATTAATCGTTTCCAGTTCTTGTAATAATAATTTCAAGGAATAAGGAACATTTACCACGCTGAAATTACGTCCAAATCTGCTTACATTATCAATGTTCATATGTTTTCCATCTAAAGATGCAGTGAATCGTAAAGGACCGTCAGCCATTGGACTCATAAATAGATTTTTTGCTGGATTATATATTGCAATCAGACCTGTTGTATTACAAACAGCCATCTGATATTTATCACCGCGTTCCATCATAGATTCTCGTAAGAAATCAGTTAGACCATGTGATATAACTGCATCACGTTCCATTTCACCAATGCGTAATCCACCATCATTTGCTCTCCCTGCAACGGGCTGTTTGGTGAGAGCGGTTCTTGGACCAAGAGAGCGATAATTGATTTTATCCTTGACCATATGTTTCAAGCGCATATAATAATTAGGACCCATGAATATTTCGGCTTCGATTTGTTGTCCAGTCATTCCATTATATAAGATTTCATTACCACTAGAGTGAAATCCGACATTGGATAATATTTCACCAAATACCTTCACTTTAGAACCCTTATTATTGAATGCTGTGCTATCTGCGTATCCACCGTGACATGCAGATGCTTTTCCGATAATACATTCGACCAAGTGCCCAATCGTCATACGTGTCGGCAGTGCATGGGGATTCACAATTATATCAGGTCGAATTCCCTCTTTCGTGAAAGGCATATCTTGCTCAGGAATGACCAAGCCAACAGTTCCTTTTTGCCCTGCGCGCGAATTTCCTATGAGCATAGATGCAGTGAAATCGGTTTCGCGCATATAATATAAATGTGACGAAGGCATTTCAATACAATACACTTTTCCTTCGTAATCTATTAATTTTTCCTCATTGGAATCGTTTATTTTTTTATTAATGTATGGTTCATTTTGTTTGCGTATAATACTGATTTTATAATATCGATTTTTATGCATGATTTCGTGCGATTTACCTTTGCCATATCCCATCGTTCCTGTGCAAATATGTAGTTTATCACTAGGTTCTTCAGCTATCTTGATTATTCCAGACCAACCACAATGTACTGCTAACCTAGAGACATCATTCGCCAACTTCATGCTAATTGTTCCATATCTACTAAATCCATCTGCGTATGTATGACCGTCACCTTCCATTAATGCCTCTAATAGTATGATAGACTGGCGTTGTGATAAATTCCAAACATATTCAGGTAAAGATTTATTTAATGCACCCACGCTATGTTTCTTTAATTCATTGTATATTTCTCTGTATTTTCCTATATTTATGGCAAAATAACCATTGAAACTATCATGATAGTACTCAATGCCGAGTTTCGTTAAAATATCAATATTGAAATTTACCTTCCTTTGTTTATGAGCAGACAATACAGCAGCTCTATTATTTGTTGAACCATCTGCTATAAACATACCTAATAATTGTAACCAATCATCCATCTTGTATTTTTTTTCTCCGAGAACCATAAATTCTATATCAGGATTCATATTTTTCATCGATTTATTGAAGCGAACTGTTTTTCCCATAACATGTTCGGCTTCAATGAATTGATAGTCTTTTTTTCCTCTGCCTTTAACATACAATTTATGGTTCAATGTACAAATAACATGAACCTGTTTATTCTTTACATAATACATTTTTCCAGAATGTTCATATTCGAATTTATTTACCGGATGCTCGTAACACATATTTCCATTTTTATCTAATGTTGCAACTTTATGTAAGGATATATCAATATCTTTTATTTCAACCCAACCCAAATGAGTTAGAACCTGTTGTGTTGGTAATGCACAAGCCATTTTATCACCCAAGTTCGGAACGCGTTCTTCACGAATACGTACTTTTGCAATTCGTTTTCCTTCTTCTCCTTCAGTGATAAAGGTTTTATCCACTATTCCAAGCTGTCCTTTTTTCGTTGTTTTCGACATATCTAATTTTTGGTCAGGATTCGCGGATGAACTCGCAGTCAATCCTATTAAAATCGTTTTGTCGTTTATTTCAGTACCTTCTTTAATAATTCCATATTTATCTAATTTACTATAATCATGTCCGGGTTTTAAGCCAACCACATTTGATTCATTTTCTATATTCGCGAATACCTTATTCACGGTTACATCACCCGATTTATCTTTTTCTTCATGCGCTTCATATGTAGTATAGTAAGTGGTTCGAAATAAGCCACGTTTTAATGCACCCTCATTAATGAGAACTGCATCTTCTACATTATAACCCGTATAACACATAATTGCTACAATAGCGTTTTCGCCATAAGGATTTGATTCATTATTGATATGTTCTAAATAACGCGTTTTTACGAGTGGATTCTGACCAGATACGAGAACCACTGCGGTCTTGTCCATTCTAACTTGATGATTTGTATGATAAAGAGAACACGCTTGCTTACTTTGACCACAAGAAAACGAATTACGTGTTGCAGGATTATTCTCAGGAAAATTAATCAAATTACACATCATACCAAAAATAAAAGATTCATGTATTTCCATATGTGTAGGTTTTTTTAATATATTTTTATCCAAGTCTTCCGGATTTAGAGCTATCAATGCATTTTCGGTTTCATTCGTATCGACATAATCAATTATCGCTTTGTATTCCAAGAACTTGGCCAAAGTAGATGGTTCGGCTGCCTCACTGATACCATCATAGAGTTCCGATAATTCATACATTTTATATTGATTTGGATGAAACCCTTCGATTTTCTTTGGATTGAATCCACTAATCAATTTCGTCCATGTAAAATCGTCTTCCGCTAAAAACGTTTTCATAATATCTGAATCAAACGACATACGACCTGTTTCAGGGTCTCTATAAAAAAGTGGCCTACATACACGCCCAGCGTCAGTGTAAATATAAATCGTGTTTTGTTTTGTATCGAACGTAACACTATGATAGATGGGTAGTAGTCCATTTCGTCTGAATAATCGGATTTTATCACAAGCTCTTATGGGGTCATCGAGAACCCCCGTCCATAAGCCATTTATAATAACTTTTGTCATACGAGAAAGTATGATGGGAGTGCATTCTTCAATGAGTTTCATATTTAATTTTTCACGTAACCAGTTTATCATAGGTTGTCTAGGTGTTCCCTGACTTACATACGCGGAAATAGATAAATGTTTATGAATACCGATATTACCACCGTCAGGTGTATCGATAGGGTCGAACAATCCCCATTGTGTGCTATGTAATGCTCTAGGTCCTACCAGTTTTACACTCGCATCTAAAGGTAGATTAATTTTACGTAGATGACTTAACATGGAATTATGTGAAAGACGATTTAAATCCTGTACTATGCCTACGCGTTTTGTATGTGTCTGAGCACCCCAATTACCCTTGAATGCTTTTTTGAAACCCATTTCGACGGACCGCTCTGCGAATGCTATTCCAAAATTTTGGTCGATTAAACCATACAAGTTATTTTCATACAAACCTTTTTCATAAGTGATTTGTTCTTCCAATGTAAGATGTATCAATCTCTGTTGAATCGTATAATATTCACGAAATAAATCGGTCAATAGAGAACCTATTAGTTCTACGCGCTTAAATTTATAATTATCACGGTCGGTAGGTGGTTCGATACCGATAAAGACATTCAATAAACGGAATACAACATAACCCAAATAATAGGCTTTTTGCGTAAAATTCATCTCCCCGATATGGGGGAAGAAATAATCCGATAATATTTCCAGTGTATGCGAAACAGTTTTTCCCTTTGTAAGTGTTGCAATAAATCTGAGTGCATTTTGTTGGGTTAATATGCCACCCGCATCATGTACTGACGGTTCGAATAAATCAATCATATTTTCATATTTGTCCAAGTCTAACAAACACATAGTAATAATTTGTTTGTCACTAATAATACCTAGGGCTCGAAATACAATGAAAAGGGGAACAGGCTTACGTACATTGGGAATATTCACGACAATATTTTTGAATGTATATTTTGGTGTGGGGGCGACGATTTTTACCGATAAAGTACGAATAGGTTTTGCTACATTTTCAGAAACAGACCTTATTTCTGCTGAATATAAATAGGTTTCATCTGTGGATTCTTTGATATATAACATATTATCACCGAATTTCTCTTGCGATATGACTGTTTTTTCTTTACCATCGATAATGAAATAGCCACCAACATCGTTCATACACTCTCCCATTGTATGTCGGACTTCTTTCGGAAGTCCATGGAGAACACAAAAATCGGATTGTACCATGATAGGGAACTTTCCTAGGAAGACTTTTTCTATAATACGCGTACGTTTTTGTACATTTGGCGCAATCATGGATTCTTCAGTGACTTCGCGTAATAGTGCAGTTTGTGCTGTTGTCATTTCTGCTGGTATTTTTTTTCTACGACCACGTTGTTTTTGTGCGGCATCTTTAGGCGCACCTCCACTGATTTTTGTTAATCCTTCAATTTCTTCTTTCTCGTTTTCATTTTCATCATATCCGCCACTTATTTTTTTGGACGCAGCATCTTCTTGAGCATAGTCTTCTTTTGATTTTAATTTAAAATTCTTGAATTCTGTGTCACCGCCTTCGTCTTCATCGGATTCCGACCCACCGCCTTCAATTTCGCCTTCTTGTTCGACTAAATAGGGCATTTCTCCCTTTTCGAGAACATCGATGAATTCTATTTCTACATCATAATGTATGGTCATTCCGTAAGTCATATTACGTAATCTTGCTTCATTCGGATACATATAATGACTATTGTTATCGTCATATATGATAGGTTTTCCAAAATAGATTTTAGTACCATCTTTCCCACCGAAATACATTAGACATTTAGTACGATAATCATTGATATTATTATCATAGAGACGTTCAATCCTAACAGGATTTTTGTCCTTGAATATCTGATAAATACCATTTTTAAAGAAATCGTTATAGGACTCAATATGATGTCTTACTAAAGCTTGTGGATTATCTTCGAAATATTTGTCTATTATCTTCCATATTGTTGAATTGTCCATTCTATATACAGAATTGTATATATTGTTTATGTGATTTAGTAAAAAAATATCTTAGTATAGAATATATGTCAAACATGCTCGACGTCGTCTTTGGACCCCTCTCGCCCGAATACTGCATATGGTTTTATATCATTATGGTTATTATTTTCGTTAAACTCATCCTATTTTTGGTTAAAATGGGATATGAAGCCATATTTACTAAGAAATTCGATTTGATGTACGCATTATTGGGTGCATTAACACTTTTTGCCTTTTATTTCCAGAATCGATTGTTGTATTCCATGTGTGCAACAAAGGCCTAATGATTTTTACGTTATTTTAATAAAAATCCTTTCAACAATATAATATAAAGCTCAATGGATATTTTATATTATAGTAACTATTGTAAACATTCTCAGAAATTAGTACAAACTTTAGCAAAAGGTAATCTGACAGATAAAATCAGTTTTATTTGTATTGATAAGCGACATCACGATAAAAGAACGAATCAAACATTTGTTATATTGGAAAATGGTAGTAAAGTTATTCTGCCGCCGAATATCCATAGTGTTCCTGCTATGCTTCTAATCAATCAGAAATATCGTGTTTTATTGGGTGATGAAATTATGCAGCATTTACATCCTAAACTTAAAGAGAATAACGAAAGAGCCACGAAATTTCACGGAGAACCTATGGGATATGCTATTGATTCCTTCGGATCCGCTGGCTCGAATATTATGTCGGAGCAATATACATCTTATAGTATGTCGGCAGATGAGCTAAGTGCTAAAGGTAAAAGTAATAATCGCCCTTTGTATAATTATGTATCAGCAAATGATGATATACAATTTATTGAAACGCCATCGGATACGTATAGACCGGATAAACTATCGAATAGTGTTACGATAGATTCATTACAGCAGCAGCGTATGGATGAAATCGGTCAGATAGTTCCTAAACAACCTGCGTTTGGCCAAAGTATTTAGTGTTTTTTGGATTTTCGGTTTTTTTTGGACTTGCACTGTTTTTTTGACTTGCACTGTTTTTTAGATTTCTTTGATTTACGTTTGCCGCCTGATGTATTTGGTTGGTTTGTTGCTGGGTGTTGTTGAAAATATTTTTCCATAGTTTTGCCTGTTGTATTTGTTGATTTTTCTTGTTCTCGTGCTTTTTTTTCTTCTTCTTTTCGTTCTCTATGTTTTTCTCCTTCTAGGTAGTCTGCTATTGCCATTCTTTTTATTTCATCTTGTGACATTTCTGGTTTTGTTGTTGCTGGTGTTGGTGTTGATGAAAACGCTGATTTAAGCCATTGAATCATACCACTCATTAGTATGTGTTATATTACAATATATATATTCATTACAAAATAAAATAAATTATATTTTTCATTTTATTTTTGACGATGCATTGTTTTATTTCTACGAGAACCTTTGTTATAACGCATTCGTTTTGTTCTAGAACCACCGTTTGATTCATACAAACGTTTTTTTAAGTTTTCTTCTGTTAATAGATTGTTTGATGTTTTAAAATAACTTCCTTCTCTAAATAAAAACCCAAGGGATATTCTTTTTCCCTTTTTACAACACATATTAGTCGTTTCTTTCCAATTATTTTTAGTTAATGAAAGAATTACATTGTTACGTCTTTTGATTTGGTCATCAGTAAACTTGCTAGCGTATTCTATAAAATTACTTATGAAAGATTCTAAGCATTTTTGTTGATATGGCTTGTATATGTTTTCATAATAATCGTCAATTTTAACAAACAAATTTAGCATATTCTTGAGTGTTTCAAGTAAAATCGCTTTTTCGTTTGTAAAAAAAGGAACCACATGTGATTGTATTTTTCGGCTTTTTATAATTTTGACTAAAGCTTCTCCTTCGTCTTCTGACAATATTTTGAGTCTTTCTTTGAGTTTTTCGACAGGCGTCAAACTGTTAATTTTTTCTGCAGGTACTCGGTTACTTTCTTGCTGTGTTCCTGATGCTTCTGATGTTCCCGATGTTTTTTGTACTTGTTTTCCTGGTGCATCTGATGTTCCCGATGTTCCTGGTGCTTCTTTCCCAAAAATACTTCCCATATTATATATCCATTACAAAATAAAACCATATAAAAATAGTCCTTTTATTTTACTAAATGACCGATAAGACAACACTTCTACGTGCATTTAATACGCACTTTTTCGATTTTTTAACTGATATTATTAGTATTACACAGAACAATCATGAGATTTGTGTAGCCAAAACATCATTTGAAACGATTAAACGTGCAAATCCAACAATTATTCTAAAAGTATGGTATAAATTCGTTTATATGCAATATAAAGAAGTCATTGAGAAAGGTGATATTACGTTCTTTTTTGAAAAAGATTACGGGAGTGATTTGGCTACACTCCATAATGCAGACGAAATCATGAAAACGATTGATAAAATCAGACAACCAATTAAAGAAATGAGCGACGAGAACAAGGCACATTCCGCGAAATATATTCAAAATCTAAGTAAATTATCGATGAGTTATATCGATTTATGCCCTTGAAAATGAAGATAGATAAGCGGTCGATAACATACCAATCTGCTCCATCGGCTCCTTTTTTTGAAAAAAATCCTTCACGATATTCTTCGTAATAACTATACGCATTCCATTTGAAAGTCCCTGAACATAAATACCATAATGTATTTTATATACAAAATCTCGATATTTCAAAGGAATATCGGTCCAGTCGATTTCTTTTTTAACGAAATACTCTATATAATAATGGTGCGTTTTATTAATATATTCGTCGTATTGTTCTTTTATGAGATGAAAAGTACGTCTCTGTTTTGGAAAATAACTAAGATATTCATATACCTTATTTATTCTACGAAAACACAGATATTGATACTGTATAGTGGGTTTTATTTTATTACATTTCTTTTCCATAATATATTCAGGATGATACCACTTTGCTCTGTGTCCCGTTTCATAATTTATTAGCATATATCCGTTTTCTATATTCGTCTCGTCTAATCTACTACACTCTTTTGGAAATGAAATGATATTATGTGCGCCTTCGAATACTTTCCAGTTTTTATAAATACTACTTGGAAGTAATAAAACGTTCAAATGTTGAATATTATATACCGCTACTAATGTCAAACGTGGCTCAGACGTAACATTCATTACAAATGAATATGAACACCATTTTGGTAACAAACTAATTATCGGATTGTCATTTAATGTTTTATCTGGATTTCCAGCTAGTGCTTGTATAAACATATCATAGAAGGTCAGCTCACTACAATTGTATTTTTGCCCATATTTACAACCGACAGCAGATTTCGTGGCTAATTCCCACGATTTGATACGATTATCGTAAAAAAGATTTATCATAATACCTTCGACAATTTCACTTATCACAGTTCCATTCGTTTTTTCGAAAATATAATAAGATATCGATTTTGCGGGAGAAAAACATAATACTTGTTTCTCTGGATAAGAACAGATGACTGACCTATACATACCCGATTCGGCGTCATTAAAACAAATATATTTTTTATCGTAGTTTAGAATGGAATAATGTGTTTTTGTAGTTGCATAGATTTTCTGATTGATTTTACTATTTCGATGATGTATATTAGGGTCAATCATATAATTATGTATTTGACTACTTTCGAATAATGATGTCATTTCTATAATAATATGATAATAGCCTTTATTTGTCTTTTGGTGGATAAATATATTTATTGTCTTCTATTCCCATAATGTTTTCGATTACATCATTTGTTTCAAATTTATCGGGGTTTTGTTTGATAACAGTTTTCGTTTTTTCGAATAAACTCGGTACTATTGGACCAATAGTTTCATATAACTCGTCCGCCCAATCACAAGACATAACAATAGGATTACTGAAAACATCGAATTCAAACACTAAATTAAATATTGGTTCTCTATGCATACCATAATAAGAATTTATCGTTTTCTCTTTTAATCTCCCAATAATCTCTTTCGATTTTGGGTGAGCATAAATTTTGCCGATTTCTATATCACGCACTAAAACCGGCTTAGAATTCGCCATTATGTATAATTAGTATATAATAATATTCGTTATTTTCTTCAATTTTTCGATAACTGTACGATAAAAATATAATTTAGAGACAAATTAAATACTATAGTAATATAAATGAGTGAAGAGGAAGAATTACCTGAAATATTAAGTGAAAAAGAGTTGGTAGAAACATCTTTGGAAAATCCGTCCAAAAAACCATCCAAGGATAATGAAAATAGTAGTATAGCATTAGAGCTTGGTGATATCATAGAAATCATTGCACCAAATAATCAAGAAGTTCATGAAATTACCGGCTTAATTTACTATATTGACCAAACACATATTAATATTATTTGTGTATCTACGTCGAAGCGATATATTTTGAGATTAGATGGTGCTGGAAGATTAACTGATGAATCCATAGAGCAGATTTATTTATTGAGTCGTAGTGATGAAAAAGGCTATGCTAGGCAAAATAATTTGTTAGTCGGGACATGGATAAATATCGAATTTGGAGGTGAAATTCCGGTCATTATTACTGGTCAAATCACGAATTTAGAAGAAGATATGATTGAAGTAACCACTTTCCCAGAACTTCGAACAATCTATATTGACTTCGGTTACAAAGGAATCCCTGAAAATATTCCCATTATTTCTATCTTGATTCGAGAAAAACCGGCATCGCTTGGTCCTATCAAATCACTCACAACACTCAAAGAAGAGGGAGAACTCGACCAAGAAAACGCTGATAGACCCCTAGCATCCATAGAATATACAGAAACAGGTGAATCGATTATTTCTATTCCAGAGGGTTCTGTTCCCGATGAAAATGTACGTCAAAATTTACATCGAATGTACGTAGATGCAAATACTATCATTTTTGGTGAAAGATTGGGTACTATTGCACATCAAGTCGAAATACCAGAAAACGAAAGACGATATGGTATCGAATCCCAAGTCAATGATATGATGGACGAACTTTTAGCAACAATACCCAATAGTCAGCGCACGAAACAGGTTCTCGATAATATTCATAGACTGATAGAACGTTTTAAGGAGTTGAGAACCTTGTTTTCCAAATTCGATACAGCAAATAATGTGATAGATGTTAAGACATCAGGTGCCTACTATAAACCATTGGTGGAACATATTGAGAGTATGGACCGAAATTTAAAATGGTTACTACCTGTAGTCTCGCTTCGTAGAAAGTTATACGGAGTGGATGGAGCGGAACCTGAAACACCCGACACAGCATATACTAAATTAACCGACTCATTAAGAGAAATAGAAGCATTACAAGATAAAACATCCCAGGAGGACTACGATACTGTTGAGTATATAACACAAGAATTTATGCGACCATTTGATAACCCCTCTAATATAGAATCAAATTGTTTAGCTAGCTTACCCGTCAATACAAATATAGATTCCATAGTTGATAATTTAGAAAACTTTTATAGTACGGTAGTAGCGAATAATAATGTAATAAAACGACAATTCGTTATACAGCGATATAATTTGGCTACGAGTAAGCTCTCAGAACAAATATCGAAATCCGGAAAAAGCAACTATATCCGAGAACCGATAGGTAGAAATGATACAATGTGTGTTAAATCGCTTATTATGTTGCCTTATCCTATTGTCAAGTTCTCTACTATCGATTTACCCACTACTAATATGTTGGTGAAATCAACCGTTCATCAGAATTTCTTCCTTTTACATAAACTTTTAAGAAAAAACGTGGAAATTATACCGCATATTATCGATGATTTGTCAAAAGAGTTCGATTTTGAAACGTTAGAACAAGAAACAGGTGTTCATTTTTTAACGGGAATACACGAGTTTATTTTAGACAAAGATATGCCTGACCAAGAACAATTCGACACCAACGAAAAATTCAAGAAATTCTTAGAAACAATTATTCCGAAAACACGTGTTCTCATTCGCCTAGTCCGTAAATATATCAAAGATAAGATTTCTTTTTTAGATGTCGTACAACACCTAGAGCCCTTCGCAGTATATTCATCGGATATTACATGGAAGCAATATTTGGAAATCCGCTATTTTATCAAAGAGCGTATGGCTGAATTAAAAAAAACCGTCAAAATACGCGGTGATGAGTTCTCGATTTTGAAAACGACGAAATATGATATTCGTGAAAAGCCGAATTCTATTTTAAGATTACTGTCGGAAAATTCTGGGTTCTCGGAATTATTCTTTCAAACATACCAATTCTTGGAAAAAGATAAAATTACGACTTCCATGTCTTCACAAGAAATTTTGAATCGTATATTTAAAACGGATAATGGACAATTATATACAAATATTATTACATCGATTCTTATTTCATTGATGACGCCATCTAATTTGGTAGATGAACTGGCCGGACCCCAATTGGATGATTTGACAGATACTGAAAAAATCAAACCAACAGATTGTACAAAACGATTTTTGGCGAAAAAATATACATCTATGAAAGCCCTTCAGAAAGATAATAACGAAGAAGAGGTTTATTACGATAGAGAGTTTGACGATACACCTTATAAAATTCTTGATAAATACAAGAAGGAAAAGAAGGAAATGGCACCGGAACTGTTTTTGGAATTCTTGGAACAGAGTCTCATAAAAAAACACGACTGCCCACCAGATGCAGCTAATAATCTTGCGAAAACACTCATTGCCAATAAAAAACAAGTACAACATGGTGAATACGCCATGCTAGAAATACGTCCAACTTTACCGGAAAACACGGATGAATCATCGCTTTCTCAGCGAGAAAAGGAAAGTATCGAAATGGAAGCGGATGTTCGTAAAAAAATACAATACTATAAACGTACTCGAAATATATGGTTATTAGACGACTCTATTACAGATGAAACATTTATCGATAACAACACTCTTTTTTGTAATATTAGTTCTTCTTGTTTAAAAAATCAAGAGAATAAGCAGTGTGAATCTGTTGTAGATGCAGAACAACGTATAAAAGAAATCACAAAAAAACGGATGTTGGGCGAGTTCGACCGTCGTTATGAAGTCAGTGTAGATGAACTCGAAACCAAGCTAAAAAATAATATATCCTATCACTTGAAAACATTACGTAAAACACAATTATTAAAAGAAATACTACAGAATAAAGCGAATTATTTGGCATTCGAATTGGGTAGTTTGGCAGATACAACAGAGCTGGCTACATCCCCCTTTGTAAAATTACGAGATATGATATTAGGACAAGACGATTTTGCAGCAAAACAAGCAAACATATGTTTATTCGTCCAGAAGTTTTGTAGAGAACCGCTCGTAGAACAAGAAGAAGAAATCCAAGAATGGAAATACTGTAAAGAAACGAATATGAAACTTTTTCCTGCATCTTTATTCAGATTGGCAGAAGCATTCTGTTTAGGTAGTGATTATCAGAGAACATTGGATGAAGTTTGTGCTGATGTCGGTGTTTTAAGCGAAGACGGTGATTGTATTGTGGATAAATTCAGCGGATTTGTTTTAAGAAAGCGAGAATTCAGTACGGATGAAGGATTCGACGAAGCTGGAAGACATATTACTACACATGATATCATGGTGAAGGATTTGGGTACAGTTATGATGGAAGCCATAGGTAAAAAAGAAAAACCAGTTTTTGAAGACCCTACTGTTTCGGCTATTTATAATGTGTTTTCAACACTATGTGTTAATATTAGTATTCCAGTATCTAGTGGAATAGACCAATTTGTAGTGCGTATAGCAAATCAACTTATAGAAAAAAACATTTGGTCTGAAGAAGTATATCATAAGAAATCGAAGGATAACGAGAAAAAAACCGGAAAACCTTTCAAGGATACGTATGTAGATTATAAGAATGAAGGTATTATTAGTATCACAACGAGTGTTTTATTAGTCGCTATTCAAACAGCTATACCATCTTTCCAAGCAAAAAAGACGTTTCCCGGTTGTGTAAAATCGTTTAGTGGTTACCCTTTACAGGGTGGAGTAGAAGACATGACTGGAATAAAATACATGGTTTGTGTATTGAATAAAACAAAGAGTTCTATTGCACCATGGCATTCTATACAAAAATACAAGGTTGAGACCTTACAAACTAGGATACGCACTATTATTGAAAAACAAATTATGACACGGGATGACATTAACGATTTATATGTAAAAAAACGCGAATTTATGTTATTACAGCCTGATTTGGTAGCACCGGAAGAACAAAGTATCCAAAAATGGCGAAATTTCTTACCGCCAGTTGTTCAAGTAGATGTAGCCAAAACAATATCTAATATGGCGTCTGGATTTTCCAAAGAGTTAATGACAGCAGCTCGCGATGGAAAGAATACACAGTTCGAACTATTAGCTTCATTAAAAGGTAAAATTATAAGATTCGGATATGCGATTATTGAGGCTATTAATGATATCGTAGAGTCGAAAGACCTTCTTTTGAAAACATCAACAGGTGTTCCCTTCATTGAAAATGGTTGTTGTAATGAAACGCGTATGGTAAATCCAATATTATATTTTAACGAAACAAATCCGAGTATTTTACACTATATCATTCAAGTGATACATATGATGAAAGATATGAAACAAATACAAATGGCGACAAATTCTTGCCTACTTTATCATGATGCGAATACTCGCTTACATAATCCTGCAACACCATCTGGTTACATAGAAGACGATATTTATGCAGCCGTTATCCACTACTGTAATTTCGATAGTACATTGCCTGTTCCTGAAGAATATAAATTAGTATGTAATGAAAAACCCGAAAACTATCACGTAGATTGGTCATTGTTAGAAAAAATAGAATTTCTAAAAAGAAACGGAAAACCATATGATTTGGACCATCTTAACCAATTGATGACATTCGTCCGCCGAAAAAATATAGTAGAAATAGAAAAACCTACTACAATTTCTCAGGTAACTATTTTCAAAGAAATCATAGAAAAACTAAATATAGCTGATTCAAAAGTAATTGATATGAAACTACGAGATTATTTAAATGCATTAATAGATACATATGAACCGAATAAAATGATGGATAATGCTTCGAAAGAATTACAGGATGTAAAACGTCATTTGAATGGAGCAAATAAAAATATGAAAATAGAAATTATGAATTTTTTCAAACGTTATGGTAATTTATCTACAACAGAATTCGATGATGTACAACTCTTTTTATCATCTTTACAGATTTGGGCAAATGATACGGAGTCTTATACAATTACACAGTTTATCCTGAATTCCGTTCAAAATATGGCTAGAGCATACCCCGCATTATTAACCAGTAAAGGTGATATTCATTGGGAATTCTCTAAGAAAGTTCCGAAACATTGGGATTTATCGAAAGAACATACTGGCGACATTGCCGCTTTTTTGAAAAAATATTATACCGAAATTCAGCGTTTTTCAGGTGATAAAAGTATTACATTATTACTTATGTCAGTACATTTAAAACTCATCGATTTGAATCTATTTTTACAAAATATTCCTATGCAAACCGAAATCGTGAAGGAAGTTCTCATAGACGATAAAATAGAAAAAGTTTCGTTCCATGGATTGTTTGATAAAGAATCTATTTATATGCTCTACACCTATTGTTTTTACTCTTGTATATTTGAATATATTTCTTGTGCATTAGACCCATCACTCATACAAATGGATATTGAAGAAAAGAAATCGGAAAAACGTAGAAAAATAAGTAGTTTGTCGGAAGAATCAGAACAGCTTACTACGTTACATAGTAGCTCTGGAATAGATGATGAAGACGACTATGATGCCGAATTACGAGAAATCGATATCCGTGCGGGTAATACATTAGAATTGAAAGAACGAGTTTCTTCGCTATTAATTACGTTTTTGAATTTAGAAAAGGAGAACAAATCCACGATTAATTTCTCTTACAATGATATTATAAAACGTGTATCAAGGTCAAAACAGAAGGAGAAAGACGATATCATTGGTAAATTAACGAAGATGGATAAAGAAGAACGAAAGGTAGAAGACATGATGAAGAACTTTAGATTGGGTCGATGGAACGTTGGACAACAACGTGGTTTGTTTGCTTATGACCCAGATACTTATGATAGAGAAAGAGATGAAATGATGACTCGTGTAATGAACGATATGAATGAGGGGTCGGCTGATATAGTAGATGAAGATTTGATGGAAATTTATGATTTAGATGCATTCGCGAAAAACCAGTTAGCCCAAGAAGATATAGAAGAAGCGAACCAACTATTGATGGGTATAGGAAATAATTTTATGGATGGTGAATATTATGAAGAAGACCAATTGGATGCCGAAGATTACTTATAGTTACATCTGTACCTTCTTTATTGTCTTTTGGTGGATAAATATATTTATCCACCAAAATCATATGGGTCAGAGGTTGATAACCGAAGGTTAGCCATTTGGCTACGAATCTACCGATAGACCTTATTTTAGCAGGTTTTCTAAACCAAAAAAGTATAATTGTATAATAAAAAGGAAAAAATAAATTCATGGACAAAGGATTTGTAAGATATCATAAATTAAGTATTGCTATTTTACTATTTTTAGTGGCATTTGCCATAGTACATGTAACCAAACCCGGATTTTTATACAATAAGGAAGGTGGTTTTAGACCCTTTGGACTCGGATATAGACATAAAACCGTCATTCCAATATGGTTAATCGCAATTATTCTCGCTATATTATCTTATTTAGTAGTTCTTTATTATTTAGCGTATATGTAACCCTTTGAAAAATACAATAAAAATATATATGTTACTGTATTTTTTACCATGGATTTCCCAAGATTAATCGACTACTCTACTAGAAATTATCTCTATCAAACATTAAGTAATTGTCATGAATACAGGGTGAATCTTTATTATTATGCTCTTAATATTGGTGTTTTCGCGCTATTTGTATTGATTGTTTCGGCTATTTTATATCATTGTTATAAGAACAAATTGACGGATTATGAACGAGAACAACGTAATTTACGAGACCAAGATTATATTTTATCAAAAATCCGGTTTTATCAGGTTCAGAGTAAAGCAACCCAAGATGGTAAAATGTCAGGGATTACGAATTTACCATACACCGAAGATTATACAAGTTCTCGATAACAAACAAAATATATCTTTAGACTCTATATGAATATTATAGAACAACAACGCGAAGATATTATAACCGAAAATAATAGTGCTCAAGAGTCGCTGATTCATATTTTAGAAACAGGAAATCGAACTACTCAGCTTCTAAGAATACGCGAATCAGTATATGGAGACCTAGATTTTTCGATATTACCAGAATATGGTTATGAGAACGTAACTCATATCATTATTGAGAAAGGTGGGATTACTAGTATTACAGGATTACCCAAAAGTCTCGTGTCTTTTATTTGTCCGGCAAACTTAATTATTGAACTTACAAATTTACCTATTCATTTAAATCATATTGATGTAAGAAACAATTATATCAAATCAATATCTTTGGGAAATTTAGTACAGTTAGAAACAATAAATCTATCACATAATAAACTGAAATCCTTGGAAAATTTACCCAAAACTATAAAGGAACTCATATGTGACCATAATATTTTACCCAAATTAGATTTACGAGGAATGGACTCAATTTCGAAATTGATAGTTTCGAACAATCCAATCACCCTAATCGAGAACCTTCCCGAAGGAGGTATTTACGATTTACAAATGACAAATTGTCCTAGTGTTGAATTTAGAAATTCACCAAATATATCCTTGGATGATAATACTGAAATAATTGATGAACATAATAGAAAAAAAGACTATAATGAAGCCTTACATTATTATTTTAAAATCAAAAAAGACTATGAAGATAAATTACATGAACAGCGAAAAAAGGTCTTTCAAAATGAACCCAATAAAAAAATTGCGAAACGATTACTACAAGGAATAAGACCCAAGTGTATCAATTGTAAGCAAGATGGTGGAACGATTTTTTCACAAGGTAAAGTGGAAGAACGATACACAGCGAAGTGTGGTAATCAAGCCACTCCATGTAAATTGGATATTTCTATTTATGCAGGCGCTTCCACCAATATCGAAGATACGATGGTATTATTCAAAGAAGAAGTAGATGATATCAAAGATACAATTATTCGACAAAAGTTAGATACTTTATTCAATTATGTTACAGAAGATAAGTCGATAGACCTGTTCAAAAAACAAATGCAGGCATTCAATGAGAACATGGAACTCTATAATCGATTTCTCAATGAATATAACGATATTCATAACAATAAAGAAAAACAGACCGCTATTCGCGAAAAGACAGTTGATATATATAGAATGATTGAACAAAATCGAGAACTTATAAATCGTTATGTTGTTGAAGGAAATCAAGAGATTTTGGTGGCAGCTGTAACCGAACAATTGAAAGAAATTTTACCCGAAATACGTAAATTAACTTCTATGAAATACGAGGTGATGGAAGTTATCGATAAAAAAGATTTTATCCATTATAAGTATCCTGTGAATATCAACCGCTTGAATACAATTGTTGGTGAAAAACCTAGGGTCATCAAGGTCTATCGGTAGATTCGTAGCCAAACGGCTACAAATCGACCTCTGACCCATATACTTTTAGTGGATAAATACATTTATCCACTAAAAGACATCAAGTTTAGTAAATAGACCATATACGCATGTTATTATATCTAATTAGGCACTATCGCGACAACAAACGTAGAAACATCATCATAATCTGATTTTTTTGTCCATTTCATTTTTGGATATTTAACGTCGGGTCTTTGTAGATAAACCGGGTGCCATTCTTGACGCCATCGTTCTTCAGCAAATCGTAATATATCAGCCCAATCCATCTTCAATACAGTTTGAAGTTCGGCATCATCGTTATGAATCAGTATGTCTCCAACTCCGTCACTGAATGCAACGACACGATATTCTTGTCCAGATTCTATCTCTATCGTTACTGTTTGTGGCTCTAATCCTGTGACGTTATCATGACCGAGTGCTTGAGTCAATGCTAGTTGCTTACTATAAGGCGGGAAGACAACATAATGCGCAGGAACTTGACACATACTATCTGTTGATAATACTCTACTAGATGAACTAGGTTGGGCATGAATACCAGAATCCAATTTATGTAAGCGAGCTCGTTCAGCTTCATTATCCCATTTATGTAATGTATTTCTCCAAATAATCGCATCATTTTTTGTTACGAAAACGAATGAGTCTCCCACACTGTCTATTGTGATTCTATTTTTGTATATTTTAGTAAGAATGGCTGTACATCCAGACGACTCTCTATATAATTTATGTTGGCATAGCTCTTCTTGTAAGACTTTTAATGACTCTTTTTTATTTATAAATAATACAGGATTCGCAAAATCGGCAGATATCAATGCGAACTTCTCACGCACTATATTAATGATAGTGTCTGTACCATGACCATCGGCTTCAAATGCCCAGTCAAATGGTTCGTTCGTCTCAGCATCAATACCTTTACCTGCCGCTGTAAAGTCCTGTTCCTTGTTCATTTGAATGACACCGTGTTTAATGGTAACCGTATGCGAAGGCATGTCGGCTTCATCAACTGCTAATTGGAACACGGTTTCTAATTCTTGTGACATTTTAAATCGCGAGTTTTGTTATATTCTTTCCACTAGGGAGTGCTTTCCATTTTTTCATAAAAAAGTTTTCAATTTTTTATGAAAATTATTATAGCTCTTAGGGTCTATCGGTGGATAATATTTATTAGCCATTTGGCTAACCTTCGGTTATCGACAGGAGACCCATATGCTTTGATAAGGAACGGAAAGAATGAAAGGAACGGAAAGAATGAAAGGAACGAAGGATAAATACATTTATCCACCAAAAGACATTAGCATTTATTATAATTAGAAATACCATCCCACATAATACCCATTTGATTCGCCCATGCTTTTTGACTACATTGTGCAGATAATCCCCCCGCTGTCCATCCTGCATCTGTAAAATTAATAGAATTAGTAGTGATATTTAATCCATATGTAGTCTTATTATTCGCGATTAACTTACCATTACTATCATATAATTTACCAGCATTTACACTATTCGCTGCAGGTATCAAACATGAACTACTATCACTAGCAACTGTCCATGTATCTGGACAAGTGGCTGAGTGTGGCGGATATGCAACCTTACCTTTATAATAGGTCATATTAATTCCAATATAAGTTAAAATAAGAATAAGTATGATTATTGCGACAGACGAAACAATAATATAAAAAATATCCATAGTATAATCTATCATTATAAAATTTTACGCTAAAGAATTATTTAGTAGGTTCTCGATGATACATTTATTTCTTCAGAAAGAATATACAAAATAAAAATAAGAATTATGTCATCGGCTAATTTTGACCCAAATAGTATAAGTAATTATTCATCTAGAATATTGGATAGCGATAGATATAATGGTAGAGTCAATATTGTAGAACAACCACCATCCGACATTCTTTTCAAAATGCAAGAAAAGATTGCTATAAAAAATAAAACTACCGAATATAGGGAGGCATTGGCTGGAACTTGGGAAGACAATGTTCTCGCACAAGTATATTTTTCCGCTGAAAATATTCAGATTGTACAAAATGGCTTACGTGCAAACGTATATAAAATGTCTGGTGATAAATTCGTTATTGCACCACAGAATATTGATACTTTAAAGGTTATTATGCGTAGTATTTATATGCAATATGCAGAGCACTATAAGAATGATATTACCGGTCAAGTTGAACGCTTAAATAAACTGGTTCTCGATTATGCCGTTCCAACAGTATATAATGAAGCTATGGGATATTTAAAATACTGTCAAGACCAAAGTACGTTAGTCGTTCCTTTAGAATTACCGCGTCATCATGACCGTGAATATAAACAATTGGAATTAAAAAAATGGGTATAAGGTCTATCGGTAGATAATATTTATTAGACAAGTGGCTAATAAATATTATCGACCTCTGACCCATATGCTTTTGGTGGATAAAAATATATTTATCCACCAAAAGACAATAAATATGATTTCATAACTATATGACTCCATTTATTTCTTCTTGGTAATCTTCATCACTTTTACTGGCGGTTTGGAAACACCACCTAATTGAATTGTTTCGCGCTTTGCCTTATATTTGGTATATTCGCTATCTAATATATCTAATTCTTCTAACCACATTTGTTCAACAGTCTTACGCTTTAGTGCAGCAAGGTCGAGCTCCATTTTCTCCTTTTCCTTCATAATGGATTGAACATGCTCTTCTGTAACCGAATCCATGGGCATTTTTACCAAATATTTAAAATGTTCATCGCCGTCTAATTGATTGAATGAAAGTCCCGTAAGTAGGTCATGTACTTGTACAGCGGTCTTACGTCTCAAATCAACTGTACCATCAAGTGTGAGCATAATATATCTTGCTCTGTTCGATAATTTAACAAGCTGTTTCTCCATATCAGCTATCAAACTCGCCTTACGTTTCTCATACATATTGATTCTGACACCATAAAAGTCATCAATGATTTCTTCGACGGTCGCATATTTATGTAATTTACAATCGGCATCAAACATATGCATATTCGTAGTACTGACAGTTGTAAATAATTTCAATAGCTTTTCGACGCCATTACAACCATTGGAATCACTGGTCTCTTCCAGAGTCTTCAATACTCCTTTGGGAAATTGTATAGTAAAATCGATATTTACTTCTGTGCATACAGATGTAAAATCCTTGATTTGGGGTGCGATTTTCTTACCGGACTTATCCGTCTGCGAACCATCCATCAATGTTTCCAAGAATGTGGTATAAGGCATAGTCCATGTTCCTACAGGTAGTTCTGTTATACGAATCTTATCTTCACCTATCGTTTGATAGCAACCCTTGATTAGGAATTTCTGTTCGGCTATTTTTCTGACTGTTCCTTTGAAGCCTTCATAGTAAGGAATGAATTCTTGAGTCGCTGCTGAACTAGCGGATAATTTCTGTTTCAAATATTCTATAATAGTTTTAGGGTGATAAGGTTCAATGCTACACGAGAATCCTGTGCCAATTCCGGAGATACCATTCAACAGAGCAAATGGTAAAATTGGAACATAATACTCGGGTTCGACGATTGTTCCATCATCGTCTTTATAACTCAATACAGCATCATCTGCCTCTGGGAAGATAAGCCTGGTTATGGGATTTAGATGGGTAAATATATATCTTTCCGAAGCACTATCATCTCCACCTTGTAATCGTGTGCCAAATTGTCCAATCGGTTCGAGTAAATTAATATTGTTTGAACCAACGAAATTCTGTGCCATATTCACAATCGCACCGTTCAAACTGGCTTCGCCATGATGATAAGCACTATGTTCAGAAACATAGCCAGAGAATTGTGCAACTTTGATTTCACTTGTGAGCTTACGTTTAAACGCACTGAATAAGATTTTTCGTAATGATATTTTGAGTCCATCCACCATATTCGGTATAGACCTAGCACAATCGTATGTACTAAAATGAATGAGTTCTTTATCTATGAATGTTTCGTAAGGAACGGTTGGACAACTTGTATCCAGATACGCAGTCTTATCATAATTCTCGAGCCATGTTTTACGGTCATCTGGACGCTTTTTATTGAAGACTTTATCGATAGTATCATCACTCACTTGACCAATATGTACAAAATCGACGATTTTCTTATTTGCAAAATACTCTTTAAACTCGGCTGAAGTCGATGTACCCAAGCCCTTGAAATATTTGATGGTCCAACTTTGAAGGGCATGTGGTGTCATGGATTCTTTCCATGTTAAGTATTCACCATCATTATAAAACAACTTGGTTTGTGCTCCCTTCTTCGCTCTTAATATAGGCGTGTTCATGAACGATAGGAAACCGGGAATCTTCACTAGACTTTGCCATTCGCTATGAAACAGGTTAATACACAAACCCTTGATATGATGTCCATCTAAATCTGCATCCGTCATAATCATGATTTTTCCATAACGAAGATGTTGATTTACGTCTTGAATACTTGTATATGTACGACCGCTTTCTAAACCCAATATTTTTTTAATATCACTAATTTCTTTATTTTCTGTGATTTTTTTCACTTGTTCGCCACGAACATTCAATAGTTTTCCTTTCAATGGGTAAATACCAATAATGTTACGGTCATTACTAGACAAGCCCGAAACAATACCAGATAAAGCCGACAATCCCTCACACAAAATCAAAATACAATCCTTTGATTGTGCTGTGCCACTAAAATTGGCATCAATGAAATTCGCAATACCACGAACAGTTTTAGTCTTAGAGCCATCCGTTTTCTTGGCGAGCTTATTTTCTTTGGCTTCGATAAGCGAACAAGCCACATCCATGACACCCATCTTCGCAACCTTTTCTATAAATGCATCACTCACAGTACATGATGAGCCAAATTTACTGGAAGGCGTATTCATACAATCCTTGGTTTGACTATCAAATGCAGGGTTTTCGATGTCACAACGCAAGAACAAAATCAGTTGTTCTTTGATTGCAGCAGCATTGACCTTGATTTTTTTCTTCTTTTCGATATAGTCGCATAGTTTTCTAACGATTTGACCCATAATATAATCAACATGCTTACCGCCCTTGAAAGTACAGATACCATTGACGAACGATACCTGCATAAATTCGTGATTAGGAGAGAGTGCAACAGCATACTCCCATCGTTCATCACTTTGCTCATAGATACGCTTCGAATCAGCATTCGACTTAGGCCCAATATACAAGTCGATATATTGTTGGAAATTTTTCACTGGAATAGTTGTGCCATTATAAATCACCTTGATTTTTTTAATGGAATGGTCAGTGACTGCCCCAATATCATATACGCGCTTTTTAAGCAAGGCTAACATATCAGGAGTAAGACCGTTACATCCTAGTCGTCTATAATCAGGTTTGAATGAAACCTTGGTATAGGACTTTGTATTGGCACCGACTTTCGTGATTATTGGTGGGCAAATCTCATCCAAGTTTCTCTTGAATTCTTGTACATATTTCAGGCCACGTACATGGTCAATTGTTTCAATACGACCATATTCAGACCAAATCAATACCAATTTAAAACCGAAACCATTTTTTCCACCCACAATCTTTTTCTCAGTTTTATCATAATTGGTTGATGTACGTAGCTGACCGAATACGAGTTCTGGAATCCAAACATCATATTCTGGATGTTTTGCCACATCAATACCATTACCATCATTGGTCATCGTAATGGTCCCGTCCTCTTCGACCGTGGTTTCAATATAGGTAACGAAATTTTTATTTAACATAGTAGATTGAATCATACGTACAACATGGTCACGGCAATTGACAATTCCTTCATCGAATAGTTTGTATAAGCCGGGTACATATTCGATTTCGCGCTGCGTAATACGGCCATTCGTCCCGGCCGCATCATCAAAGACCCACATTTGTGCATCGATATTCTCAACAGAACCGATATAGGTATCGGGATTATCGAGAATATGTTGCTTGTCGGTTTTGCGCTGGTATTGTTTAGCAAGGTCTTGTTGGAGTACGTTTGACATGTTAATTTATAATAAAATAATACGAATTATGGTTAGTTTTAAAAAATGCTTATAAAGTTCAATTTTTTATGACGATAATAATATATAATGTCGTCACAAAATGCGCCAAAAGATATCATAAAATATTGTATGACATTTTCATCCTGCTCTAATAAAGGATATAATAATTTAGCAACTTCTGGAAATGACCCGAATGTTTCGAAATCTGTGAGATATGGACAATACGTTAAAACCGCGAGAACCTATAATGTACCTGTGAAAAAATTTTTTGATATTAGTAATGGACATGTAACGAAAAATCAGACATTGGCACAGGCCTATGGTTTAGGAGTAAGATTTATATAAGGTCTATTGTTCGATAATATTTTTCTCATATAACTATATACTTTCATTATGTCTGAATTTAAACAAGTTGTTGGTTCTCGCGCTCAAGTTTGGAATGGAACCGCCAAACATACAAGCGGCGGTCTCACAAAAAAACATCTTATGATGAATAAATGGGGTCGTATTGTTTCGCGTAAGAAACACAATACTGCCAAAAAACAAAAACGTTTAGAAAAAGCTGGTTATTTCGCTGAAAAAGGTAAATTCGGTGTTGTAAAGAAAGAACCTACCGGTAAGAAAAACAAGACCATGAAGAAGAGAAAATAGAATAATTTTTTATAATTGTATAATATATAATTATGAAAAGACCTGAGCGTAGTCCGATAGACGGAACTTATACAGTAAAGGGGAAAAAATATAAAGAATTGTTTGGTTCTCGAGAACAAGTATGGAATGGAACTGCATACAAAACCGAAGGTTGTCTTACCAAAGACCAATTACATATGAATGATAAAGGGCGTATAGTAAGTGCTTTAAAATTTAAGACGGCAAAGAAAGAAATGCGTCTTCAGAAATATGGATATCATGCGAAAAAAGGTAAATTCGGTTATGTAAAAAAGACTGCCAAGAAATTCGATAAAAAGTTATTGTTGAGTAAAAAATATGGCGGCAAGAATGCTGTAGTAGAAAACGAAGAAGACGACGATGAATAGATTTTATTATATTCTACTACAATAAAATTTATATTAATGTCTATCAGTAGATTCGTAGCCAAATGGCTAACCTTCGGTTATCAACCTCTGACCCATATGCTTTGAAAAAGAATGAAAGGAACGAAGGATAAATACATTTATCGACTGAAAACATATAGAGAAATCCACCTTTTTGTAGCCATTTGGCTAATCTTCGATTATCGACACGGATATACCTTAATAATATAACGTCAAATTTGTTACAGATGCTGTAAGAGTATTAGAAGTACTAACATTTGTAACTAATAACATATAACTTGAATATGAAGTGGTATTGCTTGATGTACTATAATTGGTAATACTTGTTGGATTTTGTCCGGTTCGACTATCGATATAAGTCCATGTTGCGGTCGACCTAAAATAGGCATTGCTAATAAGCGTGACACTTTGACCATTTGTATCATCATTGCTACCTGCAAGAACCCATCTGGTAGGAATGCCGTCTCCAGCAAGGAGCGAATAACTATTTAATACAAAAGAATAAGGCGCAGTAATCGTGAACCATTCTCCAGTATAATTAATTCCACTAATAGAAGCTGTAAAATTAGCTGATGTACCACTACTATTATAATTGGTTCTACTTTGAAAATAATAATACTTAATTGGTACAAGACTAGTGGCAACACCAGAATATGTAGTCACTCCATTGAACGCTAAATGACTGCCATATCTGTCTCCTCTTCCAACATAAGCTGTACTTTCATTACTCCAATAAGTCCCATTCATTGCACTATTAGATTGTCCGGTCACGATCCAATTATGTGTGGGAGCAGCGTTATATGTGTATCCTGAATAATTAGGAATAGCGCTTGTAGCAGTCATTGTAATGCTATTTGACGCGGTCGATGCAGACGATGAACCCGCATCATTTTTTGCAGTCACACTAAATGTATAAGTAGTGCCCAGCGCTAACCCGGTGAATGTATAACTAGTAGATGTAGTATTTTGTGTAGTAGTTGCTGGATTACTTATAATGTCATATGACGTAACAGTGCCGGATGGTGCAGAAAATGAAATGGATGCAGTACTCGCTGTTAACGCGGTAACTGATGTAATAGTAGGTGCTGATGGAACCGATGTTGTAATACTGTTTGAAACAGTGGATGGCGATGATGTTCCTATCTGATTTGTCGCGGTTACTGTAAATGTATAAGCAGTGCCCGATGTTAAACCGGTAACAATTATAGGTGACGATGACCCTGTTTTTACAATAGAACCTGGATTACTGGTAACTGTATATGATGTAACATTCGTATTAGACGGTGCAGTAAATGAAATGGACGCAGAATTAACCGTCAATAAAGTTGCTGATATGCTAGTTGGTGCTGATGGTGCCGACGTTGTAACATTAATCTTGAGTATTACAGCGCCAATGGTTCCAATTGTAGTAAATGACATAACAAATTATTATAACTTATCACTATAAATTATAATACAAATCCTACCCCTCTAAATTATATCGAAACTACACTCTTGATTTCATTCGATTTACTATATTCAGATGTCGTATCTACTATAGATGCCATCAAATATTTCGAAATAATCATGTTCGAATTGAGAATCTGCTCAGATGGTAGAACTGCAAACCATTGATATTTTGGTCGATTCAATATCTCATCTGCTGGAATATAAATTCCTACTGCACTTTTATGCATATTCAAGAATCCTTCCTCCATTAAATCTTCTAAAACTATGGTCTTTCGGTCTTCCGTTTTTACACCCGTCAATTCGCCACCTACCAATGTCATCTTCTGTTTATTAATAGCATCTAAACACCATTGAGATGTATCTCCGACGAAATCCGTTTCTGAAGTGAAATGCGGAGATTTATTACGTTTCTTCAAATACTCGATGAGTTCTAACATAGTTGGGTCATTCTTTACCGAGCCAAAGAAATATAAATCTGGAACAAACAACAACTTATGTTTCTGTTTCAAATTATTCACATTTCTATTTATATTTTCACAAACGAAAGGCATATTGGTAGAACATGCTGTATCATAAAAATCCTTCAAATTACGTAAGCATACTAAAGAATTTGGAACAACCATGCCACCATAAAAATATAAGAGCTGACATAATCCCAATTCCCTAAAATGTTCGCGCATAGGTTCGGCGACATTTGCTAAATCAATATCCCATGAAGGTAATAATTTACTAAAGGATTGGTCATCAATCAAACAGATATTAAAATCGTCACCACAGTGGTCGATAATCGTTTTGATGGTCAAATGTATATATGGTTGATTTAAATCTGTTGTATTACGTGAGTAAAAATCCTTCCATCGTCTAGAATTGATTTCATATTTCGTATGAATCCAAAGTTTGGGTCTATTATAACCATACAAAGGTGAATCGTTTAATAAATATTTACGAATCATATCGTATTCATCATTGGACTCGAATGCCTGTGTATATTTTCCGATTAAATAACTTGACCCGAGTATAATAGCTAATGTCACTAAATAATAACTTACATTTTTTGAAGTAAAAATCATGGATGTTCTCTTTATAGTATTTGCATATATTTATTTTTTACTGTAACTGCGTCGATTATGTTTTTTGCTAATGCGTCTTGTATGTTTTCTGATACTACGTCTTCCATGCTTACCGCCAGTTTTAGACATGGATTTTTTATAATTGGCTGCTTTTGTAGATATTACTATTTTTCTATTTTTTAATTCTTCACATAAAGTGTCAGGTAAATTACCTTTACTATCTGCCCGTGAATGTTTATGTCCAAATATATCGTTACATGAATACTGTGCATTCTGTAATTGACCGCTTAACACATCACAACTTTCATCATTGCAGCAGTTATTTGTTAGTAATTTTCTTCCATATTCTAAGAAATCGTGTTTCATTTTTCCGTTCGATTTATCGCAGTCTTTTGAAATATTAGAATTCCATTGTACGTGTTTTGATTTACGACTTTTTGAAGACATTATATATATTACACCGACGAAAATAATGTCTTTTGATGGATAAATATATTTATCCTTCGTTCCTTTCATTCTTTTTCAAAGCATATGGGTCAGAGGTCGATAACCGAAGGTTAGCCAAATGGCTAATAAATATTATCTACCGATAGACCTTAAAGGTATCAATTATTGTATTGATGACTTTCTAAAAAAAAACAAAATAATCGATATTATATTTCGACTCATTATATTTGATTTGAGATGTATACATGATATTACTGGATTTACATATTTGTCTTAAAATCGTGGTAAATCCGTTATACGCAATTTTACGCTGAATATAATTCTGCTTACCTAGATGATAATATTCTTTTAAACTTTCTAAAAATGTTTCGTGATGTTTATAAAATAACATTTTTCGGTAAGCATTATTATCAAATAAAAAATACTTGTCTGTTTTTAAACAGATTTTTTCTAATAAATCAAACAGTAATTCTTTTGGAACCAATTGCTTGAAAATCTGATTTGTCATTATCTACAAGGGTTATATTGTAATCTTATTTTTATTTTCCCATATAAATTTATCTTTATGTCTAAAGAATAACGATATATTCATAAAATAACGTATGCAAATTTGTAATTACATGATGTAATTACAATGCATAAGAATGCGAAGTTTAGTAGGTATTTTTATATTACGAAATTATATATGTCACTTTGTGTATGCTTAGGTTCATGTTTATGTGCAGCTGCTCTTCTCGGGCTCGTTTTACATAAATGCACTGAATTTCATAATAAAGAAATGTATTTGATAGAACAACCCGACAAAACAGCTATGGTGTGAATGTTTGTTTTAATTTTTCCAAATATAAAATCCCATCCATCAGCTCTTCTTGAGCATGTTGAATCCACTGTAAAGTAGTCAAATCTGTTCTATCTAGATTCGTTCCGTACTTTATCTGCCCTATACGAGACCTTTCTAAAAAGGCGGACACCACTGACTGAACAATACTATCATTACATGGTTCTTTTTTTGTCTTTATGTATTCGACTTCTCTGGTGAATGGGATAAATTCAGAATGCTCCGACATATAAATATGATTGCGCTACATATTTATATGAGTTATGTTTCAATAAATAACTCTATTATATTATTCGTAAATAATGCTAATTCGATACAATCTTCATGGACATTATGAAAAATGGTAATATATTTACATAAAAATGGGATGATTTTATATTTTCTATCTTCATCGATTAATTTCGTTAATTTAATAAAGATGAAAAAATAATCTAATATATCAATCACGGAATATCCATAATCATATATAGAGTATAATATATGAATCGCTTCCACCAAATTACCTTCAATCAATTTCACTAAATATTCTTCGAATTTTTGATAGGATATATTAGAACATATTCTTTTACATAAATCTAAGGTAATCGGAGTACCTAATATATTTATTTTTTCCAAATAATTAATCAGAACTCGTACAGATGCGCCAGAAGATAATAACAAATAATCTTTCGAATCTTCATCGATAACTATGTTTTCCGCGGTTATAACTTTATTCATAATATCTCTAATTTGTTCATTGGTAGGTAACGTGATTTGTAAAATATGGACTCGCGACTGAATACTTTCAATGACTTTCTGTACATTGGTACATACAGAGATAAAATGTATATTTTGTTTATATTTATCTATATAATTACGAAACACTTGCTGACTTTGTTCATTAATAGTATCGATATCATCAATAATCACTAATTTTTTTTTACCATGTATCGCACTACGTGATTGACAGAACGTTTTCATTTCATTTCGGAAATATTGTATCCCTTGTTCTTTCAGATTGTTCACAAATAAAATATTATTTTCTGGGAAAGCATCGTCTTTCGATAAATTATAATACTCACGAATAAGAGCATATAATAGAGTTGTTTTTCCAGAACTTGAATTACCTATAAAAAGAATATTGAGATAATCCACTTCAATAAGCGTTTTTAATACATACAATAGTTCATCATTCAAACTAAAATCATCTATAAAATAGGGTTTATATTTTGTTATAAACATCGTATCCATAATGAAATAAATAACCTTGTATGTCTGTACTATACGAATCTGTATATATGATTTTGAAAATAATATATAAAAAGATTTTATGAAATAGAATATATAAAGATGTCGAATTTCTATGATATTTTGGGCGTATCATCAGATGCTAGCGAAGCAGAAATAAAAAAGGCCTATCGTACATTGTCACTGAAACATCATCCCGACCGTAATCCAGACAATATTGATGCAGCAAAAGAGAAATTTCAAAAGATTAGTGAAGCATATGAACATCTAAGTGACGATGGAAAACGAAAACAATATGACCATGAATTGAAGTTCGGTCAAGGGCATGGACAAGCACCTAGCCACGAAGAATTCACAGATATTAATAATATATTTAATATGATATTTGGACAAGGCGGTGGGTTTCCGGGTCATGGTGGGTTTCCTGGGTTTATGAATATGCATGGTATGCATGGCGGAGGTCCTGAAATAAGAGTTTTTCATAACGGTATGCCAGCTCAATTTCATCATAGCTTTCATCATCAATTTCAACAGCATATTCGAAAACCAGACCCTATTGTTTATGAACTAGAAGTTTCATTGGAACAGAGCTATACGGGTTGTGTTTTACAAATAGAAATTGAACGAATTGTCCAAGTAGATAATATAAGAAGAACAGAAAACGAAATGTTATATGTGACAGTTGCACAGGGCATAGATGAGGGAGAAAGTACTATATTACAAGACAAAGGCCATAATATTAATAATTCAGTATATGGAGATGTCAAAGTAGTGTTTCGTATCAATAATAATTCTGGTTTTATACGTTCGGGTTTGGACCTTATTTATAAAAAAACGATTTCGCTGAAAGAAGCTCTATGTGGATTCACGTTTGAAATGCAACATGTGAATGGGAAACATCTATGTCTAAATAATTTATCTGCACCAACTATTGTAAAGCCTGGATTCAAGAAAGTAGTTCCTGGTATGGGGATGATTCGGGAGAATTCAACTGGTAATATGATTATCGAATTTAATGTAGAATTTCCGGAAACGCTAACTAGTGAGCAAATCACTGCTTTAGCGGAACTGCTATAAGGTCTATCGGTGTATAACCGAAGGTTAGCCATTTGGCTACAAATCGACAGGAGACCCATATGCTATGATAAGGAACGGAAAGAATGAAAGGAACGAAGGATAAATGTATTTATCCACCAAAAGACAATAATAATATAATACGAAACAACTTATTATATTATTTTTAGATTCTATGCTAACTCTTCATGAGCTAATGCGTTTTGTAGGAATCTCAACATCAACAATATAAATTGAGTTCTCGGTCATAACAATATACTCTTTTCCTACCTTGAAAATTTTGGCTACAGGACTCGTGTATTCATCTTCGTTTTTTACTAATAGCTTTTCACCGCTTTCCTTTACTCCAATAAGAACTGTTTTATCAATAGAATTTGTCCAATAATCTAACATAATAGGTTTATCTTCAACAATAGCCAATTTAGCTGCATGTTGAAGTGTAGTAGCTTCTGGTAATCTATATCCATTTGGTGTAGTAAGGGCTTGATTTGCTTGCGCAGTAGCTTGTGTAGATGCAGGTTGTTTTTGCATTTATATTGAATAAATATAAATTATATCTTAGATTTTACTTTAAATCATTCTAACGAAAAAATATTTATATGAAAAACACCTTTTCGCTAAATAAAATAAAATTATTATTTTTTTACGAACCAGCATCAAAAAATATAGTGAATCTATATAATATAGTAAATCTATACACGAATGAGTATGCCTAAAGAGCTTATCCTTGAAACATATGTAGTTTTGATAAAAAACTTTTTTGATAGTGTTTCTAAATCAGAGAATATGAAAGAGTTAGATTTTCCTGTATCGAATTTATGTATTGGCATTCACTCGATACATCGTGTATTTGAATATGCAATTATGAAGACAAAAAATATCGAAAGGGCTATTTATTATGCACAACAAACTTATTATTATTATTTAGAGTATATGAATCAGATACAACAGTCAAATTTATCACAAAGATTGAACCATATAGATGCAGTGCTCTTTGTTTACAAAAAAACCATCTTTGATTTATCGAATAATGATAATAATACTATGACAAATATTATGACATTAAACAATCATTCTATAGTAATCGACGAGGATGAGTGTCGGGCATTATTTTTAAAGATATCAAAAATAATGAATGTCATATTCCATTTTTCGAATACAAACATTACTTTTTATAATAGAAAAATCATATGTGATGTTTATCTAGAGAGATTTTTATGGCATGCACAGAATATGGATATATCTATATCTTATTTAGAAATCATACAACAAAAAATAGAATTACAATTTGAGATATATGAAGAGCTATTGAAAGAGATTATCGAAAAATACGAAAGGCAAAGAAAGAATACTAAAAGAATAATGAATAAAAACTTGACAGCATCAGAACAGAATGAACATGTTTTGATGAAATTCTATGTGGAAGAGCCCATATTCAATGAAAAATTTCATGAAGGTAATATGAAGGAATTTGTTCAATGGCTTTATACATAAATTAGTTATGTTTTCATAGTATTCTCATAATAATCATCCGTCATAACAATCGTCTTCTTACGCAATTTTACTTTTTTATTTTTATTTACGGGTTCTTCATTGGTAACAAATATATTTTGATATTCCTTAGCCAGCATATCCTTAATAAATTCAAATACAAACAGTAAAATCCGTTCATTACAATTACCCACAATCAAGCAACTTCCTGTTCTAAAAATCATAAACGATATTTCTGTGTATTTAATATTATCACCCAATTCACTCATTTTTTGCCCGCGGTCTTCGGGTAATATTTGTCCGTTTTGTTTTTCTGTATCAAACCCTAATTCATTATTAAAATAATATTTACATTTTACACCAGGATAACTACATGGGTCATAAGCAGTTTCAATACGATATTTAGTCCCGCGTAAAATCGCGTGTAACTTTTCGCGATTTATAAAATATCCACAATTGAAGTTCGAATTAATCAAAACATTATTTTCTCCATCCGTTTCAACAAATGAAAGGGTCGTTTCTACATGGGGTTGAATGATATCAAGAATCATCTTCTTCACTACATCCAATAGTTTCGAGTTTAATATTCCAGGAATTTCCATTTTACCCGTATTGAATACTTTTACGTGAATTTCGCGAAATGTTCCTTCAAATTTAAATCGGAAAATAACCGCAAAACAATTATAAAAAGCGTTCTTTACTTTCCCCCTACAATTCATAATATCTTTTTTTGAAATACCGATGGTTATTTTTCGCTCGTCCTTGAATTTAATACGTCTTGCTGTAGGATTGTTTATTTGTTTGATAATATTTTCGTGATAATAAGGAATATTTTCCTTGCGTTTTTCATATTCTTCGAATTCTTCCAAAGTTTTTGAAACGATTTTCATCTGTTTTTTTACTACACCATCACATGGTTTCCAGTATTCAATAACAGGTATCTTCCAAAATATAGTTTGAATATCGACCGGCTCACTTAAGAATACGACCTTTGTTTTGGTTGATATATATAAATCATCACACTGTGGTGCTACTGTTTCTGTAATAGTTTCTTCCGTTTGATTACTTTCTTTTGCTTGGGTCGTATGAAACCCATTATTATTACTATTATTATGTTGATTGACAAGAAATTTTGTCCATTCGTCGTCGATTGATGCCATATTATTCTTTATACTCTTTATAATATAGATTACTCTTTATATTGGTTATAATATATTTTCACTACACGCCTTTCAATTTTTCTATAAAATAAATGACAATATGATTCATATTGGATTCAGATGAGTGCATAATAGATTCTACCGTATTCAAATACGATTTTGTTATATCTTTTGGTTTATATCGTAATATATAATTAAAATACTGTTTTATAAGGTTCTTTTTATCCATATTATATTGAATACTGATTGTATGTATATAACGCGATATCGTCTCTGTTGTTTCTACGCCCTTTTCGTTTTTCAGTTTCATATACATTTGCTCCCATATTTCATTGGTTATGATATCCATATCCCAATCATTTGCATTTTGGTTTAACTGTATAAAATTAATCATACTTCGAATATCCGAATGATAGATTTCTTGTATGGTTTGTATCGACGAATCGGATAATTGGATATTTTCTTTTTCGGATATTGTTTTTATAAATCCGAAAATATCCTGTTTCGGTAATTGATTAAATCGAATACAAATAAACTCATTTTTTAGAGATTCGTCGATTTTACTTATGTAGTTACAGATAAGACAGTATCGAACATTATACATAGATGATTGTAGTAAATATTTCAATGCTTGCTGAGCATTCTTGGTCATATAATCCACCTCATCTAATATAACGAATTTTGTTCCTACTTCAAAAAAATTCTTCGATTTTACAAATTGGTAGATTTGATTCCGTATAATATCAATACCTCGTTCATCTGACGCATTTAAATGTATCACTGTGCCTTTATTATGTTGATTGTATTTCTGCTGATACTCATTAATTAAATTGATGATAGTCGTAGTTTTTCCTGTACCGGGTGGTCCGTAAAATAATAAATTGGGGAAATTATTTTTTTGGATTATATTTTCAAAAAGTTCTCGATTTAATGGGTCGAGAACTATATTGGCAAATTGTGTTGGTCTATATTTTTCTACCCATGGAATAGATATTTTATCCATATTATGTTATATGTTATAATAGTCTTACATGTCAAATACTATATATATTGATTTTTTGAATATATATAGTATGAAAAATTGAAAAAAAGATTTCGAAAGCTTTTTATAGTAAAACAACATGAATTTCAATACAGATAACGAAGACGTCGATAATATGAGAGAAACGTTTGCCATTCGTAGTTCAATGATTACGAATGAACTAGAAAGGATGATAGAAAAAACAAAGCGATTAGAAAATATATTACGTAATGAGCTCGGATTACCCATGATAATTGAAACGGTTATTGATTATGTGGTGAATCCGCCACGCCAAAAAAATAGTGTTCGCGACCCGTCAATACCGCCACCTAAGAAGCGCACCAAGTACGAGTAAGTATTTTATCACGATAACGTTGCTCTAAATATTCAATGATGGAAGTATTATGGGATTTTTGAAATGACCTGGATGATGATACTAACAACATTTATTCCTATTATAACACCCGAAAACGTAAGAAAAAGGTTTTTTTTAACAAAATAATAAGGACCAGTAACTAGTTTGTAAGGGTTATTTTCGAAATGGTTTCCAACTTCTCCACATTTCTTACTGTCTCCTCTTATGACACTGGCATAAGGATATGTTACTTCACCAGTTACTATATTGGTGTCTCCAAATTTTCTACATTGCAGCGTATCTCCAATAAAATATTTACAATCCTTACATATTCTCTTTACTGGAATAAATGACGGGTTCACTGTGGAACACAAAATGAAAAATGTATTAAACCTTGATAATTTCATGATGATAATATAATGGCGGAGAACTCTCTATTTTACTTTTTATTGTCTTTTGGTGGATAAATATATTTATCAACCAAAATCATATGGGTCAGAGGTCGATAGACCTTATATGTTATTACAAATTTCTTGTTCTTTTGATAATGATGGCTCTACATAACACCTTCTACACAACGGAATATAGATATCCGAACCAATTACCACTTGTTCTTCGTTTTCTATTTTTCTATGAGAGAAAAGAGCTGGTTCTGAACATACATCACATTTCGACTTCAATTTAATAATGGTGTCACATAACGGGATTAGTTCAAGAAGTCTGCCAAACTTTTGTCGTTTAAAATCTCCGTCTAATCCACATATATATACCTTTTTTTTGTATGTTTCAACCATATCTATAACGGTTTCATAAACATCGGAAAAGAATTGACCTTCATTAATAAGAATGACATCAGGTGATTCTAATTCGATATGTTTCATTGTTTCTTTCAATGTTTCTACGAATATACACGGACATACACGTCTATCATGTGTAGATAGCATTGATGTATGATATCTTGTATCTTTTTCGTAATTAATAACGAGAACCTTTTCTCTATTTTCTAAACACTCATCATATATGTTCATGAGTCGTGTCGTCTTTCCCGAAAACATCGGCCCGATAATTAATTCTAAATAACTTGGCATGTTAGCTTTTCTGCTATTATAAAAGCTATAGATTATGAAACTCAATTTTTTACCCCAAAAAACGTTTTTAAAAACAGCTTAAAAGGAAATCGATGATATTTGTATTCTATTCTATGACAGATTCAAATCAAGTCGAAGTATCAAACAAAGAAATTATCAAAAAGAAGCGTGGTAGAAAGAAGAAGGGAGAAGAACCCGTATTAAACTATCAGCGTAATAATATTACGGTTGTCATCGAGGAAACAGAACCTGAACCACAAAATGAAGTTGTATTAAAGAAGCGTGGGCGAAAACCAAAAGGCGGTAAATTAATATTGAAACAAATAGAACCCACTGACCATATGAAACAGGTAACAAATGTTATTTTACATTTGAAATGTTCTCTAAAAGACTTGGATGAACATAATCAAAAAATAAGTCATATTGTAACAGACCCATTATCATATAATCCAGAAGTACCACCCGCGATTATGAGTTATAATTCTTCGGATTCGAAACATTTTTCTATGTATGATTCAGAAACGCCGGCAACCACCAGTAATATAATGAATATATCTTCGGAGAATGAAACGGTTGAACCTGTACGTCAGCCAATTGCTTATAAGGAATTCGACTCGCAGCAAAATCAGTCTCTATGTATTCAATGTGCTACTCAGTTTAATCAAACGGATAAAGACGTAGAAGATGATAATGAAGTCAATATGAAAGATATAAATAATAAATTAAAAAAATTAAAACTACAATTATATAAATCTTCTAACCCTGATAAAAAATCGGCATGTTTTTGGTGTACATATGAGTATGACAATCCATCATGCTACATTCCGAAGTACGAAATGAACGAAGAACTATTTGGATACGGTTCTTTCTGTAGGCCCGAGTGTGCTGTTGCATATTTAATGCAAGAGAATTTGGATGATTCTACCAAATTTGAACGATATCATTTATTAAATCAAATGTATGGAAAAATCTATCATTATAAAAAGAATATTAAACCTGCTCCTAGTCCCTATTATTTATTAGATAAATTTTATGGTAATCTTAGTATTCAAGAGTATAGAAAACTATTAAAGTCAGAACATATGCTATTGGTCATCGAAAAACCAATGACTCGTATTTTACCCGAATTACACGAAGATTGTGAAGATTTTATTATGAATATTTATGGTACAAAACAAGTAAATTCAAATCAAACGGGTAGCTATAAAGTGAAGCGACAGAGTGAAAAAACGAAAGGCCCTAGTAAAACAACTATTATGAAAGAAAATTTTGGTATGTAATGTGTATATCATATTGAAGGAAACATCAATATGATTATTTACACCCTTGAACATTTATAATGGGACGCTAAAAAGCGTCCCACAAGATGTGAAAGGGAAACGTTGCCTATGCTTCGCAACAAATCAATTGAAAGGCAAACCGCCATAGGCGGTTTGTCCTATTTCAAATGTTCATCGGTGTATAAGCATATTTTATTATGTATTATTATATTATCTTTGATATTATCTTTGATATTATATTCAATTTTTAGGTTTGGGAAAACAGGAACTTATATTCATCAATGGATTACAATGTATTACAATAACTTCATTATTTATTTTCAGTATAGCGACGCATTTATCTACTACTTTATTGAATCGTGTAATTATTTTTTCGTTATAGGCAGTACCAAAATTCATATTATAATATAACCAAAATTTGTATTTTATCATATCCCCAGTAGCATCATGTGGGCTAGTTATTCTACTTGCACCATATACACAATAATCGATTACTATGCGGTTCAATTCATATATGCTCGTTATTAAATAAAAAGGTGGTTCATCAGGATAATCACTAGGATATCTATATTGATCCAATAAGTAGCGCGCGAATACATTTTCGAGTGACTTGAAAAAAGTATATTTTTGTTTTATCAAATTATTCAGTAACAGTCGCGTATCCAAATTGATTGACATATATATTTTACTAAGGTTTTTTGATATGCGAAAATATATACTGCGTTTGTGCAGCGGAAATGTATAATTCTGAATTACATTGTAGCTTATATCAGAACAATAATAATATAATATATAATGTAAAATAACGACATATAAATTCTATTCTTTATATATTATTATTATGTCGCAGCCTTTCATTTCTTCTACGTTAATGGGTGGTCTAGGAAATCAACTATTTCAGATATTCGCAACGCTTGCTTACTCTGTCCGAAATCAATGTGTTCCTATTTTTTCATATAGTGATAAACTTACTATCGGGAAAGTAAGAAATACTTATTGGGCGAATTTATTATCGAATTTAAAAAAATATACTACCGCAAATCTATTTGGATTTCCAACTTATAGAGAACATGGATTTCATTATTCAGAATTACCCGTATATAATCAGAATTTGACGCTATTTGGATATTTTCAAAGTTATAAGTATTTCGAGAATGAACAAGAGCAATTATATAAGTTAATCGGTCTTGCTGAGCAACAGAAGAATGCTATCTTTGAATTTCCGTCTTACTTTGCCAATGATTATTTACCTATTAGTATGCATTTTCGGTTGGATGATTATAAAGCAATTCAAGATGTACATCCAGTGATGCCTTACGAATACTATAGGAATGCTATTATTCATATGATTGGTAGCATAAATATCGATTCTCCCATTAAAATTCTATGCTTTTATCAAGAAATCGATTTTTCTGATGTGAATAGTATGATTAAACGATTACAAAGTGAATTCGATTTTATAATATTTGAACATATTGACCATACAATTGAAGATTGGAAACAGATGTTATTAATGTCATGTTGTAAGCATAATATTATAGCAAATAGTACATTCAGTTGGTGGGGTGCATATTTCAATCAAAATAGTGATAAGATTGTTTGCTATCCGACTGTGTGGTTTGGACCAACAATAAAACATAATTTGAAAGATTTGTTTCCGGATACATGGACCAAAATAACATGGTAATTTATGGTTTTTTATATTCAATATTTTGTAAAAAATTGAATATAAGATGAATGAATATGATTTCACGCAAAAAACCCTATAGTTTTATCGATAATGAGCCACGAATCAATTCACGAAAATTATAATGCTCTTTTGAGCTTACCACTTGTGCAAAAGCTTATTAGAAAAAATAAAAAACTTCGTAAGGAAAATAAATCACTTAGAAATTTGATTCAATCTTTACCTGAATTTCGTTGTAATCACGATACTTATGTTGAACAAACTTCTGGCGATACATTAAGAACTGTTCGACTTGATACTGTCATTAAATCTGAACCCATTGATGAAGTCACAAATATTCAACCTATTACGATAGATGATGAAGATAACCATGTTGAAATTGTTACAAAAGAACTTACACCAAATATTGTTTATACTTTGGAAGATGATATTGAAGAAGTTGAAAATACTACAGAAATGGAAGTCGATGGAGAAGAAGTCGAAGAAGAAGCCGAAGAAGAAGCTGAAGAAGAAGCTGAAGAAGAAGCTGAAGAAGAAGCCGAAGAAGAAGCCGAAGAAGAAGCTGAAGAAGAAGCCGAAGAAGAAGCCGAAGAAGAAGCTGAAGAAAAAAATACTACAGAAATGGAAGTCGATGAAGAAGAGGAAGAAGTCTTCGAAATAAATATCAAAGGTACATCATATTATACTACAAATCAACAAACCGGTAAAATTTACGCAATAGGCGACGACGAAGATGTCGGAGATGAAGTCGGAAATTTTGTAAAGGGTGTAGCTGTATTCTATAAAAAATAATCAATAAACGAAACTTATATTTTACATTTACGTGTTTTTTTATGGGTTGGATGGTTGCGTTCTGTTCTATTTCTAGAACCACCTGACATCATTTGTGTTGATTGGTCGAATTTAATAGTATTTGTTGTCAAATCTACTTGTAATAGGATTCCTACTATTTTCATAAAATTAGTATTTTTATATGTAACTTTATTACTTTTATTATCTTTAAATTGGTCAATCGCTCCGTCATACACAACTTTTGTAGGTTTTTTTAAAAAAACATAAAACCCCGACAAATTACTCGACTCTTCATTCTCTTTTATTGCTTTTAATATCTTATCTTTACTCGTATATACAGAGATTGACATTGTACTCTCTAGTTTTGGGTCAGCTTGTTTGGCTTTATCAAATAATTTAATAAACGTATCATACATTGTTTTATTCTCAGAATTAGTATTTCTCCAATTCTCTATTTCTTTAGCAAGTGCTTCATCTTCCGGTTTTACTGTTTGCATCACCTCATCAGCCCCTTTAATATCCTTACCATCTTTAATACTATATAAAATACTATGGTCAATATGATTCTTTATTTTTGATTTGAAAAAATGTGTTAATTTATGTCCTAACATTTCACCAGTATATGAACAATAAATATTACGTTTATTTTCAGCATTGACTTCCCCTTTAATTAAATCTAACATAACAATAACAGGTTCATTACTATTTACTGTAACAAAATTCGTATATTTATTCTTATCGACTGTTTTTGAAGTCGAAGGTTTTGTTTTATTAAACGCATTATTATAATTAAATTCGTCATTTAACCATACCACTCGTTGAACCGTATATACATCACCATCGATAGTAATATAAGACTTGTAATCTCTAAACGGATAAAACCATAGTGTGTTTGCAGAAGAACTTCCATTTAATAAACTATGCGAATTATCTACATCGTTTATTACTGGATATCCTACTGGAAACAGGCATTTCAATATTGCCATGATATTATGTTTTTGTACTTTTTCTTTATCATTTGGCGATACTTTTGGTTGATTTTTCTTAACTTCTTCAAATGTTTCTTTATTAAATAAAAATTTCATCATATCTTCGCGTGATAAGTTCGTAGGATAATAAAATTCATCGCTATAATAAACATCTTGTCCCAAGTTAGCGCCTTGAATAGTCGTTTTTTTTCCGTCTTTTCTACTAGGTTCGGTTAGCATATTTCTTTTAAAATCTACCACTTTCCCTTTTGGCGGTATGGCTGTATCTAATTTTATTGTTATTGTTTTACTCATATTATATTCTCTTCTATAATATGATTATATTTTATTATTTTTGTTACATTGGATAACTCTGATAATCATTATCTTCACTCAAATTTTGCTTTTTCGCTTTTTCTAAAATGGCTTTTGCCTTAATAACGTCTTCTTTGGTTACTTCATCTTTACCTTCATTTTCTAATAAATTAATATGGTAATCACGGAAATCTTCAGACAACACGAAAAATGGACTTTCTTCATGGAAGAAATGTTCAGTTACTATTGTAAAACAAAATGTGATGAATAGAGCGATATAGATATCACGAGTACCCATCCATGCAATCGCGAAAACTAATACTTGCCTACTAAATGTATATTTTAAATAAGATTCGAGCGTTTTACTTAATTTGAAATTAGCGAATTTAGATACGATATTCAAAGTGATAATCATCAAACCAGCAAAAATTTTACTTTGATTCAATGTTTGTACATGCGAATCAAAGTATCTAAATATTTTTCCGATAAATGACAAATTCTTTGGTACCTTATTCTTCTTTCTTCCCATCACTATTATATTATGTAGCTATATTTTTATCGTGTTAATTTTTCGTGTTAATTTTTCGTGTTAATTTTTTTGTCTTAATTCTTATTGATTTTTCGAATAAATGGGTTTCATATCTATTTCTTTTTGTATTTTATTGTCGGTAATAGAGTAATCACACGTTTTTGAGCACGTATTACATGGACCTTGTTTGAAAGTCACTTCCGGAAATACATGTTCCGTCATATCTAATCTAACAGGTGTGTTTTTATCCATTAGCTGACCATTTACGCAATGGTCGTTCTTGAATGCATCATTCGATATTATCTTTTTACTTTCGGGATATGCATCGTTTATTTGTATAAATGATTCTAACTTATTATTGATAGTTCCACCTATATACATTCCATCATCGGTATTATCTAAACTTACGATACTATCAAATGTTGCCCAATCTCCACCATAGTTTAGCATATTTTCTATGAAATCGGATTGATAATATATAATAATGAGTGCGCAAACTAAAAGGCCATATAATTTATCTATGGTAGCATAAAATATTATAATACATATTGCTATAAATTTTCCTAAAATTGTTCTACTAAAATATGCAGTATCTTTAAAATAAGCCAAGAGAACAAATAATAATACTATTGGAATAAATTGTAATAAAATTCTTTTCATACTTCCTTTGTTATATAGTATTATTATTTATTATTCATTCAATAAAAAAATATCATATTTGAACACTTCCTTTATGTTTCATATAACAAAAATATTATCTACCCATTTTTTAAAGTATAGTAAATATTATGTCTTTAGTAACAACGGCGTCGCCATGGACAAATGATGATACTACGAATAAGAAAAGGCCTTCTACTATGAAAAAGCAATTAAAAGAGCTACAAGCGGTAAGCGGTCCAGATGAATATATTTCACAAGCTGAAGGTTATCAGAATCTCCAACCGACTTCTTTAGATGATGTTCAAGGTCCTATCCAAGACCGTGCTATGAAGATAAACGATTTATTAAATAAAGTAACATCATCCAATACAACGAATGATTCTAGTAAATTAGGAAACTTTAACCCTCCTTCAGCACCTGCACTGAACGTAAAAAAAGACTATGTAATGATAAATCAACCAAATGGACAAGGATATATGACCGATGATACAAAAGCTCCTATTTATAGTAATTATGCAAAGAGCTATGAGCCATCGCCAATACCTTTTCCGGTTCAGGGTAGTCAAGGTGCCGTACCTTATTATGCTAGGATGGGATTACAAGGCAGTGGTAATGGTTTAGGAGATAGTAAGCTTCTTGAAAAAATAAACTACATGATTCATTTATTAGAAGAACAACAGGCAGAAAAAACGAATAATATTACCGAAGAATTTATATTATATACATTTTTAGGCGTATTTATTATATTTATTGTTGATTCATTTGCACGTGCAGGTAAATATACGAGATAAGGTCTATTGGTAGATAATATTTATTAGCCAAATGGCTAACCTTCGGTTATAGACCTCTGACCCATATGCTATGATAAGGAACGGAAAGAATGAAAGGAACGGAAAGAATGAAAGGAACGGAAAGAATGAAAGGAACGGAAAGAATGAAAGGAACGGGGATAAATGTATTTATCCGCCAAAAGACATTACGACAAAATCATACACCGCTCTTCTGAAACTGGAGAACATGGATACACCATATTATATAAATAATAGGCGGTGTTATTCGAAAAAATAGCGCTATGTTTCTGTTTCCATAATTTTGATAACATGGTATTATGTCCCATGTTCTCGATTAGTAGCATTTTATAGGTTTTATTTTGCTTAACCATATTTTGTATACTATGTAGATAGCCCAAGTAAAATAGAGATTCATCTTTCATATTCATTACACTACAACAACATTGTAGTGTATTTCCTTCTATATCTTCATATTGCGTCTTCATATCTTTGAAAAAATACATGGCAAATGTATGTTCTCCCCGCCTCAATGCATATACGTACAAAAGTGATTGTTTAATGAGTGCCATAATAGCACCTATATCTGGCATAATACATATATCAAACATAGTACCATTATCTATATTCGTCAATAAATAAATGAAATCCGTTAGAATTTCTAGGTTCTCTTTATAAACACGCGTTATTTGGTGATGTGGGGGTAGTGATGGAAAATGGATATTTCTAAGATAATATGTATCCGTCTTATATTCAATCAGCGGAACAACTCCGTCAAATAAATCGATTTCTTTCTTTATTAGTGAAACGATTATATCAGGATTATGTTTTCGCTGATGGTATTCATGTGTTTGTAATAGCTTACGACTCACGGTTTTTACATCTTTATCTCGATTTACCGCTAAAAAATCGATAAAATAAATAGGCAATTCTTTGTACAAAGGTTCTTTTAGTGTTGGTCTATACCATATTTTAAGTGGTCTGGATGTTAAGCATGCAATCGGTTTTTCTGACCGTATTATCGATGTATCATTGGATGAAGCATCTATTTTCGTGAAATGCGTTTCCGTATATAGTGAGACATAGGTTGATGATTGTTGGCCTGTCATATATGCTTCAATATCTTCTTTCGTTATTGTATGTAAAATACGCTCACTAGGTAAATAATAACATTGTAATAAATCGACCATGTCCGTTATTTCGGTAGATGAACATTCCAAGAAAGGTCGGGTTTGAACTTGTATGAAATCACAGAACTTGGTTTTTACTGGTCGAAATTTATATACGATAAAAGGTTCTTTATAAAAATACCGCCAATAATCATATGTATGGAAAACTGGCTGAATATTCCAAAAAGGAAAACGTATTTTTATATATACAAACACTGCTATCAGTGTAAAAAATAATACTATACCAATATATTGTAGAATCATAATAATTATACTTAACTATTATGATTGACTATTTTTTGTTTCTTATTTTTATCGTATTTTTTTAATGTCTTTTGGTGGATAAATGTATTTATCCACCAAAAGCATATGGGTCAGAGGTCGATAATCTTCGATTATCCACCGATAGACCTTAACCATTACATCATTCTTTCTAAAATATATAAATACTGATATTTATCTCCGTTACATTCAGACATATCTACCTTTCCATGTAAAATAAATCCTTCTTTATTCGCTAGCGCCAATAGCTCATCCACGTTCTCCATAAATAACGTTTGTTCATTTTGTCTTATATGATTACTTTGTTTATCGATGAATGTTTCTGTATATGTGATTGTGTTTGAATCGTTTGTTTTATATGACTGTTTGTACTGGAAATCATCAAATTCGGCTATACAATCCGTTTGTCTGGGGGATTCTGTCTTGTATAAAGGCATCCATTGTATTTCATCATCTTTTAGTGGCGAAATCGCACTGAATTTTTTACTATCGACTAAATGTAATATTAAATAAGCATTCGGTTTCAACCAATAATAGAAATTACGGAAAAAAGCACGTTTATCTTGTATTTGATAAATGGTAAATTGCGTACATATGATATGTGTAAAAGTGGAACGTTCAAATAACATTGGGTCTTTTACATCCCCAAATGTTATGTTAATATCAGGATACATCTTTTCGGCACGTTCAATCATCTCTTTGGAATTATCGACACCATATGTAGAAAACCCCATTTGAGATAGTTTATTCACTAATTTACCAGTACCACTACCTACATCTAACAATACACTATTTTTGGTAGTAGGTTCAGTCATTTTTAATATTTGTTCTACTGTCCATTGTAATCGTTTTTTCGTACAATGAATTTCATCATATACTTCGGCATAAAATTCATCATATATTTGGCCGTTTGTTTTGAGAACAAACGGCTGTTCTTGTGTGAATCCTTCGCCCATATTCGCCGGTTTTGTATATCGATACAGTAAATAAATTAGTACAATTATCGTTAGGAATACTAAATATTTTAGTATGACAGTATCGTTTCCTTTGGCATCTAAAATAGAAGTTATGTATTTTATCATATTCCGAGTATATAATAAAATAGTATATTATTTTGTGGTTTGTTATGCAGAATTACGTAATTGTGTTCTTGTATGGTTATAGAATGCGTCACGCCCTATTGTTGTATTCTCCAAGTTTGAATGGATAGTGTTACTAAACATTTGTCGTTCAAATAATAATGGATAAGGTTGGATAGTTTGGTTTGAAATGACGGAAACTTTATATAAATCACTTTGACTCGATGGTATATATACAGATTGATTTGCACCGTGTTGAAGAGCAAATGTCTGATTTCTTAATATTGTTTCTAAATCTACTTTGCTTACATAGCCTGAAACTGGTGCCTTCGATGAACCCGGATAAAACATCATTTCGCTATCATAATCTACATATTTTAATTGTGCTTCATTTCTAGGTGTTCTACGATTCACCATGGGAAAATGGGCGTATTTTGTAGGAACCGGTCTAGGGTCATAATTTGGCTCTAAAGGTATATCGGGATAATGACGTGCTGTTAAACGTTGATTTAATTCATCTACACGGTCATGTTGTCCATATTGAATACCTTGATGAACGCCATATATTTGATTAGTATTTTCATGAATGTTCATTATGTTATATATAAATTTAAATATATTATTATCATAAAAATATATATAATGTCTTTTTTTTGCAATATTCTATTGTTACATATAACTAGTTAAGGTCTATCGGTCGATAAATACATTTATCTACTAAAAGACATTAATAAATCTTGCAATGATTGGCTCGTATTAGTTGAATTAAATGCAGATGTTTTATGAATACGATGTTTTACTAGAACTTCTGGAATATTAAAGAATTTTTTTTCAGATTTTCGAAGACGTAACCATAAATCATAGTCTTCATAATAATTCAGTTCTGGACGCCAGTAACATTCACTTTTTCGAATGATAGAACTACTATTTATGATTGGATTTACTTGTAAAAAATTATATGTACTAATATCATTTAATGGAATAGAAGGAACAATGCCATTCATTTCACCGAAATAGATACATTGTGTTCCAACTACATCGTAACCATTTTTTAAAAAATATACTTGTTTTTCTAATTTTGTAGGTAACCATATATCATCTACATCTATTAATGCTACAAAATCATAATTACATGATTCTGACATTTTATTAAGAGTTGCTGATTTTCCTGTTACTTCTTGATATTCAAATACTCGAATACGTGAATCGACTAATTCATAATCCTTAGCCAATTGATAGACAAGTGAGTTTGGTTGATGTCCGTTTATTCCTATAATGAGTTCCCAATCTTGATACGTTTGGTCTAATATAGAAGATATTGAATCATTTATATATTCAATTCCATTATAAACAGGCATTAAAATACTTAGCATATTTTATTATTATATCTATCATAAATTATTATATCATTTTGTTATAATAATATATTTTACGCGAAATAACGTGCGAATACAAACCAAAAGTCGTATATGGGATTGTATTCACGAATCAAAAAGAATCTATTTATATCCGAAAATACGCAATCTGCTATAATAATTTGGTCATCTTTTACTAAATATTTATTATCAAAATATAGTTTTAATTTTGTTTCATATGTTGTCGCCCACCAACCGATATTAGGCAAAGCTGTTATGAAAAAACCTCCTCCAATAGAAACTTGATATGGAGGTATTTCTTGATTAGGAAGACCTTTTGTATTTTTATCGGCAATAATGCTGTTTAAATAATCTAGAAATTGGTCATTATGGTTTACCAATGAATAATAAATTTTCGTTTTATCTAATTTTGCTATAGTATCATAATTAGGCCATTTTTTTAATAACTCACTATCGTTTCGTAGATACGTTTCGCGAAAATATCCGATATCTATCCAACCATAAAACAAGTCAGTGTCAGATGTATCACAAAAATACTGTTTATCAATCGTATCTTTTACAAAGAATATTTTTTCGGACCATAGCATATTGACTCTCCAATCTGTTTTATCGTTTAATAATACATTTTTATTATGATTATGTTCCCATTCATTTTTATATTTATACATATAAAAATCTTCTGGTTCTTTCATAACAAGTTTAATTCTAGGATGATTACAGTATTTAAGCAGGTTATTTGCAGACGTTTTATCTGTATAAATTACTAAATAATAATTATTAACATTGGTTAATAATGTATCCATCCATTGATAATAAGTTTCTTTATCAAATTTCCCTTTGAATTCATACCAACATGTAGAAAAAACTACCTTTGTCATACTTATATAACTTTGTTTCTTCTTATTAAACTATTTTCATTGTATTACTTTTATTATGTTTTTATTATGTTTTTATTATTATATAATGTATAGATTTTCATAATGGATTGGTCATATGGTCAAGATAAGATGTTATCGTCTTTAGAATTATTAGAACGAAGCCCGAAGCATGTTAGACATGGCTGGTTTTATTATTATTTTTGTTGTTGTTGTAAAAAAACATAATGCTATTATATATCATACTATAATATAATATATAATTATGCCGTATCATATTACAAACTATACGTATAAGAAAGCGAAAAAGATGGGGGTGACCGTAAAACATTCTACAAATAAAACGAAAAAAATCGATGTATTTTCCAAAAGTGGTAAAAAATTGGCTTCGGTCGGTGCTTTAGGCATGAATGATTTTCCCACATATATTCAAAAAAAAGGTATGAAATTTGCCAAAACTAGGCGAAGACTTTATCGTATGCGTCATGAAAAAGACCGACATATTAAAGGTTCTCATGGTTGGTATGCTGATAAATTGCTATGGTAGCTGTACTAAGCATTTTGCGTAGTTTTTGGTTATTTTACACCAAAAGACAAAAATGTGGATAGCCCTTAAGTAAAAGTTATATTGAAATTGATATGTCTTGGAAAAGTGGTAGTATTATAAATATTTTTCAAATAATAAAATAATAATTTTAGATTATATAAAGATATTATAATTATCTATGTATTATAGTTAATATGTATAATAACTACATGTCTTTCGTTGGCAATATTACAGTTGATAACATAAAAACAACAAATTTCAAAAGCAATAGTACATACAATTCAATTTTGGAACATGTTTCATATGAACATGGTAAAGAATACTTGCATCTTATTGAAACTAACTATAGCAACATAGAATTCTCCAATGTCCTTGACTATTTCACGTTGAATGACACATACGGTTATCCCAATTTGTATGAATATAAAAATAAAACCGGCACAACATTTAAATGTAGTTCTACATCATTAAGATATGTGTATCATGCATTACTTATTTTAGAACATTACCAAAAAAATACCAATCAATCCATTGTGGAGGTGGGTTGTGGATACGGAGGATTGTTTTTGGCGATATGTCATTTTTCAACATTATTAAATATCAATGTTAAAAATTATCATATTATAGATTTAGACCCTGTATGTAAGCTTATTGCAGCATATTTAGATATAAATAAATATAACATAACAATCGAATATAAAATACATTCTTCCACTGCATTTGGACAAGATATTGATAATGAAGACATGTTTTTTATTTCAAATTACTGTTTTACAGAATTAGATACTGTTTATAGAAATAATTATATAATAAATCTATTGCCTAAGTGTTCGTCTGGATTTATTATTTGGCAAACATGCTTTGGTTATAATATAGATGAAGCTAATGAGTTATTAACGGTAACACATATTGAAGAAGAACGACCACAAACATCCGGCATTCAGAAAAATTATTTTGTATATTTTTAAGGGCTATCCGTGTTTTTGTAGCCAAATGGCTACAAAAAGGTGGATTTCTCTATATGTTTTCACTCGATAAATACATTTATCGATTGATAGACATTAAGGTCTATCGGTGAATTCGTAGCCAAATGACTACAAATCGACCTCTGACCCATATGCTTTTGGTGGATAAATACATTTATCCACTAAAAGACATTAAATGAATTAGTTTAGATTTTTTAAGTTCATAAATAACATAAAAAATTGGTTTCGTATATACTATATGAATTTTACATTCGGCATTAACACCGACGGCAATAACGATGATTTCATAAAACAAATAATAGAATCTATTGAAAAAAATAATATCCCGAATTTTGAAGTAATTATCGTAGGCAATTCAAAATTGCCAAATACAGATAACGTAACTATTATAGAATTTGATGACCTAGAAGTGCCGTTGTGGATAACACGAAAAAAGAACATAATCATAGAGAATGCAAAATATGAAAATATATGTTTTTTACATGATTATGTAGTATTAAATCATGGATGGTATGAAGGATTCTTGAAATTCGGAAATGACTGGGACTGGTGTGTTACTAAAATTATTGACGTTCACGGTGATAGATTTCGAGATTTTACACTATTTCCATATAAAGTAGATTATTTGAATCTGCATTATTCTCCTGGTGAAGACATTCATCCTTATTTTGAAAACCATTGTCTCTTGCCATATGATTTTGTGAATAATATAAAATTAAATAAATATATGTATATTTCCGGAACATATTTTATAATGAAACGAGATATTGCGCGCGTTCACAAATTAGACGAAAGATTAATTCATGGCAGAGGCGAAGATGTAGAGTTATCAAAAAGGTTACATGCTAATAATATTATAATAAAATGCAATTCATTTTCATCTGTATCATTTTTAAAAGACAAGTATAGAACGCCGTTTGAAAACGAAATGAGTGCTGATGCAGTGCAGTTTTTAGTTCATTGGTCTAATGTATAAAAACTAAATAGATTTTTACACGTTTCTTATTCACATCATAATTATCTAAAATGTAAAACGATTATTTTATATTTCTAAAGAATCATATAAATAATATATTTATAGAGAATAATATAAATAATATATTTACTATAATTATTATATCAAATATATAAATGAAGTACATATTATTATGTGGCGGTATCGGTAAACGTAATAATCAATATTCATTACCCAAGCCACTTAATTATATTCACGGTAGGCATTTAATTGAATATACTGTAGAGAGCATTCCATCGAACGAAATATTTATTATCTATAATTCGTTATTGGACCAGTATAATTTTAAAGAGATTCTTATTAATAAATTCAAAGAACGTCGCTTCCATTTTCATTCGTTAGATTTTCTTAGTAGGGGTGCAGTAGAAACGGCACTTATAGGTGTTCAACAGTTCGAACTTGGTAATGATAATGTGGTCTTTATTGATAATGATAACGTACATCAATATCCAGAGTTTGATAGGTTTGAATGTCATTTCATTTGTTATGGTAAGAATTTTGATAGAACGAATTTCTCCTTCATTCGCATTCATGAATCTTCGGTAGTCGCAATCGAGGAAAAAACAAAAATCTCTGACAACTATTGTTGTGGCATTTATGGGTTCAATAACAAATTTACATTTATTGAATTAGCGAATGATTTGATAAATCGCAATATGAAAACGAAACAAGAGTTCTATTTTTCGCAACTGTATAAATTGATATTGGAAAAAAATGAACGCATTACGCCAGTCTTTATAGAAAATACATTTCATCTTGGGACATTCGATGAAATTTCACAAAATGTTAAGAATATGCCGGGTTCTAATAAAAAGATGAGAATTTGTTTTGACCTTGATAATACATTATTAACTTTCCCTACTATTCCAAATGACTATAGCTCAGTAAAACCTATTTCAAAAATGATAGATTTGTTGAATTATTTCCGACTGGGAGGACATGAAATTATTATTCACACTGCGCGCCGAATGCAAACCCACGGTTCTAATATCGGAAGAGTAGTAAAAGACATTGCAATGGTAACATTTCAAACCTTGGAAAAATTCAATATTCATTATGACGAAATTATATTTGGCAAACCAATTGCAGATATTTATATTGATGACCGTGCATTAAATCCTTATTATAACGACATTTCTCTTTTTGGCTTCTTTAAGCGAGAACCTGAATTTATTCCTAATATGATAGAGAACAATAAGTTCAATTCTATTGAAAAACACGATAACATAATAACTAAAATAGGTCCTGCAAAATATGTGCGTGGAGAATTATTTTTTTATCAGAATATCCCAGATTCATTATCTCACTTGTTCCCAAGACTACATGAATACAATAAGATTGATGAACATATAGAGATTAAAATCGATTTCGTTCATGGCATTCCACTTTATTTTTTATATAGTAATCAAACAATGACTACTTCTATATTGGACAAATGTTTTGATGTTCTTAACAAACTACATACTTGTGAACATACAATTCATATTGATTCTCAACTAGTTTTGAAAAATTATATTAATAAATTAAAAGAAAGGTTCAATCAAACAGATTATTATTTTACAGATGCAGAATCTGTATTTAAACAAATCCTCGATAAATTAACCGAATCATATGACCCCACTATTGTTTCAATTATTCATGGTGACTTTTGGTTCTCTAATATAATGCTTACATACCAAGATGAAATCAAATGTTTAGATATGAGAGGCCAAGTATCTGGTGAATTAACGTTAAATGGAGACATGTACTATGATTATGGGAAATTATATCAATCTATTTTGGGTTATGACCTAGTTTTACATGGGATAACTATAAACACAGAATATGTATCTAAAATGTCAGAATATTTTTTAACAAAATGCGGAGAACTTGGTTTAAATATTATTTATTTAAAATGGGTAACTAAATCTCTTATTTTTGGCAATTTCTTTGCACTTAAACCAGATGCGCCTAAGGAAAAAATATGGGCACTAATAAATTCAATTATATAAACAAATTTTAATGTCTATATTATGGAATAATAATATTCATTTGTATATTATTATAAATGTTTTATGTTAAGGTCTATCAGTCGATAAATACATTTATCCACCAAAAGACATTAACTATTTATCATATTTTATATATAACTAACATAATATCATCCCATCGTTCTTTTATGTAACGTAAATCTATACTTTCGGTCCTAGCGGCATTCAGAGGTATTAAGTTTATAAAATCTTGTATCCAATCTATATCGGGTATATCTTCAATTATCATTATTCCACCTGGATTTAATAATTCAAAATAGTGTATAATAAAGGCTTCCATACTTTCTTTTGTATGTGGTCCATCGTCTATTAATATGTCAAATTTGATATTTTTATCGATAAATGTTGTTTTTATAAAATCTTCATTATAAGCGTCAATAGAAGTTAATAATTTTATTCTTTCTTTATTTTTTATTTCGTTATTTACTTGCGAAATATCACAAATATCTAATGCATATATTATCGAGTTAGGAAAATAATCATACCACAATTTTATGCTTCCACCATTATCAAGGTTTAGCTTAGGTTCTCCAATGCCAATTTCTAGTACATTATTTTTATTATATTTCTTGTTTTGCAATACACGTTCATATGTATCAATGTATGAATGACATGTATTTTTGTCTGTTTTTGTATTATCTATCAAATCGATTAACTTTGACATATAGAAATAAAAATATAAATGTATTTAACTTATTTTAAGAAATATATTTATAATATTGTATATTTCTTTAAGTATGTAAAATACTCTGAATTATTTGATTCTATTGCACTAAATGCATTAGTAATAAATAAATTATCACCATCAAATATTAACCCACCTAATAATGAATAACCCCCTTTGTGCAATAATAGATTTTTACATTTTCTCATTATACTTAAATGTATATCTGGTTCACTCAAGTCAATTACAATATTAGAATTTATTGAATAAAGTCTAGATAATGATAGTTTCATATTTGCGATTGATTCACTTACACTAGGAAAAATATGATTTCTCTCGCCATTTTGATGGACTCCACATAATATTATAATTTTTTCATATTTTACTGACAAGTTTGCAATAGTATTAATATAATATTCATCTACAACACCTTTGTCACCACTTCTTAAATGAACATATAAAGTATTACATTGATTGCTTATTAATAAATCGTGTATAATTTCGTTTGTTTTGTTCTTTTCAATGTACATATCAACAGACAATCTTATTTTTTCAATATTCGGTATTGGTTCTGCATCGTCGATTCTATAATTATTATATATTCCTAAAATATTTTCTTGATATTACATTGCTTTTTTTTACACCTTTTCTCATTTAAAACGCCCATCAAATTAATTTATTTGGAATAAAATAATTATATATTAATATTAATACTAATATTAAATATATAATGATTTCATCTTATCGTTTAGGTGATTTAGTATTATTAGAACTAGGAGAAAATGAAAAGAATGAAATATTAATGGAACACCCAAATTCAATTGGTAGTAAATATATTTTAGAAAAAAGAAATAATACTACTTGTAATAATATTGATTTAATTACCAAAATAATTATGGAACAAATAGAACAAAACCTACATTTTTTACCAAAAAATATAACAGATAGTACATTAATACATTTAAGATTAGGAGATGTTGTTGCTGGAAATGAGTGGCACGAAAAAATAAAGCGACCACTTGAAGTAGATTACATTAAATCATTAGTTTCAAATGATAATAATCCAAAGTATGTTATTGGAAAATGTTTTTTTGCTAGACCAAGCTCAACAAACTACGAAGAATGTATTAATAAATCAAACGAATATTTACATAATGTAGTTAATGAATTACAAGCAGAATATTTTAACTCTGGAAATGCCGATATAGATTTATGTTGTGGAGTAAAATGCAAATTATTTATACAAGGGAGAGGGTTTTTTAGTAAGTTAATTGTTGAAATAAGAAAAAAATTAAACTTAATTAGCATTGAAACAAGTACTCATGATTAAATGGGCGTTTTAAATGAGAAAAGGTGTAAATAAATTATACATGTAACTGTTGTGATGTGGGTTACTATTCCAATTTGCAGAGAAATACGGCATATTTAATAAATCGCCTATTATATAACTTTCTTTGCCTTCATCGAATATTTTGAAATTTATATTGTCCATTCGATATACATATATAACAAAAATAAATTTTAAAAATTGCTATATAAATCTTTAGAATAACGATGCATGTGTCTTTCATAGCAATTAATACCACAATCCCATAGAGAACAATGTTTTTTATTTTTCCTAAAACATATCCAAAATTCTTGATTATGTCGAATGCTATTCAACTTATTTGGATATTTTTCCAGATTATTAAATTCATTTGGTGATGGTAATGTTGCTATATATGATGAAGTTGCCCACCAGAAATTTCCTGAATAATGTAAGGTTGGTTCTTCTCTTAAATCAACGCCACATGAGTCAAATTCTATTAATTTGTCAAAGCAGTTTTCCCATTTAGTAATAAGAAAATGCAACATATATTCTATTTGGTCTTCTATGCATAGATTTATTTCTTTACCGACGTTTTTTGTATGTAAATATAATACATTGCTATCCTTATTATTTTTACAGAAATCATATAAGAATTGTAATGTGGGAACTTCATACTCCTGTACGTTATCTGAAAGTTTAATTAACTTAATTTTATTTCTGTTATATCCTAGTAAATCGTCATTATTAATAGGAATATCTCCTTTACCAATAAAACAAATAAATATGTTGTCTACTTTTTCTAATAGTCCAGATGCCTTTATGTAATCTACATATTGAAGTAATCGAATTTTACACTTATCTAAAATAGCAGCATGAATAAAAATACTGTTTTGCATAGGTTATTGTTTTTGATTATATATAACAACGAATTTTATATTTTTATCATTTCTACGCTAATATACTAATTATCTAAATAATCCACTCGTTTATTATAGACATCATGGTATCGACTATCATTCAAATGATACACTAAGATTGGTTCATCGTTTTTAAATTTCTCTATATTTCGCGTATAACAATTCTTTACAACCATATTCGTTTTATAATTCATCAATCGTTTCACTTCATCATAAATTTGATATGGTGCAGATTCTAATGACCAGTTTCTTTTTATATTATAATCGGCCATACATAATAGTCTATAGTTATGGTATAAAATGCAATAATAAAAATATATTGTATATTCAAATGACATAAAGTTCATTTTATCTACAAATCTTGAAAAGGTCACATCATTACATTCAATATAATTTAAAAACTCTGGCAATATTTTCATATCGTAAATATTTATATCTGAAAACCAAGAATAATATTTACCATTTTTTGTGTGTTCTTGGATTACTCGTTTTTCGTCTTCTGTTTTAAAGAATTTTATACATTCATCGTGTATTGTATCTAACATTTCATGAACAGGAATTCGATTCGTTGTATCACCACATATAGCTATTCGTCTATCACAATATAATTTAAATTTGTCGTATATATTTTTAGCATTAATAAATTGTATTTCACTATCTATACACGCTATATAATGAAAATCATATCTTTTATTATTTACAATATAGTACAAACCATAAAATTTTTTGATATTAATTATTCCTTTATCTCTATGGTCAAATGTATGAATTAATTTACTTACATTATCATTTTCTTGTAAGACAATGTAATCGATGTTGCTAAATGGTGTTTTTATATTTTCCCTTAAATAATCGATTAACATTGATTTATCTGTCGAATATGTGCAAATAAATATAATCGTAAATTCATGTTCTTCCGACAAATCATTTAAAAATGTCAAATAAATATAGTGCGGAGGGTATATTGGAATTAAAAAACATATTCTATTATCCATTTTTGTTGGATATTAATTATATATACTAATCTATATAAATAGTTTATTTGTATATTTATTATATAATGAAGTTATCCATCCATTACCTTACTGACGACCGTCGTCATTTTACTTTTCCTCATTTTATCAACCTTTTGAATGCTTCTAATAAAAAACATGACTGGGTTTTGTTAATTTTGACACATAGCAATGATGTAGAGTTTTATGAAAATGAACTAAAGAATGTCAATATTAACTACCGAATTGCTCGTGTAAATGAAGATAACAATTACTTAGTAAAGGTTGATGTTGCTATTCAATTTGCTACTCAAAACAACATTCCTTACATGATGAAATGTGACAATGATATATTTTTGAAAGCACAAACACTCGATTATATGATTGATAATCTCGAATTATTAAATGATTCAGCGCATCTCACTATAGGTCCCGTACTCACTAGTGGCATTCCAGGCATAGAATATTTCTGCGATGAATTCTTAGATACGGATGCACAAAATGCTATTAAAAAAATGTTTTTAAGCACTACTTTTTACGACAGAGACGGTGCAGTTTATGAAAATCTAAATAAACATACAATAGGAGCAACTGAATGGAATAAAACGGATTTTTTTAATAGTGTCAAACAATCAGAACATCATTATAAAGGGGTTCATCCCATACGAATAAACACAGAATCTCTGCAATACTTAAATGATTACATTGTAAATAATAAGACGCGTTTTATGGAAGATAATCAGTTAGACATCATTAAAGATAATGATTCTCCGTATTTATGTAATAGCATTTTCTGCATTAAGACAGATACGTATAAAGAAATCGTTTCTGACCATTCATTATACGTTGATGGTTTTGAAGAAGTGCCATTAAATAAATATGCTTGGAAAAATAATATGAATCATTTGTTTGTAAAAAATGGTTTCGCTATCCACATGTATTATAACTGGACACCAAATCATATGGATTCGGAACGACGATTTTGTAATGATTTTTTTTCTAAATAAACTGTTCTGTTAGTGTAATTATTTTTGAATAAGGTCTATCGGTGAATAATATGTATTAGCTATTTGGCTAACCTTCGATTACGTATATTCTTTGATAAGGCAAGGCAAACACCACCATAGGTTGTTTGTCCTATTTCAAATGTTCATCGGTGTATAATGGATGTAAATCGTTAAAAATAAAATATACATATGTACTTTTATTATATATATGTATCGTAGGCAAACAGCTGCTAGACGTTTAAGACAAAGACGCGGCGGAACACGTCGTATGTTGCATCAAACAATAGAACCGTCTTTTGAACAATTATATATTCAACAATTACAACAACTATATCCTCAATGTAAGCGTGATGATGATAGAGATACATTAACTAATAAATATGAAGGACATCGAATTACATATGGTGAGATGAATTACGATGGTTTAGAAAAGTTGTTTCAGCATGTATTGAACTTTGATAATTCGGATTCTTTTCGATTTAATCCTAGGTGTTTTATCGACGTAGGTTCGGGTCGTGGAAAACTATGTTTATATATGGCAGGCAAATCATCTATTGACCAAGTTCTCGGTATAGAATTGGTCGATGCAAGACATCAAGATGCTGAGCAGTTAAAACACAGTTTATCGGATTATTCTTGTACGAAAAAAGTTCGATTTCTAAATTCTAGTATTTTTGATATTTCTTTACGCTCTTTAGTCCGTACAGGACCTGTATTTGTATGGTTTAGTAACTTATGTTTTGACCAAAATATTACTGATGATATTTATCAGAAATTAGTGAATGAATTACCTGTTGGAAGTATTATATGTAGTTCAAAGATACCTAATATCGAATTACCGAATTGTATTAATATGGGTTCTATTGAGATTGATATGTCTTGGAAGTCCGGTAGTAATGTAAATATTTTTCAAATAATAAATTAGTTATATAATATATATTATCGCATTATTATATAGATGTTGCGAGCTTTTCGGAAATACGCTTCTAGTGTCACTGGAAGAAGTCATTATTTTAGTGGTTCCCCTACAATACAAACTGTAAAAGATGATTTGGCTATATCTACACATGAACCAATTGTGCATGAAACTATAGTTGGACCTACTGGTCCTTGTGGTCCTACTGGTACTTGTGGTCCTACTGGTACTTGTGGTCCTACTGGTACTTGTGGTCCTACTGGTACTTGTGGTCATACTGGTACTTGTGGTCATACTGGTACTTGTGGTCCTACTGGTACTTGTGGTCCTACTGGTATTTTTGAACCTGAATATGCAATTTCTACAAGAATTCCATTCGAAACTGAAGCCGAAGTCGAAACGAATAATGAAATTTATGAAGCGGATACTAATGCTGATACTAATGCTGATACTAATGCTAATGCTTATGCCAATGCTGATGCTAATGCTTATGCCAATGCTGACGCTAATGCTAGTACAGGGATTCCTAGCCAACTTGAAACTGAACCCGAAACTTATGCTGACTCTAATGCTAATGCTTATGCCAATGCTGACGCTAATGCTAGTACAGGGATTCCTAGTCAATCGCCAACATCTACTACAATATCTGATTCTAGCGTTTCTTTACCTACAGACAAAACGATTCCTACAATTACGGTAACTTATGTTCCGAATCCTAACTCCGTTGCAAACCCATATATATTATATACTGATGCAGCCGCTGCACCCGTAACAGAAAAAGTAAAAAGGAAGCGCAATAAGCACAAACCTTCGAAAGGTTAAGGGCTATCCGTGGATAATATTTATTAGCCAAATGGCTACAAAAATGTGGATTTCTCTATATGTTTTCAGTCGATAAATGTATTTATCGACTGATAGACATTAATGTCTTTTGGTGGATAAATGTATTTATCCACCAAAAGCATATGGGTCTCCTGTCGATAACCGAAGGTTGCCAAATGGCTAATAAATATTATCCACCGATAGACCTTAAGGCGAGATACTCCTAGAATTGAAGTGCGCACGCTCTTGCGGAGTGAGGATGCCGAAATAGAGATTGATAGCCCGTGTAACGACTTCTACATTCCCGTTATCTGCTCCCAAATATTCATTGGTCAAACTACGAATAAACGCATCCACACGCGCCTTGTTTTGCATAAACATGGGGTTACGGAACCATACATTGTAGAAATTATCAGTATAACCACGCATGGTGGGAAGTGGCTTATTCATTTCATAAACGAGGTCATTATAGAGCCAATGTTTATCTTCGGGGATTTCTTCGCCGGCGAATTCAATCCAGTAGCGTCGGTAATTATCAAAAGCCGTTTGTCTAGAGGAATGGAAGTCACGTATATCTTCTAATAATATACGTGATTGGGGTTGATACGTATATGGAATAATGAGGGTCAAGACCTCAGGAGGTAAAGAGCGAATAAGAGTAGATAGATTCATTTTTGATGCGCACAAAGACAACCCGCTTCCAATTTTTCAATTTTATGCATTACGAGAAAACAACATATATTTAATGTCTTTTGGTGGATAAATATATTTATCCACCAAAATCATATGGGTCAGAGGTCGATAACCGAAGGTTAGCCATTTGGCTACGAATCTACCGATAGACCTTAAGGGCTATCCGTATGCAATATCTAATGTGCTCCGGCTAAATTTTTGTTTACTGAATAATTTTCTTTTACATATTTTACAGTCTCGTCAATAAACCGCAATAAATTTCCTACAATAACGTTTGTTGGTACTGGTTCACCGGTTTCACTTGTGTCCCTATTCATATATTTATTTATTAGAGCACGCCATTTACCATCTTTTTCTTTTACACCTTTGCACATTTAAAACGCCCATTTTAGAGGACAAAAAATATGCAAAAATGTAAAATCAATAGTAGGAATTTCACCTACGATGGTCTAACTTTTTCCTCTTCCTTTTGAGTATTGGAACAGGTGAAAGACGAAATATGAAAACATAATGGGCGTTCTTGTTTTTCTATCCACCACTTTGTTAAATTCATTATGTTTATGGATGAATTCGCATCTCGGGTTCTAAATACGGTTTGTTTGACTTGGGGTCTCACGCAGTTAGAACATACTAAAAGACGGAACTGTTTCTCTCCATTCTTGTGTCTATAATAATCTAAATTGTTATAACATTCGCAACATTTCTTACTTGTATTGCACTCGTTAATTGTTATTGTATCGTATTTCTTATGGATTTGCTTTCTTAATCCTTTATTCATAGTAGGCATAAAATGTTTCATTTGTGTGCTTCTTGACCAATTACCATAACCAATAAGAATATTTTCACCAAAAGTTTCCTTTATTTTATTCAGGAAAGTATCCATGCTTTTCTTACCATAACTATATTGGCGGAATTTCATTTTTCTCCATGTTTCTCGTTGGTAGAATTCTAACACCTTCTTATTGAGTTTATCCTTTTCAACCAAGTAGGACTTAAATTTTTCATAATCCACAGATTTACTATTTTCGCTTGACAATTCGGTTTCTAATCCAATAACACCATGTTTCTTCTTTTCTTCCAATAATATTCGTTGATTACACTTTGCCTTACTTTCCATTTTTCTTTGAGGTGCTGTATATTGTAACTTATTACCATTACCATCCATCATATAAACTAACGAACGCTTTCCTGGGTCGCAACCCACTATATTTCTTGGTTTCAATTCATCTAATTGTTCCTTTGATAAATCTTCTATGTTATAGAAATCTTGTTCAGGTAAAGTAGGGACTTTACTGCCCCACTTCTTATCCTTCAAATCTTTTCGGATAAATAATAAACAGCAAGAAATACCATCTGTTTGGATTTGGTGATGAAACTGGTAATGTTTATTCTTGAATGTTTTATGGTTCAAGTTCAAAAATCCATTCCAAATATCATGTTGGTTGTCTTTGATATTCTTCAATAATTCACCCTTTTTTGTTTTATTCCCATCCTTATCTTTTTCAGGACTAAATAAACTAACCAAACAAGCAGTATCTAAAATGATATGTTTGGGAATAATATTGTTTCTTAATGGTAAAGGTTGGAATAACTTACTTTCCTGCGTTTCTAATACAGAGTTCATATACAACATTCCTTTCAGGTATTCAAATGGTCTAACTTTCACATCATAGTGTATTGATTTTTTGATATTGTTTGGAAAAATGTGAGGTAAATGTAATTGTTTCCACTTAGTAAAAAGTTCATCAGTTTCAGTATCTAATTCTAATACTTGTTTCTTGAATTGAAATAGTATTGGTTTATCCTCTGTAATTTCGGTAGTTGTTTTATTGATAAAGCGTAAGAAGTGTTGAATAAAATGTTCCTGTGCATTATTCGATAAAGAAGTATGAATTTGTGTTGCTAAATAAGGAAGCATAAAGGTTGTGTTTTTAAGAATCGTTTTTTCATGGTTCAATAAAGGTTGATATTCTGTTTGGTAAAACTTTTCTAATTTTTCTAATAATTCCACATCAGCACTTTTCTTTCCTCTATTATCACGAACTCCTAATGTTTTGATACAGTAAATAATAAATGTTTCATCTATTTCAGGTAAGGATTGATTGGTAGTATAACAATGTAAAACATATAACCTAATAAACTGGTAGGAATGTATCATTAAATCATTCATAGCAAAAACCAAATTATTTATTTCAGGTTGTATCTCATTACGGTTCAAAAGAACAGATTTGAGAGTGGTTTTGATGGTTTGGAAGGATGCCTTCTCATTATGCCTAAATGATTTGAAATCGTCTTTCAACTTTTTCTTTTTCACCATTCTATATTTTATACAGAGAAAATAATTTTAAGTTCTTTTTCAAGAATTTATTAAACTTTTGAAAAAGATATTATGCCTAAATATTTTCCGTTATAGAAACTTCCGTAGTTTCTAACTTTTGTAATTTTTCTTTTCGTTTCAAATATGCCTTACGATTAATTTCCTTTAACCTTTCGGGGTCTTCTTCTGCTATTTTCTTTAATCTTTGTTTTGCTTTTTCATTTACAATTTTCTTATTTTTTTCATAATAAGATTTCCTTGAAGTATTATAATTTTCTAATAATGTTTTTAACTTATTGTTTTCTTCTTTAAGAGATATATTTTCTTTTATAACATTTTCAATATCCATTTGTATTGAAAGCATAAATTATTTTTATATATTTTTAACTATATAAAAATGGGCGTTTTAAATGAGAAAAGGTGTAATTGCAATAAATACTCATAGCATATATCTGCTTTTTCTTTTATATATGCTTCTCTTTCATGGTCATACCTCCAAATAAACGTTTTTTCTCCATCTGAATAATGTATGCCAATATTAAATGGATCTTTGTTTGGATCACCATATCTACTAAACCAACCTTTTCCGTGCACTTCTTCCGGTGTATAGTTTGTTTTTGCGATAACAAACTCATAGAGATCGGTTATTTCTTTTCTACCGTTTTTTCTTTTCATTTGGTTTTTGAAAGTTCTAGTTCTAGACCTAGACCTAGACCTAGATTCAGATGAACCCTTACGACTTTTAGACGTAGATGAACGCGTTCGACCTCTAGACTTATGCGCTTTAGCTTCTGACATATATATAAACAATATAGATTTTATTTTTTTATTACACTAAATAATACAGGGTGTATTTACATACACATAAATAGATTCACAAAAAAACATAAAGATAACATACATATTATATGTATATATCAGAACACAATGCACGACTGGTCACCATATTTGAAGCCCGCTGACTATGAGTATCTCAATCAATATATAGAAAACGTGAAAAATGGCGTTCCAAACAGCAAGATGATACTTTTGGCTGGACAAGCGAGAACAGGCAAAACTACGCTAATGAACGACATCCAAACATATTTGGGAGATAAACTGTGTGGTCCTCTTCCTTTGTCATGCGATTTCATTTTTCATGAAAATATCAAGAGGTTGGGGTTTTTACATGGCTTGGATGACTATAGTAGTTGTACTGATAGAACCATTCAGGCTATCATAAATCTTATTAAGTATAAACAATCATTTATTGCAGCTGTCAATGACCAAGATAAAGTGAGTTTCGAATTATTCGACCATTGTTATGTCATTGAAATGGAGCATGTATTTTAGGCCTTTTCACATTTTAGAGGACAAAAAAATATGCAAAAATGTAAAATAAATAGTAGGGATTTCACCATTATAATTATCTTTAGATATATTTATAATGGATGTATTAAAACAGACACTAGCGGCTGTAGATGTAAGCGATGTAAGTGCGAGAATTCGATATTCGAATGAAATAGTGAAAATGCTATTAACCCAACGTCGTCTTTCGGATGACCCACTTAGTATTAATATAGATTTACGAAATATACCAAATTTTTATTCACTTGGTCTTAGTTTAACAAGTCCGCATAATTTCGATGGGCCGGCTAATTTCGAGAAGGCTAATTTATCAGGAATGACACTTACAGGGTTGCGAACAGATGGGATGGTGCTATTTCCTGGGGTAAATTTAACTGGCGCGATTTTAACTGGCGCGATTTTAGAAGACGCGAATTTAATTCATGCAAATTTAACTGGCGCGATTTTAACTGGCGCGGATTTAACTGGCGCGGATTTAACTCGCGCGGATTTAACTGGCGCGGATTTAACTGGCGCTATTTTAACTGGCGCTACTCTAGATGACGCCATTTTAACCAACACAATAGGAATAGAAGAAGCGTTATTACGAGCAGGAGCAAATGAACAAATATTGGCACGAGCACGGGAACGAGAATGGGAAGAAAATGCACGAGACAGGGAAGAACATGAAGAAGAAGAGGAGAGAGAAGGAGAACCTGATGTAGGCGTGGCATTTGAAGTTCATAACGCATTTACTATATTTAAACCAAAAGAAACTGAATATCTCGAAATTATTGCTCAACCCGACGTTGAGGGAGACATTTACGAACTTATAAAAACAAAATTTACAGAAAACATAACAACATTGTTTAATGATGACGCTACAAAATTGGCTGAAAAATTGGCTGATTTTGAACGAGCATTTAATAAAATGGGAGAATCTATACCACAAGAGGATAAACAATTAATAGCCAAAAGTGTGACTTTTGCCTTTGCACAAGGCCCTGATTTTAAACGGGAATATATATTATCTTTTTTAAATGAAGCGTGTAACGCTTATTCGGGCACAGGCGATAAGACAAGTTGTGTAAAAGGAATAATAGAAAGGTTTGTCTTATGTGTTGGGAGTGCGGTTCAAATTGTTTGTCTAGATGGTTGTGAAAATGAAACTTATAAAAAACTAGATAATTTAATGAACCCAAAATTTGATATAGCGGAGGCCGCAAAAAAATGGTGGGATAATATAGAGAATGATGAAACTATAAAAGGAATGTCCCCAGAAGATCGAAAAAAAAAATTTATAGAAGATTTGATTATAGAAGCGGGTGGAGAGCGTGCTTCGGAACATGTTAAAGAAGAAACAAGGAAGTACGCGGATGGTATAGGTTATGCCTTTGAAAATTTAGAATTGGGCGGAGGTAGGAAAACGAGGAAATCAAAGAAATCGAGAAAATCGAAGAAATCGAGAAAATCAAAGAAATCAAAGAAATCGAGAAAATCAAAGAAATCGAGGAAATAAAATAGCCCGTAAATGTGCAAAGGTGTAATAGTTTTTATCAATAAAATAATATTACAAACTAATATAAAATTATTCCATGTTTTATATTAGTATCATCGGAAAAACTATTATGGTTGTAATTTGTAGCGCACCTTATCCTAACAATTCAAACTATGAATCTTATTTTGAATTGTATCCATATCCGCTAAGTGATTTCCAGAAATACGCTATTGAAGCCATTGTTGAAGGGCAACATACATTAGTTACTGCACCTACGGGTTCAGGAAAAACGCTTCCTGCAGAGTTTGCTATTCAACATTTTGTCGGTCAAGGAAAAAAAGTCATTTATACAAGTCCTATTAAAGCTCTATCTAACCAAAAATACTACGAATTCACGCGTAAATTTCCACATATTTCATTCGGCCTATTTACTGGTGATATAAAAACCAATCCAGAAGCCGATGTCCTTATTATGACTACAGAAATCCTTATGAATTCGCTTTTTTTACTTGGTTCTGGCAGTGGTCTTGGTCCTGTATCTAGTTCTGGTGGAGTTGCGTCAGCAAATTTATCTTTTCAAATCGACCTGAATCGCGATTTAGCTGCAGTCGTTTTCGACGAAGTTCATTATATTAATGACACGGAACGTGGAAATGTATGGGAGAAATCGATTCTTATGTTACCCAAACATGTTCAGATGGTCATGTTGTCGGCCACCATAGATAATCCCGCTGGATTCGCGGAATGGTGTGAATCTTCCGGTGAAAAAAAAGTCTATTTAGCTACAACAAGTCATCGTATTGTACCCCTTTCTCATTATGGATTTCTTTGTACTAACGAAGCCGTTTTTAAAACGATTCGCGACAAAACAGTACAGCAACAAATACGCGATTCAACGAATAAATTAATATCATTACAAGATGCAAAAGGTTCTTTCTCTGAACAAGGATATCGTACTATTGCGAAAATGACTGACATGTTCGATAAACACCAACTCAGGCAAAATCGTAAGCATGTACTTAACAAGCTCTGTGAGCATTTGTTAGAAAAAGATATGTTACCCGCAATTACGTTCGTTTTCTCAAGGAAACAAGTCGAATTATGCGCCGAATCGATAACCGTTTCTCTCCTAGAATTCGATAGTAAAGTAGGATATACTGTCCGATACGAATGTGAGCAAATTATACGTAAATTACCGAATTTCAGAGAATATTTATTATTGCCCGAATATAATCAGTTAGTTTCACTGCTTGAGAAAGGTATCGGAATTCATCATTCCGGTATGATTCCCATTTTACGCGAAATCGTCGAATTGATGATTTCGAAAAAATATATCAAAATGTTATTCGCCACAGAATCTTTCGCTATTGGCTTAGATTGTCCCATTCGTACTGCCGTATTTACTAGTCTATCGAAATTCGATGGACAAACTGAACGCTATGTTTTAGCTCATGAGTATAGTCAAATGTCGGGTCGTGCTGGTAGGCGTGGTATTGATACCGTCGGTCACGTTGTTCATTGTAATAATCTGTTTTCCGTACCTACACTTACCGATTATCGAGCGATTTTATCAGGGAAACCACAAACACTCGTTTCGAAATATCATGTATCTTATAACGTAGTTTTGAATCTACTGAAAGCCGAAGGCACTCATACATTGGCCGATTTATCCACCTTTTCTAAAAAAAGTATGATTCGCGGAGAACTTGAAAAAGAACTACAAGGAAGACGTTTCGAAATACAAAACACTGAAAAAGCGATTGAAGATAAAAAACGATATCTTATGCTTTTACGGTGCCCACGTGATATTTGTGATAGATATATCGATATTGAAGATAATATTAAATATATGGTAAATAGAAAACGCAAAGACGCTGAGCAAGAATTACGTAAAATTAAAGATGAAAATAGAACAGTATTAGATGATGTAAAATCGGTTCGTGAATTCTATGCCCTCGAAAAAAGCTTGGATTCCCTACATAAATCCGTGTCTTATTATGAAAAATATATCGATAAACAAACGGAAACTATTTGTCAAATATTAATTGATGGTGGATATATGTTTCAAGTAGATGAGAGTTATATTTTGAGTCCTATGGGTAAAATGGCTGCGTCCATTGCCGAAATACATCCGCTTATTCTATCGAAATTGATGGTAACCCGATGGGATTCTTTCGCCGATTTTACACCGAAGTTACTAGTGGGACTGTTCGCATGTTTTACTGATGTAAAAGTACCCGAGGATGAAAGGTCATCGCGACCACAATCCGATTCCGACTTTTTGAATTATCGTCTGACAGAAGTAGTAGAAATGGCGAACGATTATCAATTGATTGAAAACGAATTTCAGGTAGATACGGGGATTCATTATGATAATATTCTACAGTTTGATTTGGCCGACTTGGCTATGAAGTGGTACGATTTGGAAGACGAATTCACATGTAAGATTTTTATTCGCGATGAATTATCGGCGAAATCGATTTCCGTCGGCGATTTTAATAAGGCGATGCTAAAAATCGTTACTATTACGAAGGAATTTATAGGGGTCGCTGAAACGTTGGGTGATGTTGGACTTTTACATAAATTGGGACAAATTGAAGGCAATTTATTGAAATACGTCGCCACATCACAAAGTTTGTATGTATGATTTGCAAAAAATTGATTTTTGTCGGTTTCATCCATATTATACACATAATAATTATAATATGGGCTGCTATTCTTCGAAGAATCTCTTATCCTCTTGTTATGATATTACATCTATAAATAAAAACAAGACTACTCTTGAATATAAGGTTGCTCTGAAACTTCCCCATGGACTCCAATATTTGGATTTCGATGGTAACACGTTTATTTATAAGACTGATGTTACTGATTGGGTAACCTCAGCTTTCAAAAATAAAAAATTTACGAATTATATTAATTATAATGATGAACATGATGATAAGATGTGTTCCGTCGGTGGGCATTGTAAGGGATGTTTTGCATGGAATGATAAGGAAATTTGTTGGCTTATTCATTCAGTTCCGAGATTCATGGTTCGATTCGATAACGAAGGATTTGTTGATGAAAAAAAAACTCATATTTATCATTCCGAAGAAATATACGGACAATCTTTCGTCTTTCTTTCAGGGATACCTATCGAACAACTCTCCGAATTATTACAACAATTGGCCATCATGAAGCCATTTGTAGATAAGGATTCATCGACCAGTAGCTTACCTATATTATCATTGGAAGTAGCCGGTTCATTTCAAATTAATTCTATTGCTATTTCAATAGCACATGAACCAACTGTTTATCATATAGCGAAATCACCTAAAAATCATATCGATATATTCAGTGATATGATTCAAACAACCTTTGGTGGAAAATGGCATTGTGAAACATGGATTCGCGGACACCATTGTCCCGACCATTTTGATATTAACTCAGACGTTATCGATAATAAAAATATTATATTTGGTGAAATTAGCTATAGTAGTAGCCACGACCATTCGAAATATGCATGTAATGATGCGGATTTGGTTTATATCGGCGATTTGAATCGCATGACGTCCCAATATGGACGTGGTGGCGGTGGTGTCATCATCAAGAATCCTAAATTGAATAAGATGATGCGTGCCATTATGGCGCTATAATTGATTGACTATATATCTAATTCCATAATAAAATATTCTTTTGTTTCATCAAATGCTTCAAACCATGTTAATGGTTTATGGTCGATTAACGATTTACGGGTCCATTTAAACCCGTATCCTTCGTAAAATGTTACGGCTTCTTCTACAGAACTCAGCGCTATTTTGACTTTTTTTTCATTTCTTTCCTCTTCGGTATCTTTTTTAACGCGTTCAATAAAACCGTCTAGTAATTTTTTTGCATATCCCATGCATTTGAATTTCGTTTTTGTACATATTAAAAGAATATAATATATGATTTCATTTGTCTCTGTGTTAGGAAACCTACGATAAACCATAATACTTGGACAATTATATATATCGAATTCCGTGTCTAAACAGTGATACGCCATACTATTCCTTTCGTTTTTTATCATGGCATTTGTATAAACAGGTCCTATGCTAGTTCCTGCGTATTTCAGAAATATATACATATTGGTTGCTCTGAATTCGTCTATTTTATCGATTAATTCTTCTAGCGGAGAGTTATCTATAATATCGTTAATAATGTCTTCTGAATAGAAATTCATTTGTTCGATTTATATTATTATATTTTGATAATAATATAAACTTCAATTTTTCGTTTTTTATGGTTTCTAGGTTATTGTCTTTTGGTGGATAAATACATTTATCCACTGTTCCTTTCATTCTTTCCGTTCCTTTCATTCTTTCCGTTCCTTTCATTCTTTCCGTTCCTTATCAAAGCATATGGGTCTCCTCTCGATAACCGACGGTTAGCCAAATGTCTAATCTTCGATTATCCACCGATAGACCTTATCTACTTCTACTAGATTTTCGAGTGAGAGAACTCTTTTTCTTAGATTTTTTACTTCTGTTTGTTTTTTTTAATCCTTTTATGGGATATTTATCATTATCATCATATAATGCTATTAATTTTTTTAAACCTTTTACGGAAGCACCATTAATAATACTTTTTTCTTTCTTTGCAATTCTGTTACAAATTCCGTTCAACATATCTTCTTTTAATTCTTTATCCGCCATATTCAACATATATGGTGTCAATGAACGTTGAAATCCTCTAAACTCTATCAATATCTTATTTCGCTTTCCTTCATGGGTTTGAATATCAGATTGTGTTGAGTAAATATCTACACCATCGTATTCTAGCCAATCATAAAGTATTATTTCATTATCTTCTGTCATATTATCATCCGCATTTCTAGGTTCTTCGAAAAACTGAAAATAAGAAAGTAATGATACAGTCGGGTCGCCATATTCATCATCATCTCTTTCAATATGTGTATTTATACTAAATGCACCTGGTTCGACATACTCAATATCATCTAACATATAATTCAATAAAATCTCTTCATTGATTATTAGGGTTTGAATGAGAGATATAACTTGTTTTTCGGTAATGCCTTTCTCTTCGAATAATTCATGAATCGTCGATTTTAATCCCTTGTATAATGCATAATTTTTATGTCGGCTATTAAAATATAATTTATCTTTTAAATATGTCCGTTTGTTAGTGTCCTGTTGTAAATAATCATTTATATATTGATATAGCTTGAAAAAAATGAGTCCTATATAATTTTTTACGGCAGATACTAATTCTTTTTTCTCTTTACTATCACCATCTGCTTCTATTTTATAGTCGGGATTATTTTTATTATATTCGATTATCAATTTCTTGATACAATCTTCTAGTTTTTGTAAAACCATAATTCTCTTATGAAATACCTCTTGGAATTCGGGTATATTATTTATATTATCATTGATTAAATGTTTCATAATGGGAAAAACATTATGTATTAGTGTCGAAAATGTCATTTGGGATGTTATGCAACAATCATCTAAACTCAACTCCGTTTCTCGTTTTTCTTTTTCGTCTAAAACATGGGTTTGTAAATAGTAATTTTGCTCTATTCCTTTATCCGGTCTATAGAATAGACTTCTAGTGGTAGGTGACGTTATTTTGGTATGTGTATCTTTTTGTCTTTGACCAGTCGATAATTCTATATAGCCGCGCATTTTCCCTGTATATTCATTCAAATGCCTTGCTATATTACGGATTGCATTTATATATGTATCCAATATGATATTCTTACTAATAGTCGGTTTATAATATGTAATTACCCATTCTACATCGGCGAACGTACCACATTCTATATCATTCCAAAACTCGAAATTGATATTATATTTGCCGGAATCTGTGGTTCTATCGAAATCGTCTGTTCGTGTATATGTATATAAATTATCATTCTGTGCATATATTCCTTTTAATAATTCGTAAAAATGTTTTATTCTCGGTTTATATTTATCATTTGCGAATCTCTCTGTTTCGAAAAGAATTTTTAATTCATCCGTCACTTTTCCGTAAGGTCCTTCTTGTATAGCTTTCATTATTTGGTCTTTGTGACTATATAAATTCGCCTTTTTTATAGCTTTTCCAACTTGTTTCGCTCTTATTGATAATATTTCCGTTTCACATATTTTCGATATTTTTTTTACAAATTTACTTTCAGATATATCGTTTGTTAGTAAAAATGTGGCTTCGTTCTTATCGTATTTTTCGCCTGTTTCTTTAAACATGTCTATATTCAATTCTTCTCGTTTTCGTTTTTCATAGCTTATTTTATCTTCTTCGCTTTCTTCTACTAATTTTCGTGGGTCATCCAGCATTTCTATATCTTTTCTAGCAGTATCTGTATTCAACAGCTTGGCTAATTTTCCACCTTCCGAAATGCCCGTTAGTTTGGCTAAACTACTTGTTTCGAATTCGTAACCTATACTTAATATTTTTTCATATGCATTCTGTTTAACGATATCTCCTGCTACGTATTTTTGCTGCTCATGGTCAATATAATTTCTTTTTAATGTATGTTTTTTCTTCATATATCTCATTCTATCATAATATACCTTTATATTATAATATTGTTTTACCATCCTTTAATAATACCAGAATAGTAAATAAAAAGTCCGTTTCCTATCAAGCATTTGGCTATGCAATCCAAAACATTCATAGCTATATTCTTAATATTATCGGGGAGCATATAAACTACACCATACAATGACCATATGATTAAATAGAAGTAATACAAAAAGGAATTCGAGAACGATGTATGTCCTTTGACAAATCGCGTATATACTAAATAAAACATTACTGTAAATGGTATAAATCCGGTTAGACATGCAGTCCATTTAGTTAGATTGCCCATTTCACCCATGAATCCGATAAACAACATTATGTAATTCAATCCAATAATCTGTAATATGGTATGTAGATTGACGGATTTTTTGGATTCCACACTTAATACAACACATAGTGTTATCAACATAAGGGGTGTAGTTATCGACCAATCTACATAACGCGTTCTCGAAATATCCGCCCAATCGACTGGTTTGTCCTGCTTTTCATAGTCTTGGATTTGTGCTAAAAACACCGAATAGAAGTATCCGGCTACAACTGAAATACAGGTTTCTAAATTAAGAATATGGCGGACGCTAGGAATCTTTGTACGCATAGCCTCGATAAACGTTAGTGTTGCCGTTGTCAAAAGTAGAATATAAGTAATCATAAACGAGAACTTGACATAGTAATTAATGGGGTTCTGTCGTTTATCTGCGGGGGTTTCTTTTCCTATATTTTTCGTGGGTTCTACTGATGTAGGCTGGGCAGCAACCGTTACTGTCGGTGCTACTGTAAGACCTACCGGTGTAATTATAGTCTTCGTGTCATTATTATAAGTATCGTAAGACATTGTATATTGTATTATCATACAAAAAATTGAAACTATTTTGTTATTCTTATTTTATTTCATAAAAATGTGTATGCAACAACCTAATCGACGCTCGATTGTTATTGACATTGGTACTGATAGTGATAGTGAATTCTATTATAGCGATGAAGAACAACTCGATTCAGATTTCGAAGATATATTCGAACAAGACCAAGACCATTTAGATATCGATAAAGAAAATGGATATTACTATATCGGTATGCACGCTTATATACCGAGTCGTCGTACCATGTTAATCACGAACTCGGTATCTGTATCGACATTTTATAAATATTCGTACGAACGCATTTGTGGTTATTTATATCGATATAGTGTTATTCGAGCTGATAACCCATCGGTCGATATTATTAAATTGTCGGTTTTACCAGACGAATCCTATTCGGTTATTTTGAAGACTCATTGGTTACGGATTGTACAGCGTACGTGGAAGAAGGTTTATCAAGAGCGTCAAAAAATCTTGATAAATCGCGGGAATGTATCAGAACAACGTTATTTTGAAATACATGGTCAATATAGAAAGGGTATGAATGTTTTACCTACTATTCATGGTATGTTATTGTCCTATAATTCATTTATCGAAACTCAATAAATATAAGAATTGATTGATATCTCCTAAAATTTCGTCTCGTACATTTAATAAATCTGTATCGTGTTTGCTGTCGAAATGCATATTAAAGTCTGTTAGAAATTCGCGATATTCGAATATACGGCTTTTGAAATCTTTTACATTGTTTGGGTCGATTAAATCGATTCTTTTTTCCATCATTTTTATGCGGTCGGTATTGTTTGTATTTTGACTATTGCTAGCACCGCTAGCTTTTTCCGTTCCTTTTGAACCGCTAGCTTTTTCCGTTCCTTTTAAACCGCTAGCTTTTTCCGTTCCTTTGCCAAGTAATATCTCTATAAACTTATCTATATGTTCATTCAATTTCGCATATAACTCATCCGTTGCTTTATGTTGTGCATATGACCTTGTTTTCCAATGATATAATTTTACCATATTCAACATTTCGAAAAATACTTTCACCAAATGTGAATTCTGCGTATTTGTTCGTTGAACAGATTTCATTTTGGGTAAAAATTTCGTCGTTTTCGTATATTTTTTATTTTTCCGTTTATGTAGTCTCGTTTTCGACATGATTCTGATATATAATATTTTATATTATATATTTTCCTAGATTATCAAAAAATTGAAGATTTTTGATTACAGATACTATTTATAAACAATAAATCTGTAAATATAACTATAGTAAATCATGGAAACATTTTCGCTTACACGATATCTTTATCCCACGATTGAAGTAAAACAGTCTTTATTATTGGCTATTCTTGACCGTGAATTAGACGAAGCACTCTTCTGGACATTTGAATTATTTTATTCAAATGATTATATTGATGATTCTTTACTAGATACATCTACAATCGATTATATATGCGAATTGTATGAACATTTCTATAAAAAACTCAATCCCGATATTGAATCATGGATACAAAAAAAACTATTATTGATTGACCCTGCTATCGCGGTAGCTTCGCTCGTACAAACATTGATATATAGGCAATACAGTATTGTTGAATTTATAGAAGCATTTCTACATATAAAATGTCAGGATAATCAAGACCTTAGAGTAAATGGGAAGTTACGTATATTATTGTCACAGGAAAATATCATAAAATATGCTACATTATCGACCGATTCACCGCGCACACTATTAAAATTTGTATGTCGGTTTCCTATCAGGCGAAATGCTGCCGTTCTATTCAATACTTTTATACCTGATAATATGGTGAATATTTGGTTTTACGGTTGGTTATATTATGCAAGTAACACGCTAATATGGTCTCATCGTATTCAACAGTTTGATGGTATTGTTAATCATGATACCAAGACTGTGGAATTTGATGATGATGAATATGATGAAAACGATATGACCCGTTTTGAGTTATTTCATAATAAGTGGAATTTTGAGCCGGATGAACAGAGTTTGGAATTACAGAAGCGTATCATAGGTCAGCATATCGATGGTACGGTTCAAATGGATATTCGTGCATTTTGCGATAAATATGGAGCGCATATTCCTACGCGGAAATTGAAGCTACGTAATGTATTGGCATTGTCTTGAAGTGGATAAATGTGTTATTATTATTTTTATTTTGCATATTGTCTTCATCATATCATATAAGTAATGTACGTTGTCAATGCTAATAATGTTCCTCCCCATAGGGTATCCATGAATACTAAATATGCTTGCCATTTTTTGAATAATGCATATGTGGTTGTTTCATATACACCATAGATAACAAGACCTAATATAAACGCATCGAGAACGGGTCTATGATTTTTTATAATAAAATAATATAATCCACCAATTAGAAATATATAACATGCTATTACACTAATGGGCTTGACTTTCATAGTAGTACGCTGAATATCGATGACTTGGTTTTCGAAAAGGGTTCTATTTATTAGTAAATAACAAGCATCTAATGCCAATAATATGATAGCGATGGTTATTAGTTTTTTTATCATATATATTATTATGGATATAATAATAATATGGATATATTTTTTGTTTGTTTTGCGTAGTTTTACATGAAAATACTGAATTCCATAGTTTCACAGAAAATACTGAATCGTAGATTTTTCCGGAAAAAATTGGATGGAAGTTTTTTGGTTTTGGACATTTTAAAAATGTCCAATTTTCAAAAGTGTCGATGGACTTTTTCAAAAAGGGGTCAAAAATCTACGTTGTGACTGAGAAGCTTTGACTACCAAAAAATTTATGCAAAAAGTGCGCTGCAACCTTTTTCGGGGTCTGTCCGGCGTTTTTTTCGTTCTAATAAAAATAGAACCGAAAAAACGCCGATTTATTCAGATGATATATGGTAATGAAAGTATCGGACAAATGTTCAGAATTGTTAGCATTCGGCGTTTTTTATTCGATTTTAGAACGGAAAAAACGCCTGCATAGTTTCACGGAAAATACTGAATTCCATAGTTTCACAGAAAATACTGAATCGTAGATTTTTCCGAAAAAAATTGGATGGAAGTTTTTGGATTTTGGACATTTTAAAAATGTCCAATTTTCAAAAGTGTCGATGGACTTTTTCAAAAAGGCCTTAAAAATCTACGATGTTACCATAATGCAGTAAACGCCAAAAAAATAACGCAAAAAGTGCGCTGCAACCTTTTTCGGGGTTTGCCCGGCGTTTTTTTCGTTCTAACAAAAATAGAACCGAAAAAACGCCGAATTATTCAGATGATATATGGTAATGAAAAATTCAGACAAATATATAAAAATGTTAGCATTCGGCGTTTTTTATTCGATTTTAGAACGGAAAAAACGCCGGACAAAAATAAATAGTTTTACATAAAAAACTATTTAGGCGTTTTTCTCGTTCTATAAATATAGAACAAAAAAAGATCCTACACTATAGAATGTATTCCTGTATAGAATGTATATTCAAATGCAGTAAAAAAAGTGAATGGGAAAGACATATTTCCACTCGTAAGCATATGAATAGAACAAAAAAAGCGCCTACCCAAGTGTTACATGTTTGTGAAAATTGTAGTAAAAGTTACACAGCAAGAAACAGCTTATTTTATCATAAAAAAACTTGTACGGTAGTTAATAGTAATATTTTAAATAACTTTACTGAAAAAATGAATAATAATACAGAAATAACGACCAATGAAACATCTGAATTATTGGTTGAGTTAATGAAGAGCAACAAAGAAATGCAGGCTTTTATGATGGAACAACAAAAAGAATTAAACAATACTATTGTGGAGTTGGTAAAGAAACAAGGTAATGTTACGACGATTACTAACAATAATCAATTTAATTTGAATTTCTTCTTGAACGAGCAATGTAAAAATGCTATCAATATACAAGAATTTTTGGATAATATACAATTAACTGTGGCGGATATTGAAGCGACAGGTAGATTAGGTTATGTAAATGGTATTTCTAGGATTTTTATTAATAAACTCAAGGAAATCGACGTCTTTAAACGACCCCTTCATTGTACAGATTTAAAACGAGAAACAGTATATATTCGAGATAATGATGCATGGGAAAAAGAAAAGGACGAGCAACCCAAATTGAAAAAAATCGTGAAAATCATGGCTCGAAAAAACTTGAAACAATTGCCGGCGTGGCAAGAAAAAAACCCGGAATATGCCATCAATAATAGCCCACAGAATGAAGCATTTACGCAGTTATCATTGACATGTTTGGGTGCATTCACGGATGAAGAGGATGAAAAAGATACGCAAAAGATATTAAGAAATGTATTGAAAGAAATCCGCGTAGATAGGAATTGAACGATTATGAGTTTTACGTAAAATTCATAATAAAGATTTTTTGGGATTTTTATGTTTCCATGGTGGAAACATTTTTGGGGATTTTTGGGATTTTTTATATATTTGTTAGTAAGTATCATAATAAAAATAAAGGATAATTATGTAACAAATAACAGCATGGAAACATGTTGGAAACAAAAAATCCCTTTACTTTTTATAATATTTTACGTAAAATTCATAATAAAGATTTTATATTTTTCTAAAATCGAGACAAACCACTGGATAACAACTCCAACGTCTTGTTTAGTTCTCTCAACTCGTGTTCCAGCTGTTTAATACGGAGTTTAATACGCGATTGTTGAATATGTTGTTGTATTTCATTATCACTAGGTACATACACTTCATTTTCGTTTCCATTTTCATCGATATCCTTTATAAATATACCCTTAATATCATTATAAATAATCGGCGGTAAAGATTCCTTTAAACCTTGAATCTGTTCATTGAGAAAACGCGTCTCTTTCGACAAAGGTTCCATGCTGTAGGATGTTTCAAAAGACATGATAATAATAATAAATTGAGTTTTTAGTATTATCATAAAGTTCTCAAATTACGTTCAATTTTTTAGGTTCTTCGATAACTTTGATAGTTATATTTTCGGGTTCCATTTCACCGTTTTCATCCACTTTACTAATTTCTACCATTTGTCCCGAAACATCGAGAACCTTGACTGTGCGGGTTTTCGTATTACTTTGTTGAAGATAGTAAAGCGTCCAATGTGGAATATTGGCTACACAATTCATAATAGAATTATACGTAAATCCACATACTAAGGTGGGTTCATCCGAATATTTGATACTATACCACCAATAAGGAGGAATATATAAAACATGCCCCGCGACTACGTCGAATTCTAGGAATTTGATTTTGTCCATTTCGTGTAGATATTTACGCTGCCCTTTCCATGGATGAACGGGACTTCGAAATTCATAGTTTTCATAGTCATAAATAGGATACAAATATTTTTGGCTCTTCCATGGAGTCATTTTGACTTGGATTTTCCCCGAATTAACACATAAGAAATGGCGATACCCAGTATGGTAGCGAAGGGGCGTCGTAGCAGATTTAGAGCCAAATTGGATATCGTATTTTGTTTGTGCTGTTGCAAAGGGTTTTAGATAATCGTCGTTCTCTTTGTATAAATGGGATAATCCGGCTTCATCTACGGCTTCTTCATTGTTTTCTGTGAAATAACGAGAATTCGTATCGCTCGTTAAGAGAGTATGTGCGGATGCAAAGGGGAGAACCACGTAATCCACTGATATATCTTCGTTTTTAGGCGATTCTTGATAATAATCCTGTGTTTCTTTGACCTTTAGGTCGGAATGCTGTATGACATCGATAGTATCGATATTTAAGGATTCGAAAAAGGATGGTACGACGGATTTGTATTCGAAAAGGACCGGTTGTTTGATATCACAGATTTCTTGTAGGTTCTCGTTCGTCGAATAATCCATCTCATATATTTCTAAATCTTCGCTTCGCTTCAATTGTTGGACGATATGAATATAGAGAAAGAGAAGAATAATAAAAATGGTTATATTTAAAATAGCTGACATAGTTTTTTGTATAGTATAGGTGTATGAATTTAGGGGAAAAGAATAAACGCAATAAGAAGGGATTTATTTTGTGGGGATAATATATATTGATTATTATTAATAATGTCGTCTGAAAAAGTTGCAAATACATCGACTATTGGTGTAAATGACGTAGGTGTGGAATTTGACCAATCAGAAAAAAACCCTGCACCAGTAACTTCACCTGCACCAGTAAATAATAATATTATTAATCCTTTTGACTATGGCCCAAATCCATTGATTCTTATTAAATATGATGAAGATTTATTTACTGATATAAATTCAAGGATAAATACATGCAATGACTCAGTTGTGGCAGATGTAGTTAACCATGTGTTAAATGAAGTTGATGCAGGCTTAATGCAAGAAAAAATTAAGTTATTTCCCGATGATGGAAGAATTGAGATAGATGATTTACAGAAAGACAATGAAGCAAGCAAAAATGCATTTGAAGATAAAGCTAAAAGCAAACTATTTTATCTTTTTGGGGGAGTTGGTGAATCAAGTAAAAATCATATAACCGGTTTGAAAATGATTGATGTAGTTAATGACTATAATAATAATTGTGTAAAAAAAAAAATTTGTAAGAATTACAAATTGAATAATAATGGCTCACTTGGGTTTATCAGTTTAGGAATGTTGATAAATAACGATAAATCTTCAGATGCAGATGTTTTTACAATGCCACCTGCAAACACTTATAAACAACAATCATCAGGGTTTGGTTTTCTGACAAACCCGTCAAATGTAACACAACCTACTGGACTATCTAATTCGTCCAATTCGACGAAAGGTGGAAACGGAGACAATTCTTTAATAGAACTTACCCTATTTAACAAAGACTTGGTTCATATTGTGTATTTTTCTACAGGTTATATGTTAATTCAGAAAAAAGACCCAGATACAACAGCTGAACAATTAACAACTATCGATGGTAAAAAAAATAAGTGTAAAGAAATATTCTACAGAGCAATATTGAATCGTTTTGACAAAGAAGCACTATTAAACGAATTAAATGCGCTCAATGCCCCAACACAAGGAAACGATATGTCAAAAGTTGGTGGAGACGTCGATAAAATTGCATTTAATTTATATAAATATGATGTAGCTGGAGAACCAGTATTAAAACTAGAAGTAAGTGATTTTACTAAAAATAAGATTGAAGATAAAAATGAGATTGGCGGTATATTTATCGATTCAACAACTCCCAAAGAGGAAGTAATTTCTCATATAAAAGAAACTATCAATGATGAAAAAACAATAAATAGTTTTAATAAAGCATATAACCAGACACAAAAAGGTGTTTATATCTATAAAGGAGAAAAAGAAGAAAACAATGACGTCATAAAAAAACTCAGAATTGCGGCGAGAGATGGTAATATAAAACCATATACACAAGAAGATGTAATAGACTTTATTAATTTTATTAATGATAACCAAAAAACATGGAAAACTACGAATTATAAATTGAAAAATTATACTGCATATGGTAGTGTAATATTAAACAAGCTATTGGGTGTAGCACCAAGTTCAGTTCCTATTAACCAAGAAGAACGAAGTAAAAAAATAAATGACATAATGGATGCATTAAATAATGCAAGACTAAACGTATTATCTAACACGGAGAAAGTAACATATACTTTTCCAGTAGATATTAGTAATAAATGTGATGATGATTCATTTGGAGAATGTACAATCGCAGAAGGATTGTTAAAAAGTTTTTATACTCTTCTGTCGAGTGCGATTATTGCTGACTTGGTTATTATAGAAGAAAATATGAATAATATGGAAAAAATATTAAATGATAATTTTGACGGATTGGAAAGAGTTTTCAAAGTAAAAATTGAAGGAACCTTTGGACTTGGGATAAATAAGAAAACAGTGACTGGTGCTGAGTTTGCAACAGTACTATTTAACCAATTAAAAAAGAAAGCAAGTAAGTCATGGTTAAGTTGGTCTAGTAAAGGCGGAAAATCGAGACGAGTACGAAAACACAAGACAAAACGTTCAGTAAAAGGCGGTAAAAAAACACGTAAGCATGGACGAAGACGACACACATCAAAAATATAATAAAAATATTTTATTGACTCTCTAATTTAGAAAAAAGAATCCAGTAAATTGATTTATAGTCGAATAACCATAAATCAATATTATATACATACAATATATACATGGAAAACGAAAATTTATATGATAAAGCAGTTGAAAGAATATTTAATGTTTTAAGAACGGATAATTATGATGATGACTGTACCGACAATTGCACAGAATTAGAAAAGTTGATGGCTAACGTTCATAATTCATATAATAATTTTGTAAAAGCTACAAATGATTATAAAGTATTGTATGACAAATACAAATCTACAACAGGTACAATAAATTTAACCCCAGAAGAAGAAGCTACAAAAAATAACTATACAACAACAAACGAAAACTTTAAGAATTCGAAAAAAGCACTTTATGAATATGTATTATCGATTAAAACTGTCGAACAGGCAGCTAAAGATAAAATTAAACCTGATACATTTAGAAGAATCCTGAATGTTATAGATGAAGAAAATAGTGCCAAAGATTGGGGAAATTTAAAAAAAGGAGTAACATATGCCAAACAAGGACGTTTATTAGGCGATTTTGCAGCAAAGCGTACATTAGACCCCGGATTAGGGGGAAGTGTAGATAGACTTTTATTCAAAAATCAGGAATTTTTAGAATTCACGAATGAAAGCTTAGTAAAAGCATTGTATCCGTTTATTAGTAAAGAGGAAATCGATAAATCGATGAAAATGCGAGGAGAAAAGGAAACAGAATCCGATTACAAAGCAAGACGAACTGGCGAAAATTTTTTCAAATTTGTTTCATATTTAACTATCGCACCAAAGTTAATCGAACAAATAGGGAATACATCTTTTAGAACTCGAAACTTACTAATGAATAATATAAGAAATGTTCCCTTCAAAAATCATACTTTATTCGAAATATTACACTTGTATAAGTTTCAAGTGAAAAAAGTATATACGAACCCATTGAATCCATTACGATGGGCGAGACTATATCATATATTGGATTTTATGAAAAATTTTATGAAGAGTATTGATGATAATTTCATGACAGATTGGCGTAACGAAATGACTCCTGTTAGTCTTAGAACAATTTTTGAAGGAAGAGATGTAGAGGGTTTAACTGAGATGGGAATAGAAAATAAAGATTTTGATAAAATAGACGAAGAAGCAAAAGGTACTATAGGCTCATTATCAAATGTCGATGTTACTAAAGCGAATATTGTAACGGACCCAAATGACGATAATAAAGATGAAGATGAAGATGATAGCCAAGGACAAGTTTTATCAACAGTAAAAAATCCTTTATTTCAACAAAATGGCGGTAAATCAAATAAACGTTATAAAATAAAGCCACGAATTCGATTCAATACGAAAAAAATATACGGCGGATTCGATTACGAAACTACGAAAACATCTATCAACAAGTATGTCTCATCGGTAGATGAATATCGACTAAAAGACATCATAAAACAAAAATTAAATAAATATTTGGATTTGGAGGACTTGGCCGGAGATGGTATTACACCGCACTATGTTTATGCTGAAGCTTATCACTTTTTAAATCGAGCAATTATCTATTTTACTAGAATAAACAATGGAACTTATATAAAAATCGAGAACATTGATTCAGAACCAGATTTTCAAGAGAACTATAAGACAGCAAAAACGAAAACCCTCTATTTATACGAATCTATAGATTCTGGTATGGAAAGTTATTTAAAAACAGTTGATATCAACGGTGAAAAACCAATCAAGGCAAATGATGTTCCTATTCCTAATGATAATCCAACTATAACGGTGGGTGAAAAAGTTAAACAAGATTTCAATATTGATGTTAAAATAGAGGAATTACTTAAACTATTAGAATCCTATGATTACGAAAAAGAAAGGGAAATGATGCGCGCTGCCGGGGACTATACGGGAGTGAAAGAAGTAAAAGATTATTTATTTGGGAAAAAAGATGCGAACATAGAAAAAGATTTCGGTTTTGTCATAAAGGATATATTAGATAAAATGTTTTTACAGCAAAAAACGGGTGGTAGGCGAAGAACCCGACGTCATAGACAAAAAGGAGGATTTTATAAAACGATTGGAAAAGCAATATCGAGAACTGGTAAATCACTCAGTCGATTAGGAAGTAATACAGCTAATGTTTTATATACAGGATTAGCTGGGTCAAAACGACGCATGTTTTTATGGAGATTGAATAAAATATTCGTTTTTTCTTATAAAAAGATGGCGGAAGAGCGTTTTATCACATTAAAAGAGAATATGAATAACACAGAAAATTCATTGATTACTACATTGAATATTTCAGACGAAAAAATGATAAAATATTTAAATAATCAGAAATTAGAACGATATTCTGTAATTATCTTTTTTAAAGGGTTAGTTTGGTCGAATTTGATGATGGCGCATTTCACGTGTTCTTCTATTACAAATTGGTTGAGTATGATTTTACCACATCTAGGCACTCTAGGAGCAACCGCAGCAGTAGGACTAAGTACAGGACCAGTTGGCACATTAACATTACCGTTTGCCCTTTTTGAAATAAGTAAATTATCGATAAAAATATCCTTTCAAGCAATCAACTGTTTTGTAGCAGGGTTTTTAATGTTATTATTAGGTGCGAAGGGGTTTTGGCCAAATCCAATGAGAACATTCAATAAACAAATGAAAATATCAGTAGAACAACAACGTGAAGCGGCAAAGTCAAAATTATTACAAACAGTCACTGATAGTAATAGATGAGGACCATAACAATATTCGATGGAGGCATGGTTATCGGAGGTTTTATAGCCAAATGAATAAATATATTTATCCACTAAAAGACATTAATCATCGTTTATTTTCGGTGCCAAATAAAACACCAATTTCGCATCACCGCCCACTTCACCTAACCAATAGATAATTTTCATAGGAAAATTCTCTGTCAAATGAACGACCATTTCTTTGGCAATCTTACTATAAGCACAAATATTATGTAGATTCGCCAAACTATAGGACATTGTCAATTCCGACCCCTCGTCAATCGAAAATTCGTTCAATTCATCAATCTCGATTTTCACCGACATTTTACCGGATTCCACGCTCAATGCAGTGAGTTGAATGGCTGATTCATTACAAACAATATCGATGGAATCACCGAATAATTTCAACTGACCAATAATACTGGCGAAATTGGCCGACGGAATCGAAAACTCCGCCGCACTTTCCGTGGGTGGAATCGACATCATCTCACAGTCAATATCAATGAGCGACATTTCAAACTCTTTGTTATATAGCGTCTTATTATTCGACGTAAAATCCACGTATAATTTATCTTCCATTTCAGAATCGAATTTAATCGTAATATCTTGACCCTTATCGCGTGTCCCCAATATTTTGTATAAGATAGTTGAATTCAGTCCAATCGTACAATTTCTGGGTATTCCATGTTCATATCTATCAAACCACGCGGCGGGGAGAAAGACTTCGAAGATGGAAATACGAGATGCATCCATGGATTGAATATAAAATCGCTCTTTCTCGAAAATAAGATTGATTTGGTCAGTGAATAATTTCATATATTGGAAAATGCCGGAGAAAATCTCGGCCTTATGTTGGTCAGAAATATGAATATGAATAGTCGCCATCGTAATATATAATAAATCAAAAGTTTTATATGATTTATTATATGTCTATCGAACCAAATCCGAAATCAATTTTTCGGATTCTTTTTTGCTGTATAATACAACTTTTTTACGTATTACATCATCCATGAAAGGTCGAGCCGCGGTCGATAACATGTCAATCATACTAGGTGTGTTATAAATATAGAATCCTATCATATCCACTTGATAATTGGTATTGATTCTTAAACATTCGTCGCAAAAATAGGAAATAATAGGTTTATATCGTTCAAATGCCGAAATAGTGAAGGTGTTCAAATTTAAATGAGCTTCGAAATTTCCATATTTTGTTATACTTTCTTGGAATAATTGGAGAACCCGAGAAATAATAAAATGCGAATTGTTTGTGTTGGCGTACATTTTGAAAATGGTATAATCGAAAAATACCTTGTTCGTATTAGGTATGTTGAATACGGTATGTCGAAGTATTTCTTCAATGTCGAAATTACTAGATACGACATTAGCACAATCTTCTTTTTGTTGCTTCTTGAAGAATAATGCTTTTTGACTTTCTTTATAATAATTAGCTTGTAACTTTTCTACTTTGGAACGAAATTCTTCTCTACTCATTTGCAGTAGTATTTGTATTTACTATAGTAATATATAATATAGATATTACTAGACGCATAGGTCTATTTCATTTTTCCAAACAAATATATTTTATAGAGAATTGGCTAATTCATTATTTACTAAATCTTTTAGATCGACACTACTTGTGTCAATGTTGTTATCAATATTTGTCGTAATACGTGGCTGATTGCCTAAATCGGAGAAAACATGCACACGTTCTTCCATAAGAGTTTTATTCACATCCATGGTATATGTCTGTAACTTGATAATAGTGTCTTTAAGAGTGGCCAATTCGACAGCTAAGATTTCGAAACGGTTATTGAACTCGGCAACCATATCATTAAAAGCGTCAAGGGGGACCGAAGATAGGGCAGGGCTTGGACCAGAGCCATCATTCTCTAAATCAAAGGATACGTTTTGTCTCATAGTAGATTCACCTGCCTTTGCTTCTTTCATAAAAGTCTCCAAATTAGATAATCGTTTATCGATAACGGCGATAACTTGGGGTAATGTGAATCCAGGTCCATTCGATGTTTGTGCTGGATTTGATGCACTCGGACTTGGCTGAGTCTGACTTTGTACGGGTGACGCAGTAGCTAAATTAGTACGACGGCGTATGGCAGCTGCATTGGATTGGCTCATTCTAGTTTTAGAATATATAGTATTATAATGGATATCTCTAAATAGATTATGAACGCATTTTGTTTTCATGCGACGAATTCCATTATCATAGGAAAAATAGTAGAAATCGCTTTGGCGCATAATAATGCAACCTGTATATGTTCTCGTTGTGTTCCGTTACCAGACCGTAATTGAATATAATGTATCCATGACCGAAGAGTACCATTCATATATAATTTAGAAATAGTCATTCCTTCAGGTAAAACGGCTCGAGCTTGCTCTTTTGCTATACCATTTTCAATAGCCCAATTATATGCGCTCTTAGATGTCAATTCGACAAAATGTTGTTGTTCTTCCCATGCCATTTGTATATCATTGTTCTCTACTTCTATACTATTTTGCCGATTCTTCGTGTCTTGTAGGCGAGCTTCCTTATATGAAAATCCCAAATCAGCAATCGCATATCGCTGTGAGAATTCTTGAAACGAAAAAGAACGATGTCTCAAAATCTGTCTAGCAATATCGCGTGTCGTTTCAATTTCCAAACATATATTAACCATTTCTAATGGCGACCAATGTTTATTTTTTATCAAATATCTTACTAATTTCTCACTGGTCTCATGATTCATTTGGTTTGATGGATTCGAAACTCTAGCACAGAATGCAACCATGTCGAGAAGAGTGGCATGTTCATCAAATGTAGGCTTTGAATAACTGATGAGTTGAACTTTAGTCATAGTAAATATATTACACTATATCTATTTATCTCTATTCGAACAACAATAATTTTTTGTCTGTATAGAGATATATACAATATAAGAAATGGAAATTCTACATGAGACAAAGGACCATTCAAAGAAATCTTTTTTGGGACACGTATTTTCTACGACAGAAGAAGGAAAAGCCGAATTATTGAATGTAATACAATATTCTTTTATGGGAGTGATACCCGTCGTAATATTGAATAAGTTGATACAGCGATTTATTCCTGAAGCTGACCCCGATAAATCGACCATCGAACTTTTAGCAGAAATATTCATTCAATTGATTATCATGTTTTGCGGCATTATCGTAATTCATCGTACAATCACCTTTTTCCCAACATACAGTGGATTCAAATACGAGCATTTGATGCTGACAAATGTTATTTTAGCATTTTTAATCATTGTTCTCAGTATTCAAACAAAATTGGGTATTAAGGTGAATATTTTAGTCGATAGATTATCGGATTTATGGAACGGGACGAATAGTAGTGATAATAAAAAGAAAATGAAGAATGGAGTACGTGTAAGCCAGCCCATGGCTCAGCATAGTTCGAGTCAAGCCGATTATTTAGATAATAATCAGGTCCAATCTGGAATGTTCCCACCAGCACCCGCAGCCACATCAAGACCATCGAATCCTATGGAGGGATACGATAACATGATAAGAACGGGTGGCGCAACAGGCTCAGATATGTATGGTGGCCCAATGGCGGCGAATGCCTTACTAGGTTCCAGCTTCGGTTCTTTTTAGAAAAAATTGAAACGTAAAGACCATGTATGATGACATGTAAAACCATGTCATCATTTACATCAACAAAAATGAATCTACCATTGAATGTTCTCATGAACTGTATTTTAGTGAAAGAACGAGTAAGACCAGCGTTACTAATACAGCCAATAGATTACGACGAAAACACCGGAAAAGAACCCAAAACAAAACAAATTCTAGAAAGTGTCAAACAATATTTCCCAGAACTTTTACATAGCGAAGATTATCAAGGTATTATAATTTCTTACGAGGATTATAATGGTAAGGAAATAGACCTACAAGAAATGGGGCGAATTCTGGGATATCCATGTTATGCCGATTTTGGCTCAATAGATAAAGATGAATTTAGCTATGCGGTCGATATAACCGTTTTATTAGAAAATCACGAACGAATACAATTATTCGCAAATGTATGTAAGGATACTAGTAAAGAATCCGAATTCGAGAGTATTGCAAAAGCAGCCGACGCGGTTTTGAAAAAAAAAGAATATGCCGCCATGTTCAATTCACCAATAAAAATGGTAATTGTTGAAGTTGATGAGACGATACCAGTAAAAGCAATTATTGATAAGATAATAAAAAAGGAGAAATTAACCGAAAGTTATATATGGCAAATCAATAATATATTTTATAATTTCGGATTTAGCTTCGAATTCCAAGATTTCTTTCTTGAGCATTTTCAAAAAGAGAATCCGATACATAATGGAATTCTATTATCGCTACTATTGAATGAACGTAATAATACTTTATCGGCCTTTTACCCGTTACAGCGATTTCCTGACGAAGAAATCGAAGTGAGAGAAACGACTACTGCTTGGGAAAAAGACTTGAAGGATATATTTTTGAGAACAAAACAATGGTAATAGTTTCTAATGACAAACTATAATGGAAGCACATAAGATAATAGAAATCGAAAAGCCAATTCCGGTTGAATATATTTCTGCAAAAAAACAGTCGTTCCATATAATATTCGCAAATAATAGTGGAATGTATTTCAATCGGCCTATGTATATATCGGCATCTTCATGGACATTTATTCATATGCGACATACAGACCCTTATTTATTGAGAATAGAAAAGACTGAAGACCTATATAATAGGTATAAATATTTTATAGTTTGAATAGAATTCTTATCCATATACTTCTTTTATAGAACCCAAATACCATTCAATTCGCCATGCTTCAGCTGTATATTCCTTCATTAGAATCGTATTATATTCACATAATTTCATCAAGTTTTCAAATATATCTGAACAAGACCTTGGTTCATAATGATACATAATAATAAACCAATCTAACCATAGACCGATTCTCATACTAGGAATAACATATACATGATGATTTTCGACTTGTTCCAATAAAACCTGACAGCAATTTTTGGCTTCACTCCAATAACCAAGTTCAATATAGTTTTTTAGAATAAAATAGTAAATATAATGATAGTTTTTTGTGGGTCGGATAAAATTATTCCAGATTTGTCCATAATCACCGTAAGACCTTGTGATGGACGAAGAAAATTCATCGAGAACTTCTAAATAAAACATTTCTTCGCCATGACCAAAACCTTGTATAGTAGTTTCACGGAATATGGTTTTTAGCCTTTCTAATATAGGTTTCCCTATTATGTCGGAACACGTAAAAAATCCACCACACACTACCCATTGATAGCGACTATAAAATTCTTGTTTATATTCGTTACGTTTATATTTTTTATCACACACATTGAGAACTTGGATATGAAAATTATCCGTAATATTGGACAATATCCATGGTAAAATATGGGGTTCGTAGTTCTCACAGATTTTGATAGTATCTTTCCCTAAGAAACAATCGACCCATCCAAAACGAGTGGTGTGGAAAGGATTTGATTCTATTGTTTGTAAAACAAAATCGAATTTATTACAGGTGACTAGATGACTTTCGACTGTAGTTCGAGAATCACGCGTAGGAAAAAAACGTTCTCGATTATGTTTGACAATATCTTTGTATTGAAATGACCATAGTGTATGAGTATTTGTTTCTTTGAAAATAGTAAGATTAAGTAATCCAAACTCTTCCCTAATTTTTTTAAGTCGAGGTATAGTTTCTGAATCGCCATAAACAACTAAATAAACGGGGATAGATAATAACATTCTAGACATATCAATCGTTTCATCTAATGAACGAACTGCAGTATCATTCAAAGAAAAACATGCGGTTGTTAAAGTGCAATTGGGTATAGAAATATCGATTGTCATAAAAAACTTTATTTAATAGTAATAGTTATTATTATAGAATTAAATAGAACAATTTTTTATTTGGTTTTATGAAGAAAACTAAATTTATTTTTGTTGATAAGGTAGTGGAGGAAGCTTTGGAAATTGAACACTTAGATATGTTTTACGAACACCCTTTTTATCAATCGTCTCGTATTCTCGGAGAACCTGAACATAGCCACGTTTGGGCATATCTGTGCGAATTTCGCCAGTACGTCTATTATGATAGTAAGCTTCATTATGGGGATAATCATCTGACTTACGATAATATTTATACCATAATTCGGCACCACCGTCCTTGATGACCACGTCTTCGAAATCTTCTAGGGAACTATTTCTTTCAGGCACATCGTAAGTAGATACATCGTAATGCGGACTATAGTAGTAATACTTGCTACTGATATAATCCATATGTTTCTCCCAAACCCAGTACTCCCATGTAGCTGGGTCGCTCATACATGTGCCGTCTGCTAAATCGTAGTCTTCGATAACAGATTCCACGTAAGGAACATGGAGAAACGAGGTTTCTTCATCTTGTTTTGACTCGATTACTGGAAGGGTAGAAGGCAGGTTGAGTGGGCTATCATAGGGAAGGTCGAATGGAGATGCGAAAGACATATTGCGTAGAACTTTAATTATATTATTTTGCTGGTGGCGTGCTTTAAATAAATCTATAAAAAAAGTTTTCAATTTTTTATAGATAAAATTATCCAATTACTTGAATATATCTAATGAATTCACCAATTCCATGCGTTTTATCGATTGCTCAAACGTATTCTGCTGCTCTAAGTTATTGAATAAATAGTCTGTATTAGGACTTTCTTCATTCTTCTTGATTTGTTTATAAATTTCATGAATCTTACTGACAACGTTTTGAACCATAGGTTTATTCGGCATAAGTTCGATATTAACTGGAACGGGTTCAGTCAATAGTGCAATGGCCATGTACAATAAATATCGACGTCTTTTACATGCAGCAGTTGTATATTTTATACAGAATAGTGATAATAATGAATCCATGAGTTTTCTTATAAAAACATTCCCAATTAAATCACAATAATGAAAAAGCGCATCCCAGATTATCCAAATAATATCACATTGGTATTTTTTTTCAACGGGTATAGTAGTCCGTCTTTCACAATGACAGGGTGTTTTCCGTTTTCTACAAATCAGGTCGAATTCAATTACCCATTCTATCCAATACATGGCCGAGTGCATATTATGCCTTTCATGAGAAATATTATATGCAAACTCGTTGAGGGCGATAATCAATTCGTTTGGGTCCTTTTTCTGAAAAAACGGTTCAATAAAATGTACGTTGGGTGCAATTAAACGTTCTGTCATCTGCGTCATATCGAATTCTTCCTCTCTATTGATTTTAATGGGTTCAATACTACTTTTTTTGTTTGATAGTGTCAAAACGCTGACTGCTTCGGCGAATAATTGGCGGATAGTGGGATTGTTACGGAGTTGAAGCTCATTTAAATAATCTCCCTTTGCCATTATATTCTTAAACACTTCATATCGCATCTCTAAATACATAATAATTTTTGGGTTTCCTAAGTGGATATGTTTTCCAGCATAATATAAAAGAGTTTCCCATATTTCCATATAATGACCGGAACATACGAGTTCCGCGCACCAATAGCAAGCAGGCTCTAATCTCCCCTTTTGCATATTCAATATGAATTGATTTTTCGCATCGGTACATTTGAATTTGGAAAAAGAAAATCCTTTGAATTGTGCGGGGGTACGTATATCATTAATATCCGTATTTGACATATCTATATATTTATAATAAATTATGTTCGATTATTTTACTAGTTTTTATTTTTTGGATAATTTATTATTTTTTCGTCAATAAAAAATGTATAGATATATTGTAGAATAGTATATGAGTAATCAAATAAATAATATGTCTTATGAGAATCGTTTCCTACAACAAATATTTATTATGAGGGATAGTTTGAATAATGTACATTTTGAAATGCTAGAGAATATTTTTAATATATATGATTATGATGGCGATGGTATGTTAAATGAAGAAGAATATATATCATTTATTAGTGATATCATGTATATTTCGGTATTGATGAAAAGAATGAAGGACTCAGAATATACGATGACTAATGTAAATAAAATAGCGAGATGGTCACGTTCTAATTTTAAATCGAATTTGTTTCGAGAACCTGTTCAAGTGGTTTCACATGACTTATTTTTAGAAGAAATATTATATGGTCTGACGGAAAACCTACAGATTCCGTTATATGGAGAAGGGTTCTCATTAGTCCCTGAATTAATACAATATTTCAATTATTATGTGGATGTGGCCAAACGTAGGGGGTGGCCGACGGAGTTTATGCAAGAGCAAGAGAATCCGCTTATGCAAGAGCAAGAGAATAAGCTTATGCAAGAAAATCAGCTTATGCAAGAGAATCTATATCATAATGGTTTAACTGAACCCGTTTTGGAAAATACTATACAAACCATTTTCCAATTACCTATTTGTATTACAAACCGAAATCATTTTTATGAATATATGAAATCAGTAACACCAAAAGTGCCTACGATAGTAGAAGAGCCGCAAAAACCCCAACTAACACCACAACAGCAAATGCATGAATATCAAGAACGAAGACGACAAAAATATAAAGAAGAAAAGGAGGCGAAAGAGCGCGAAGAGAGAGAAAAAGAAGAAGAAAAGCAACGAATACTAGAGAACCGGCGCATAGAACAAGAACGCACAAATGCAATATTACGAGAACAGCAAATCAGAATTGAAGCGGAACAACGAGAACAAGAAAACATAACTGCTTCAATAGAAGACCACCATTTAAGAATGGAAGCCGAACAAGCACTTATATATATTGACCCAGCTGACCATAGTAGAATGCGAGAACTAGAACAAACCATACAACAGTTGGAACGAGTACAACGGGCATTAAGAGACCTTACAAGACAACAAGGATATGATTTGGGAATCGACCAAATCGATGGAGAAGTTTTCGTAAAGGCAATCGAACATATTGGCGAAATAGATTTTTCACGGGAACAAGATGGGTTTGACCCTATTGAAGCAAACGTAAATGTTTTAGATTTTTTAGACGAAGAACCCGCTGATAGAATTGCATTTAAGTGCGGCGAGAGTTATTATATTGCAAGTAGAGAACGAATTAGAAATATGATAAATTTAGAGAATAGCGAAAATGCATTGTTTTATGGATGCGTTTGCGAATTACAGGGCGATTGGACGCTAATAGAGACATGGGCGCTTCTTGAACCAACCGTTATTCCTAATCCAGTGTATTATAATATACAACAGCTAGGCTTACCTATTCGATATGTTTATTTGGATGATATAAAGCAGGTTCTCGAATCAAGCTATCGATTTTTCTCTGTGGAACGACCGGAAGACTTTCGTATTATACCGTCGTTTGCTAGTGATAATATTTTGAATCATGGAATAGGTTCGAGTTCTGGGTCACATTGTCAAGATGGTCAGGCAGATGGTGTATATCGTATTAAGAGTTTTGAACCAAAAATTATATGATACAGTAAAAACATATTATATAATTCGCTTTATTCACTTCCAAAAAAACCACCCTTTCCAATCTTAAAATCACTCAACCGAGTAATGATATCCGACTTGTCCTTCAAAACCTCCTTGATAAGGTCTTTGATAGAAATCATACCAATAAAATCTTGATTCTTATCATCGACAACGAGAAGGTGGCGAATATCCTTGAACATCATTTTGTTCATACAGTCATCGAGTGTATCAGTCTTGTTCGCGGCAATGATGGTCGGACCATAACTACAAATATCCTTGACTTTCAACTTATCTATATCTTTGTCTAGAGCAGCAACCTTGTTAATATAGTCTCGCTCAGAACATACACCAATGACTTTATTGTTCTTATCAGTGACGGCAAGACAACCAATATTGAACGCTGCAAATCGAACTACAGCATCCTTTACATTCGAATCCTCGTTAATCTTGAAATCGACCTTACGATAACATGAGTTTTCAAAAACGTTGAGCGCGGAGACCTGACGTGTTGCAGATAAAAGTGTTCTACGCATAGTATAAAAATATAGGAAGGATATTTTTATATATTTTTTGGTAATAATTTATTTTCATGAACCATACTTTACATTTTTCTGGAAGCACGTCTTCTTCTAAAGGTGCGTTTTGATTTCTTACGCATATTTCTTGTTTTGCGTCTTCTTCCGCCAAGAGTTCCTTCTATTCCTAATAAACCTTTATGTTTGGGGTCATACATAACATATGTATCATCAGTTAGCAGAATATCGGTATTTTTATAAAATTTATCTTTTACGGATAATTTTATAACAACGCTTTTATTCCTTGACGAAGTTACAGATAAATAATTAATATTAGCACCGTTTATTTTATAAGTTTCTTTCTGGATTGCATTTTTGTTATCACCAAAATTTCTGAAAGTAAATATATTGTCCGGCGCAAAAAACAATTCTAGTTTCTTAGTAATAAAATTAATAAAATCTTTTGAGTTCTCAGGATTTTCATCAAATTGAGTTGCTGCAGAATATAACATATCGCCGATGTTGAACTCTTCATTAGTTTCGCCAAAAACAACACCGCTTCCTAGTTCAATTGGTTTAGACATGACTTATTATATATATTACTAGATAAAAAATTATATTGTTACATCTTTGAATACTTAATGTCTTTCAGTCGATAAATGTATTTATCGACTGAAAACATATAGAGAAATCCACATTTTTGTAGCCATTTGGCTAAAAAAACGGATAGCCCTTAAGGTCTATCGGTGGATAAATATATTTATCCATTTGACTACAAATCTACCGATAGACCTTAATATGTGACAAAAATATGTACGTATATAAAATATCTAATAAAAACCCACTTATAGAAAAACATAATAATAAGTATTCTAATATGGATTTGTGTTCAATATTATAAAAATAAATGACCAGTAAAGCGAAGAACGGTATCGCTAAAATATCTCCATAATGACTACAGTTTTTACACCTTTTCTCATTTAAAACGCCCATTTTATTAGGCAAAAAAAATAAGAAAAATGTGTAAAATCAATAGTAGGAATTTCACCTACGATGGTCTAACTTTTTCCTGTTCTTTTTTGGTATTGGAACAGGTGAAAGACGAAATTTGAAAACATAATGGTCGTGCTTGTTTCTCTATCCAACACTTTGTTAAATTCATTATGTTTATTGATGAATTCGCATCTCGTGTTCTAAATACGGTTTGTTTGACTTGAGGTCTCACGCAGTTAGAGCAAACTAAAAGACGGAACTGTTTTTCTCCATTTTTGTGTCTGTAATATTCTAAATTGTTATAACATTCACAACATTTCTTGCTGGTATTACATTCATTTATCGTAATAGTATCATATTTCTTATGGATTTGTTTTCTTAATCCTTTATTCATTGTAGGCATAAAATGTTTCATTTGTGTGCTTCTACTCCAATTTCCATAACCAATAAGAATATTTTTACCAAAAGTTTCTTTTATTCTGTTAAGGAAATTATCCATGCTTTTCTTACCATAACTATATTGACGGAACTTCATTTTTCGCCAAGTTTCTCGTTGGTAGAAATCTAATACCTTCTTATTTAATTTATCCTTTTCAACCAAGTAGGACTTAAATTTTTCATAATCCACAGATTTACTATTTTCACAGGATAATTCTGTTTCTAAACCAATAATACCGTGTTTCTTCTTTTCTTCCAATAATATTCGTTGATTACACTTCGCTTTACTTTCTATTTTTCTTTGCGGTGCTGTATATTGTAATTTATTTCCGTTTCCGTCCATCATATAAACTAAAGAACGCTTTCCTGGGTCGCATCCAACTATATTTCTCGGTTTCAATTCATCTAACTGTTCCTTCGATAAATCTTCTATGTTATAGAAATCCTGTTCAGGCAAAGTAGGAACTTTACTACCCCATTTTTTATCTTTCAAATCCTTACGAATAAATAACAAACAACATGAAATACCGTCTGTCTGTATTTGGTGATGAAATTGGTAATGTTTATTCTTAAATGTTTTATGGTTCAGATTCAAAAATCCATTCCAAATATCACGCTGGTTATCTTTGATGTTTTTCAATAATTCACCTTTCTTTATTTTATTCCCATCCTTATCTTTTTCAGGACTAAATAAACTCACCAAACAAGCAGTATCTAAAATAATATATTTTGGAATAATATTGTTTCTTAATGGTAAGGGTTGGAATAATTTACTTTCCTGTTTTTCCAATATAGAGTTCATATAAAGCATTCCTTTCAAATAAGAAAATGGTCTAACTTTCACATCATAGTGTATTGACTTTTTGATATCATTTGGAAAAATGTGAGGTAAATGAGTGAGTTTCCAATCATTAAACAATTCATTTGTTTCCGTATCCAATTCTAATACTTTCTTTTTGAATTGAAACAAAATTGCTTTATCTTCCGTTATTTCGTTGGTTGTCTTATTGATGAAGCGTAAGAAATGTTGAATGAAATGTTCTTGTGCGTTATTAGATAAAGAAGTATATATTTGTGTTGCTATATATGGTAGCATAAACGTAGTATTTTTCAAGTTGGTTTTTTCATGGTTCAGTAAAGGCTGATATTCTGCTTGATAAAACTTCTCTAACTTTTCTAATAGGTCTGTATCTGCTCCCTTCTTACCTCTATTATCACGAACTCCTAATGCCTTGATACAGTAAAGAATAAAAGTTTCATTTATTTCAGGTAAAGGTAGTTGTTTCACATGACAATGTAAAACATATAACCGAATAAACTGGTAGGAATGTATCATCAAATCATTCATCACAAAAACTAAATTATTTATTTCAGGTTGTATCTCATTACGGTTTAACAAAACAGATTTAAGCGTGGTTTTGATAGTTTGAAAGGATGCCCTTTCATTATGCCTAAATGATTTGAAATCGTCCTTCAACTTTTTCTTTTTCACCATCCTATATTATATCTAAAGAAAATAATTATATAAAATTGGACGCAATATTTTACATAATTATCCCTAAATATTTTCATCTTTTTCTTTTTTCAGTTTTTCCTTCTTATTTAAATATGCTGTTCTTGCGTATTCTTTTTTCTTTTCAGCAGATACTTCATATACATAATTTGTTTTTTGTTTATACTCTTTATTTTTTTTAATGATTTCTTCTTTATGATTTTCGTAGTAGGTTTTACTTCTTGATGGTGCGGTGTAAGTTTTAAGTTTTTCTTTTAATTCCTTATTTTCTTCCTCCAATTTTTTTATATATTCTTCAGCATTCATAGTTATAAAGAATACCCATAATATATTTAATTTATTTTTTAGAATATTAATTATTCATATTTGACATTATAATTAGTATAATGTCAACTTTGAGATGAATTATGGTGTTTGTGTGTGTTTTCGAGGGGGGGGGGATTACATTCTATACACATTTCTGTTTTACGAGTAAAGCAATAATCGCATATTTTATTATGACATTTTTCAATAATACATTTATTAGGATTTTTTCCTGGTGGTAAAATTAATGCCTCACACTTTATTATTTGTTTCCAAAGTTTTACATATGTTTTATCATTGTATTTGTTAACATTGCTTAATTCATCAACCAATGTGGAAAAATATTCATCCATTTCTGTTTTTTTATTTATATATTCACATTGAGAAGTCGTTTGTATAAACTCTTGTTTACAAATAGAACAAACCATTAATATAAATATATTATACAAATTTATTTTATTTTAATTTTTGATAATATGTTTATTATATCTATTATATTTTTAATGTCTTCTGTGTTATTAGGTTGCCTTTTTACTTCCATTTGAATTCCGATACAATATAAATAATTTTGGTATTCGTCAATAACTGGTTTCAATGATATTAAATTGTAAAAAAGAGTTCCGTTTTTTTTAACATTTGTTATTATTACGCTTGTAGAAACCCCTAATCGTAAAGCACTTGATAATAATACATATTGTGTTTCTTCTTCCTGTATAGGAATGCTGGGTTGTAAAAATTTACAGTTTTTTCCTATCACTTCATTTCTACTATAGCCAGTTGTGGTTTCAAAATGTTTATTAACATATAAAAGAGGAAATCCAAACAATTCTTTTTTAGCAGATGATATGGTTATACATATAGGTAAATCTTCTGATAAACTAATTACTTTTTTGAACCAATGATATTCATAAAAAGGAGGAATATACATATAAAATGTATTTTTCATATTGAGATATAGATAATCATTATCATTATCATTATTGTTGGTTGTGTTTGGGAATAAATATCGTAATCTATCTTCTTTTTCTTGAGCCGTTTCATCATTTATAATTTCATAGATATTTTTATCAATAAATTCACAATTCAATATATTATTAAATTGTATAATATTATCAAATCGTATATCATTTTGAATAATAGTAGAAATGTATTTTTTTCTTATCTTAGTTAATGGGTTCTTATTATACATACTTAATAAATATAAATTATAATATTATAAAATTTTTATTATAATTTTGTAAAAATATTATATATGCCTCATCAAAAGAGTATTGACTATAAAGAAACTGCTGTGAATTATTATTTAGTGGAGGATAAAACACAAGAAGAAGTATGTAAAGTATTCAATTGCTCTCGTAGAAGTTTAATGCGTTGGGTAAAACAACACGAAAATGAAGGGAAGGTAAAAGGGTATGAAAGGAAACCGAAAGCATACAAAGTTCATAAAGAACATGTTGATTACTTATTACAGGAAATCAAAAAGAATAAAACGATTACTATCGATGACCTGCTATATTTATTGAAAAATAAATACCCTGATGCTCAATTAAGTCAATCTCATCTTCATAGAATTATTCGTGATAATAACATTACTTTGAAACTAACAAGAATACGACATGAACCAATAAAGAGATTTGGAAAAGATATTGATATCAATAACAATTTGAAAGATTTTTATAAAGAAATAAAGCAACACAATATTGAGGATATTATTTGTATTGATGAAACAAGCATAAAATCATTACAAAAGCGTAATCATTGTTATAGTGATATTGGAAAACGTTGTGTAATAAAAACACAATCACAGGAAGTATTCAAGAAATATACAGGAATATTTGCTATTTCTGTGAATGGTGTTGTTGGTTGGGACTTATATGAAAAGAGTGGTATAAATGCGGATAGAATGGTAGAGTTTTTAGAAAAGCATATTACCAATGAGTTCAAAAATAAAATCATTATATTGGATAACGCAAGTAGTCATAGAAACCCAAAAGTAAAAGAAATCATCAATCAACATAATCATTTGCTATATGCTGTTCCTTATCAGCATTTTACGAATTCTATAGAAAATTACTTTAGTATGCTGAAATCACGCTTACAGAAGTTAGATGGATTAACTCATGTTGAATTGAAGCGGAATATATCAAAAGTAATACAGGGAATACCAAAGGAAAAATACAGAAATATTGTAAAAGGGGCATACGAAAGACCTGAAAAATATATAAGTAAGAACAAAACAAGGAAGCGACCAAAGAAAAACTATCTATAAAATCTCATGTAAAATGGGCGTTTTAAATGAGAAAAGGTGTAATAAAGTTATTATATTTCATATCTATATGATATGTCTATAATAAAAATATTTTATTATATAAAACGGAATTTTTGATATTAGTTGCGAAACTATTATTACCCCAACTTTACCTACCATTATAAACCCGATTCAAAATAATCTGTATTTTATATGCAGCATTACCTTTTGCTGATTCACTCATTTCAGGAAACAATTTATCACGAATTTCAGTGGATGGAACTATTCTAGGTTTATTGGCGTTATTATAATCTTTTATTGCTTGTATTTCTTCTTCAGTAAAATCTACTTCGGCCCAAGTACCTTTATTTTCTTCTTTATATCCACCTGATATTTTTCTATTTTTCCTAGATGTTTGTTTTCTTAGATGTTTGGTTTTTCTAAGGATTTGTTTTCCTAAATGTTTGTTTTTTCTGGTAGCTTTTCTCATTGTATATAAATATTATATATAATATTATAACAAAAAAAATTATCTTTCAATTGATAATTGTAATACATTTATATTTACACCGATGAAGATTTAATCTCTATTAGAGAATAACGTATTTATCCTTCGTTCCTTTCATTCTTTTTCAAAGGATATGGGTATCCTGTTGATAACCAAAGGTTAGTCATTTGGCTACAAATCTACCGATAGACCCTAAATAAGATATCAGACTCTTTCTTTATTGCTACTCCGTGATAATTCGAGGAACCACATTAATACATTGTAATTCTTGTGACATCAACTTATAAGCATAGGGTAATTCGACTCGAGAAAACTCAGTCTTATTATCACATGTATTACATAAATGAACAGTAAAATCGGCACTGGCATACATACGATTTTTATTTCCATCGTTGAAAGACGCCATCATACCGCATCTTTTACAAACATACACCGCATATTTATCAGAAACATCATATAAACGCTCTCTACAGAATCTCGACATACCATGTGCTAACATAACATCACGTTCCATTTCACCAATTCTAAATCCACCATCCCTGCTACGACCTTCCGCGGGTTGTCTCGTCAAATTCACCATCGGTCCAATCGACCTACTATGTTGCTTATCATTTACCATGTGTTTCAGTCTCTGATAGAATACTGGACCAATAAATACAGTAGTTTCTAACTGCTCACCCGTCAATCCATTATATAATAATTCATTACCATAACTTTCGTAACCAAGACGCTGTAGTTTCTCGGAAATCGTCTTGATATCTAAATTGCCGAAACTAGTACCATCGCCAAACATACCCATTTGTAGTAGGACTTTCCCCAACAACGTTTCTTTGAGTTGTCCAATCGTCATACGAGAAGGAATCGCATGTGGATTAATAATAATATCTGGTTTTAGTCCATCCTTCGTAAAAGGCATATCACATTCAGGTATAATGTTACCACACGTACCTTTTTGCCCATGTCTCGAAGAAAACTTATCACCAAGCACCGGCTTACGTAGTGTGCGAACACGTACTTTGGCGAAATTATATCCGTCGCCATTTCTACCAGTATAATTTTTATCAATATACGTTTCTTCCGTTGTTCTGAATGTTTTGGATTGGTCTTCGTATTTCACCGTCTTGGTCGGGTCGTTACGATTTTCTTTAATAGGAATGATTTTGGCGATAATCACGTCTCTGTTCTCTACTAGGCTATTCTCAGGAATAAATCCTTGTCCATTGAGTTTATCGTAGTTACCAAATTTGATACCCTTCGTTTTTGCTGGTTCGGGCTTACATCTGATAATTTCATCGCGAATAATGTTTTTATCTTCGTCTTTTTCAGTATGGTAAATCGTCGCCATAAAGAGACCACGGTCAATCGAACCTTTATTTACAAGGACACTATCTTCTTGATTATATCCAGTATGCGTCATAATGGCGACATGAATTTGTGTTCCTGATGGGATTTTGTTGAGTTGAATGAAGTTCATAAGGCGTGTATCGACCAAAGGTCGGCTAGGATAATTCAAAACATAGGCAGTTTTATCCATTCTTTGGTCGTAGTTTGTTGCATATACACCCATTGCCTGCTTACCCATTGCACAATTCGAACTCATGAATCCAGCATGTCCGGCTATGAAAGAGTGATTCTCACTAGCAACTTCGATATCGGCTACGAAACAGTTGGGTGCCGCAGAAATCCACTCGATTTCTACGAATGAGCATTCACCAGTTTTTCTACTATACATTCCGATTTTTACGAAAGGATATTTTGCATTTCCGTCGAATCGTGCCTTACGAATTTCTTTGACCATCATCCAACCCCAACTCGTCATAAATTTATGGTCGTCCGTCGCTAATATTTCTTTACCGGTAATAGTTTTGATTTTATACATAGGTTCTTCGTTCAAGCAAAAGAAGTGATTGACAACTTCGGTATCGGTGATTTCGAATGTTTTTGGGTGAAATGATTTTACCATATCGCCTTTCTTCAATTCACGAATGGGCCTGTAGCTACCATCCGACATTAGGACGAGCTCCATCCATTCAAGACATTGATATGTGTTCCTAGGAGCTTGATTATGTTCAGGGAATGGAATACATGAAGCAAGAACACCGAAAATCGTGCTAGGATGAATTTCACAGTGAGTATAGTTGAATCGTAGTTTCGCGTCTTGTAAATATTGGTCTTTGCATTTCATTGCAATCATGGCGAAATTTTGTTCTTCTGGGTCAATGTATTCAATGACGGATTCATCTAGAACACAGTTCGTGAGAAGGTCGTTCCATCCTAATTCGCCGGAACCAATACGCTTGATAATAGCATTATCTAGAATGGCCTTATTGTTTTTAACACGAAGAACAGGGCGAGTAAGTCGGCCTCCGTCATTACATATGCGAATCTCTAGCGATTTATAATTGAATATGATAGATGTGTATATATTGATAATACCCTTGTGTTTCTTATCTTTCATGCTGGTATATAATTCAATGGGGTCGTTTGTAATACCGAGCCACGCACCATTTACGAAGACCTTGACTTTTCCATAGAGTTTTTCTGGAGTCGTATCATTGACTGATACAATGTAAGGTGCTACGTAATCATAGAGAGACGAACTATTTGTAGGAATAGTGATATGTCCCATATAAGAGATATTTTTTACAACACCGATAGACTGTCCTTCCGGAGTCTCCGCTGGACATAGGAATCCCCATGTCGTATTATGTAGCTTACGTGGCGCAATCAATTCACCGCTTTTTTCTAGCGGCGTATTAATTCGTCTAAGATGACTCAAACTCGAAACATAAGTAAGACGATTTAGTACCTGCGCAACACCTACTTTACTACTATTGGACTGTTTGATAGAGAAATCGCCCGTTGCTAGAGCTCGATTCAGACCATTTTCAATAGTTGTAGATTTCATGATTTTATAAATATTCGTCATATTCACAATATTCTCATAATCTTCGGTAGAACGCCAAGAACCGCTATTGATTTCTCTAACAATTTGTTTTTGCATTTCCTTCACTAGTTTATTGAAATAGTTTCTGAATAAATTATTAATGAGCGTACCAGATAACTCAATGCGCTTATTGATATAGGAGTCACGGTCATCAGGGGGCAAATGACCCAAACTGGTTTGGATAAGTTTGTTCGCCATATATCCTATTAAATATAGTTTTTGTGCGATTGTTTTACAGTGTGGGAAAAGGTCGTTGTCTAACACTTCTTGAGTAAATTCACGCTTTTTTCTAGCACCCGTCTCTTTATCCATGTTCAAAGGCGTATATGCGACCGATGCAGTAATATGCTTTAGGGCATCCTCTTGTGTCATATATTTATTTGCATCAATAATGGATGCTTGTAATGAATTCAATAGTTCGGTTTGTTTGGGGTCATCGATATTCAATACTATATATTTTGTAATATCTTTATCACTAATGATACCTAGCGCACGGAATACGACATAGAGTTCGATAGGTTGTTTTATACGAGGAATCGTCATATAGATACCATGACCAAAACCATTATTCTTACTAGCAATCATCATCTCAATTTGTTTTGGTGAAATACATTTGAAATCGGGTACGGACTTGATTTCGGCGAACCAGTTCCATTTCGTAGTATTTTTACCGTCGAAGCAATATACGCGATTTTCCGCAGCACGTTCTTGTCCCAATACCGTTTTTTCTGAACCCTTAATAATAAAATATCCGCCACTATCCATTGCACATTCGCCAGTATATAGGTGGCTAATATGTTTGTTTTGTGTAAGAACACAAACCGAAGACTTCAACATAATCGGTAATTTACCAATATTGATTTTTGGTAGAACTTTATTAATGATTTTGGTAGTCTCCATGTTTTCTGTATTACGAATGACATACTGTATATTGACATCAACAGTCATAGTGGATGCATATGTGAAGTTACGTAGTTTCGCTTCTTGGGGTAACATCATTTTTGTAGCACCATTATTTTCATGAATCTGGGGTGGATATAACTTGAAATTAGTGAAGGATATGAAAACTTCGAGGAAATATTTTTCTTTATCGGCTACAAAATCATTTTCAGAACGAATGGTTACTGGATTGAACATCTGTATAGTACGCTGAATTTGATAATTTACGAAATGATTGTAGGATTCGATTTGGTGTCTAACTAGTTTTTCTAGATGTTGGCCATGGAAATAGGATTCAATAATTTGATATGCGGATTCGCTATAATCGTCGATATGGTCGAGAAGCTCTGCACTATACTCTTTCTTTTCGAATTCATGTTGAATTTCTTTCTTTATTTCGTCTTGTAAAATTTGTGTGATAGGGGATATTATGGGTTCCTTGTCCTTTACTTTCAACTTTAATTTTTTTTGTTTTTTAGTAGAACTAGGTGGTTTTGATATTTCACCATAAGCATTATGTTGATATATTGTACCATCGTTGATGCCACGGCCTTGATTAGCAAACACGTTGTTTTCTAATTCGTAATTCATCGTATATAAAATATTATTCTGTGCCATCAATATGTTAATATTGTATTGAATTCAATTTTTTAGGTCATTTACAAATATATATTTTTTACAGAAAAATAATAATACTTTTACAAATGGTTTAGAATGATTATAATTAGTATAGTAACCCATAAATGTCGAAATCTTTCATAAAATGGCTAGATGAATATGATGAAAAGAAAGAACTCACACAATTCGACTACTCTGTTATGACAACATTGTTCAATAGACATTTTACGGGAAATTTTCAAGGAGATTTATTGAATATGATGCCGTTTCAAGAACAACCCGAAGTTTTTAAGATTGATAATACGTTTTATAATGACCCCTATTATTTATGGCAAAAACAACATGAATTACTTGAACCTAATTTTTCAAGTTTAGCGCCGATTGTTCTTCCACCAAAAAAAGAAAAAAAAATAATAGAATCTACGATAAATACGTTATCGGATTTGATAAATATCATCGAACAAAATCAATATGACGAAAACTTGGAATATAATATTGACTTGAAATCGCTTCATAAAATCAAACCCGAACTTGTACAATTGAATGATATGATAGGCTTGACGGAACTGAAAAAGTCCGTACTCGACCAACTACTTTATTTTGCACAGAGTCTATGTGTAAATGATTATAAACATACGGCATTATTTGGACCACCCGGAACAGGTAAGACCGAAATCGCCAAAATTATAGGTAAGATGTATTCGAAAATAGGTATTTTAAAGAATGATGTGTTTAAGAAAGTGACTAGAAACGATTTAATCGCCGGTTATTTAGGACAAACGGCTATCAAAACTCGTAAAGTGATTGATGAGTGTTTAGGTGGTGTATTATTTATTGATGAAGCATATTCTTTAGCGAGTGCATATGATTTAAACGATAGTTATTCGAAGGAATGTATAGATACTCTTTGTGAGGCATTGAGCCATCATAGAGACGATTTAATGGTCATTATTGCTGGTTACGAAGAAGAACTCAATGAAACGTTTTTTCGAGTCAATAAGGGTATGCCTTCACGGTTCGTATGGCGATTTACGATGGAGCCTTATAAATCGAATGAAATGATGAGTATATTTATAAAATTAGTGGCGGAACAAGGATGGTTAATCGAACCTGGTCATATAAAAGAAAAATGGTTCGAAGATAAGAAAGAAGACTTTGTTTATTTTGGACGAGATATGGAACTCTTGATAACTTATACGAAAATAGCACATAGCCGACGTATTTATGGAAAATCGCCGGACTTACGTAAGATTATTACTTTGGAGGACTTGAATCATGGACATAAAACGTTCTTGAAAAACAAGAAGAAAAAGAAGGACCAACATTACTTACATGGAATCTATGTGTAGAAAAAGGGATTTTAGGTTACTTTGTTTATTTCTTTTCGAATCACATTGTAAATGAGCGAGGAGAAAAAAATATTGGCGATAGACCCTAATATGTTTAGTTTTAGTAAAAATAATACTACTAAAAAACGAGAAAAAAAACCGAAACCAGATAAGGCATTAAAAGTAAAGGCTTATGCACCTAAGAAAAAGACGGATACATTGAAAAAAAAATCGATTCTGAAAATGATACGACAACATCAGGAACAACGTTACAAACAGGCATTTGATAATAAAAAAAATAAACCAGAGACGAATCTTATAAATGATATGAATCAAGAATTTAATAAAGATTTCAAAGAGGCGCAACTTTTTTTACAGAATTTAACAGAAAAAAAAGAAACCAATAATAATGTGAATAATATAAAATCCAATCATCATAATCTAAACCAGCGTAATCTAAATCATACATTGAAACGATATCACGGTGGAAGTTTTTTACCTGATGTTGCTACTACACCAACAATAAATCAGAATAATCCTATGACGAATGCGGTAAATCCATATTTATCTACTCCCGTTCCACGAACATTGAAACCTGTATATGGATGTTTGAAAGGTGGTACATTACCAACCTATCGAAATTATATGAATATCACTGGGAAAAATCAACCTTCCATCGTAATCGGTTCTAAGAATATAAAAAATATGGCACAACAAAATGGAGGTCAAATTCAACAAAATGGAGGTCAGATTCAACAAAATGGAGGTCAAATTCAACAGAATGGAGGTCAGATTCAACAGAATGGACCAAGTATGATATCGTCTATTAAAAAAGAAAATGTTCCATCGACTCATAAAGCTATTGTAGAAGAAGCCGAGAATAAAATTAGCGAAAGTATGAAATTAGCGAATGTGATAAATCAAACATCATCTAATTTGAAATCCATAAAACCAAAAAAAAATAGGCGAAAAAAAACAGTACGGAGAACCTTTAAAATTGGTAAATCAAAAGTACATCCTAAAGTCGCGGTTTTGGTATCGAATAAAACAATCCGTAATAATATTACTACAAAGTATCAGTTATTAAAACAAACACCGATTTCTGATGTAAAGAAATTCTTGATGAAACGCGGTTTCATACGTGTTGGTTCTATAGCACCTAATGACGTTTTACGTAAAATGTACGAAGATGTAACCATGATTTGCGGAGATGTACAAAACCATAATCCAGATAATTTACTGTATAATTTTTTGAATGCTAATGAGAAATAGTCTTGTAAATGATATATGTAATAGTAATACACGAAACAGCATGTATAACATATATGACAAGATTTATATTTTTTATTAATTGGTCGTTATTCGTACAATTACTACTTTCAATAAAATGATTGTATTTTTTATTACTAGGTCTGAATTCTTCGTGTTCTAAATCCACAAAAAACCCGTAATCGTCATTGCTTTCATTATGCATTCGTTTATATATTTTGAGAAAAGATATAAACGTTTTTAACTATTCTTTATAGAATATGCCACCTAAAAAGAATACTAAATCGGTCACACGCGATGATGGAGAGGTGAGTACATCACAGGAATATTTCAATTTAACGAAAGAGTATGAAGAAAAATATGGGAAAAACACGGTCGTATTAATGCAGGTCGGCTCGTTTTTCGAAGTATATGGAGTAAAAAACGAGGAAACCGGTGATATTACACAGTCTAATATTCTTGAATTTTCTAATATATGTCAGATGAATATTGCTGATAAAAGAGTGTGTTACGGGAATCAGAAAGTAGTCATGGCTGGATTTCCTACTTATGCTATCGATAAACATGTATCTGTGCTAACGAATGCCGGATATACGGTTCCTGTATTTATACAACATAAAGAAGGTAATTCGGTTATACATAAATTAGATAAAGTATATTCTACTGGAACTTATATTTCATATGATACAGATTCGTCTATAAAAATAACAAATAATATTATGTGTATATGGTTAGAAACGTTTCCATCGAAACATAATAATCATAAAATTATTGTTTATGGTGCTGCTATAGTAAATATTTTTACGGGAAAATCGAACATATTTCAACATGAAACCCAATTTTATATGAATACAACCACTTTCGATGAATTAGAGAAATTCGTCTCTGTTTTTAGTCCTAGTGAAGTGGTGATTGTTTCAAATTTCGAACAGAGAGATATTGAAACGATTATTCAATATTCTGGAATACAAACTCATGTTATTCATAAAGTACATACAAATGAACAGAAAGCGGTGAATTGCGCTAGTCAAAAATATATGAAACATATTATTTCAGAATTTTTCGATGAAGATACTTATGATGTCTGTAGTGAATTTCGCGAAAACTGTATGGCGACCCAAGCCTTTTGTTATTTATTGAATTTTATGCAGGAGCATAATCCAGATTTGGTTCGAAAAATGTCATTGCCTGATTTGAATAATACAACCGATAGATTAATTCTTGCAAACCATACGCTAGCACAATTGAATATTATTCAGGTGGATGCTGGCGATGGAAAGGGGCAATATTCATCAGTGCTATCTTTACTGAACAAATGTTGCTCTGCTATGGGTAAGCGAAAATTCCAATATCAGTTATTAAATCCAACATTTAATGAAGAGTGGTTACAATATGAGTATGATATTACGAATCATATGTTGTTGGAACATAATTTTGTATTTATTGAAAAATGTAGGAAGCAATTATCGCAGATTCGCGATATTGAAAAAATATGTCGTCAATTGGTAATGAAAAAGATGTATCCATCGTCCATGTATCATTTGTATAGTAGTATAGGTCGTGTTCAACAAATAAATGATATGTTTATGGATGATTCTTATATTTGTGACTATTTATGTAGTAATATTTCGAGAAATGAGAATCAGAATTCTTATCAGTTCATGAAAGAAGGATGTTTTGCTATCCATGAATTCTTGAATAGTCATTTTAATATGGACCTTTGTAGATACTGCGATTCATCAGTGCAATTCAGTGATAATATTATAAAACATGGTATTTCCATGGAACTCGACGCGTTAATCGAGGAACAGAATGAATGTAAGCGTACGTTTGATTTAATACATGAATATTTCAATTCTATTATGGGTGAAACTGATAAGGCTGATGTTGAGTATGTGCGTGTGCATGAAACTGAAAAATCGGGTGTTACATTACAGATAACTATAAAGCGTTCGCAGATTCTAAGAAAGTTACTCGACCAACCGGATAAAAACAAAAATAACGAGATTATTACATTAGCTAATGGTCAATCTTTTTCTAGTAAAGACGTGAAATTTGTCAAAGCAAGTGTTTCTAACATGGAACTTGAATTCCCACTGTTACATGATACATGTAAAAAATTATTGGCTTTGAAAGAAAAAGTGAATCAAAGGATTGCTATCGTTTATTCCGAGGTTTTGGTTCAATTTGAGAACCTATATTTTGATTCTCTGGAAACTATAGCCGAATATGTTTCTATGATAGATATAATGCAATGTAAAGCGTATGTTGCGAAAACCTACAATTATTGCTGTCCCATAATTGGAAATAGTGAAACAGGTTCTTTCGTAGATGCAAAAGGATTACGCCATTGTTTAATTGAACATATTCAGCAGAATGAGATTTATGTTACGAATGATATATTATTGAAAGAAACCGGTATTTTATTGTACGGAACGAATGCTGTCGGTAAAACGAGCTTGATTCGTGCGCTCGGTATAGCTACTGTCATGGCACAGGCAGGGTTGTTCGTACCTTGTTCAAGTTTTTTATATAAACCTTATACGGCCATTTTTTCCAGAATCCTAGGTAATGACAATATTTTCAAAGGTCTTTCGACATTTGCTGTGGAAATGAGCGAATTGCGTATTATATTAAAGATGGCGAATGAACGGAGTATGATTTTGGGGGATGAATTATGTTCTGGTACGGAAATGGAGTCGGCATTGAGTATTTTTGTCACGGGACTAATGAGACTTCATGCATTACGTTGTTCCTTTATATTCGCTACGCATTTTCACGAGATTATCGAATATGATGAGATAAAAGAACTCGGACGATTGTATTTGAATCATATGGCTGTTCGCTATGATAGAGAATTAGATTGTATTATTTATGACCGTAAATTGAAAGAAGGTTCTGGACCACGTATTTATGGTCTGGAAGTATGTAAGGCATTACATTTGGAGACGGATTTCTTAGAGTCTGCGTATGCAATTCGAAATAAATATTATCCGGAAAGTCGAGGTGAATTGGCGAATACGCTTACCGTATATAATACACATAAGATTCGTGGTAAATGTGAGATATGTAAGAAGGAGATTGGTGAAGAGATGCATCATATGCAACAGCAAAAAGATGCTGATGCAAATGGATTTATAGGTAGTTTTCATAAAAATCATAAAGCGAATTTACTAACAGTGTGTGAATCTTGTCATCAGGATATACATAGTAGTCCAAATGAGAAAAAGAAAAAGCCTTCTCCGACTATTCGAAAGAAGACGACTTCAGGTTACATATTAGAATGAAATGTTATTTACCATGTTAATAATCATATTTAGATTGTTTAATATAGTTTGCGTGTTCTGTTTTCGCTGAATCATATAATTAATATAACGCATAGCAGATATAACATTGTTTCTAATGCTTTCATCTGACATGTTTGTATTTATGTTTTCTATTACATTATTGATGGAAGGTGCAATGAAATAGCTTGGTTGCTTTGCGCGAATAGCATTTAAAATATTAATTAATTGTTGAATAATAGCTATTTTTGCTGAGGATGTAGTGGGTTCTGGCGTAGGCTCAGGGACCGGAACGGAAGGTTCAGGTTCGGGTGTAGGTTCAGGTGCCGGAATGGAAGGTTCAGGTTCGGGTGTAGGTTCAGGTGCCGGAACGGAAGGTTCAGGTTCGGGTGTAGGTTCAGGTGCCGGAACGGAAGGTTCGGGCGTAGGTTCGGGTGCCGGAACGGAAGGTTCAGGTTCTGGTATCGGAACGGAAGGTTCAGGTTCTGGTGTAGGTTCAGGAACGGAAGGTTCGGGTTCTGGTGTAGGTTCAGGAACGGAAGGTTCGGGCGTAGGTTCGGGTGCCGGAACGGAAGGTTCAGGTTCTGGTATCGGAACGGAAGGTTCGGGTTCTGGTGTAGGTTCAGGAACGGAAGGTTCGGGTTCGGGTTCTGGTGTAGGTTCAGGAACGGAAGGTTCTGGTGTAGGTTCTGGAACGGAAGGTTCAGGTTCTGGTATCGGAACGGAAGGTTCAGGAACGGAAGGAGTATTCAATAATGGCAAAACATTTTGTTCATATTGACCTTCTACATTACCAGCAGGTGTAATATTCATCGAGATATATACAGAATCATTACTATTATTTATAGATAGTCCTAATCCGAACATTGTGCTAGCTTTCCAAACTAATGCAGTGAAATGTCCAGTATCTTGACTAAATACAGGATTAGAAAAATCATATGCAGTAATTTCGCCGTACCAGTCATCTACTGCCTTCTTAACTAATACAACAGGGTCGTTTCCATATCCTTGTAAAAATGCTAAATTTTCACCATAAGCTGTTGAACCGCTATGTTCAAATACATTATCTGTTGCTAAATGAACAGTCCAGTTTTGCGCAAACATTGCTATAGATGGGCTCCATCTAAGTGGCCCGGCTTGATTTCTAGAACGATATTCATTAATGTATGTAGTTACTTCTACAATTTGTTCGGGAGATAGAATAAGTGATTCAATAGACATTTTATATAATTATGATTATATAAAAAGTGTAGTAGTATTTCTAAATATGTTTTACCGATTTTTTATTATCAACTTCTAACTTACAACTGTAATTACATAACTACATGTACAGAATTTGTAGGTCCATCTCCATTTGTAAAGCGGGTTTCAGATTTATTATTTACAGCAAAGAAGTAATTATATGTAATATATCCAAACCCATTATCTCCAAATGTGGATGATGATTGGTTTATGAATTTGAATACACCCGATGAGTTATCCGCATTCTTCGCAGCAACTACATTATCCGCAAATCCAACTATAACCATGGTATGACCAATAACGTTACTGTTTGATACTGCTTTTTTAATATCGGTTGGTAAATTTTGATTGTACCATATTGCATTATCGCTAACTTGAGGGAATGTAAGCGAATTTACTGCTTTCCCATTTGAAAACATAGTTTCGAATGTTAAATTCATATTTATTTGCCATAGTAATGGTGTTCCTGCATTCAAATAATATTTTATGGCATCGATATTGAATTTATTGTTATTTCCAGTGGTTCTATCATATAAAACTGTCATGGTTCTACCAGTAAAAGGAGTAGAATTTTGAGGACCAATTGTAGTAGGAGGACAATCTAAAAATATTCGTTTTTGTGTATCAATGGATGGATTATCATATTTCAATGGATAATTAGCCATTGTTTTACAACCTTTTTGTCCGCTATTAAATACGTCAGAAATATTCCATGTAGATTTTTTTTCTGTTGAACAATCTCCATTTACCTGATTAAACGTATATAATGGATTTATAATATTTCCACTTGCATTATAAAACGTTTTAACTTTTGTTGAATTCGATTCGTATAACGTACCATAATTTACATTTGTTATTATTAGGTTTAGAGCTGTGGTTACGTTATAAAAATTTCCAATATAATAAATCATAGCATAGGTTTGTGCTGAATCCACGGCGCCTTGATTAACGATTGGTGGAAAGAATGGACCTAAATCTATACTGGTGTTTTGTTTCCAGCTTTTGGAACCTGTACTTGACCCAGACATAGAGCCTTTATCGGTTGGCCAACCATTCAATATTTGGCTACTACTATCGTTTAATATATTATTTGTCAAGCTGGGCCCAAGTGGTGTATAATTTAATTTATTTGCAGAACAGTTTCCGTAACATGTTCCTTGAAAGTAATAATAGTCGGGATTCTTAATCGTTATATCGCCATAGTTCTGTTTTTGATATGGACCAGTAGCATCTCCACTTACGCATTTTGACCCGCCTAATAAAACACAACATGATGTTGAACTACATGAATTCACATCAGTTGCTTGGCATGCTTCTTCCAATTTTATGGGGGAATCTTTATTATAACTACAAAACCCAGACGCCATTTTCGCTGAATTTACGATAGGTTTAGCAGAAGATTCGCCGGTCAATTTACTTAAATATACACTATCTTCGTAATTGGGAACATAAGTAGATGCACCGAATAAATAGCTACCAGGTTGATAATATATTGTTTCGACGTGTGGGTTGGCACCTGATTGCTTATATAAATTGCCTTTTGAATCAATGGCCGTACTAGGGTCGTCTAATTCGAGTTGGTCAGGAGTTTCGTGGTATTGTACATTATAATTATTAGAATCATATTTAATATCAGAATTGTTAGAAGCATCCGTTCCTTTCGAGCCGCGCATTCCTAAATCCTTTGTTGTTTTTCCAGCTGGGTCTAAATTATTTGCCCATTTAGTCTTTAGATCAGAATATCCTTCGATTCCATTATGAAAATATATTCCTATTACTAAAGTCAATATAATAGAAAAGAATAATACGATAGCTACCCAATATTCCCTTTTCATACTATATTACAATGATATTTTTTATCAAAAAATTGAATGAATTATATAAAGAGTAGTATATAGTTATATTAAACACAATGATTATTCCAATTAAATGTTTCACATGCGGAAAGGTTTTAGCCGATAAATATCGATATTATCAATCTGAAGTGCGTAGAATCAAGCTTTCACAAGGAATGAAGGTAGATAAAGTGGTTTATTTATCTAAAGAAGAAGCTGTTGATAAGACACCAGAAGGACAAGTTTTAGATGAGTTACATTTAACGAATGTTTGTTGTAGGCGTCATATGCTTACTCATGTAGATATAGAATAAATCCACATGGACATAAAATAAAAATATATTATAGAATATTTTTTTATCACAACCATATGTATATGGGAAAATCAAAAACATATAGAAGAAAAAATTCTCGTAAGGTACGTAAAAGTAGAAAAATGAAAGGTGGCGGGTGCGGTTGTTCAGGGATAACCCCTATGACAGGTGGTTTTGGCCCAGCTAGTTTTTCATCTTCGAGCTTATCGCCACAATACTATTATTCTCAGAATGATTACTCGAATGACCCAAATAATCCATCAGCTATGATATCAACAAGAAATATGACTGGTGGTAAAAAATCTAGAAAAAATAGACAATTTAAAAAAAAATTTCGTGGTGGGTCGTATGACGCGATTTCAGCATTTGGTACTACCACTGGTGCTATGAATTTACTTACTTTACCAGGTAATAGTGGTGTTAGTTCCGCACCATATGACCAACCAACTGGCCAAATAAAAACAACTTTAGTATAAGATTTTTTGGTGAAGTAGAAAAAAATATAGTCATACTATATAAATGGCAATAACCGGTCTTCGTAATTTATGTGCTCCTGCATATGTATATTTGGTTATTTCAATAATAGCATTGGTTGTTATGGCAGTCCAAAACATAGGTAATGTGAATATGTATTGTTTAGGAAGCTATAATTGTTCAGTGGCAAATACAACATTGATTTTTATAATAAAAGCAGTATATATTGTATTTTGGACATGGATTTTAAATCTTATATGTAAAGCTGGTGCCGGTAATTTTGCTTGGTTCTTGGTATTACTACCTTTTATATTAATGTTCGTATTTATTGCGCTAACTCTTTTTTCCTAATGTTTTAAGGGCTATCGGTCGATAAATATATTTATCCACCAAAAGCATATGGGTGAGAGGTGGATTCGTAGCCTTTTAAGAAAAACCAGTAGAAAGTCCAATTTCTTTCACTAGATAATATATTTTGTCTAGTGAAAGAAGGTAAAACAATATAATAATATAACAATATAACAATATAATAAAACCAGTTAAAGTTTATTATATTATGCTTGCACGTTACTTACCGGATGATATCATTATAAATCATGTTATACCCTATACTTATTTACCACAACCCAAAGAATTATTACTTGATATTCGTAGCTTTACATCTGACCTTGATTTTGTAGATATGAATTATATGACATTGTATAATGAATATATTTTGTTACACGACTTGATTAAATTCTGTAATAATAAGAAATATCCAGTTTTCGATATTGACGTTAAATTCGAGAACATTTTCCGACGTAGTTTTTACATACATAAAATGGACGAATCTGACCTGCTCCATCATATATTTATTAATTATCATAGAGACATGAATAATAATATTCTTCGTAAAACAAGAATTTTATGGGGATTATTATCGCCAATTCAGCGTTGTAGGTTTATAAATTATCATATACTGGAAATGTATGATTTGGATGATATGTAATCAAACAAAAAATTGAAACTATAATTAGAACAATACATATATAAAAATACGACGTTATTATATAATTAAGAATGAATCCACAACTTGCCAAGATTATTGATGATAGAGATGAAACCAGATTTACATTGAATAGCATCAATGTCAGTTTAGCAAATGCAATTAGACGTACCATTTTATCAGATATACCAACCACAACATTTTACACAGAAACGTATAATGATAATCAATGTACTATTCATGTAAATACTACTCGATTACATAATGAGATTTTGAAACACCGATTGAGTTGTATTCCTATTTGTGAAAAAGATACGACCGTTTTACCAGGGAAATATATACTGGAATTAGATGTATCTAATGATACTGAAAATATGATAATTGTTACTACGAAAGATTTTAGAATTCGGAATAAAGAAACGGGTGCGTATGCAACAGAAGCCGAAGTACATAAAATATTTCCACCCTTTGCACAGACAGGAACATTTATCGATTTCTGTAGGCTTAGACCGCGTATTGGAGATTCTATTCCGGGAGAACAAATTAAACTAACATGTGAATTTTCTGTACATTGTGCTAAGGATAATAGTATGTTTAATGTTGTATCGAAATGTGCGTACGGTAATACACCGGATATACCAAAAATCGACCAAATATGGGAAGAACAAGAAGGAAAATTGGCAAGTGAAGGATTAACGAAAGAAGAAATTGAGTTTCAAAAACGTAACTTTTATATTCTTGATTCACAAAGACATTTTATTGAAAATAGTTTCGATTTTGTAATACAAACTATCGGACAGTATGAAAACAGAGAAATCGTTAAAAAGGCGTGTTCTATTTTACAGAATAAATTCGTTGATTTAATTCAGGCAATTGACTCTGACCAAGTGCCGATTACAAATAGCGAAACTACGATGGATAATTGTTTTGATATTACGTTGGAAAATGAAGATTATACGATTGGTAAGGTGATTGAATATGTTCTTTATGAAAAATACTATTTAGGAGAAAAAATATTTAGTTACTGTGGTTTCAAGAAATTTCATCCACATAGTCCAGATAGTACCATTCGCTTGGCTTATGCTGAATCTGGTGATAAGCGCATGGCTCAACAACATTTGAGAATAGCTTGTCTTGAAGCAAGAGATGTATTCAAGAAAGTGGAGGATATGTTTTAGGGTAATAAGGTCTATCAGTAGATAAGCGAAGCTTATCGAGAGGAAACATTAGGTTTTCTTTCTAATATATTCGTGGTCTTCTATATTTTTTATCGGGTGGTATAGTTTCGTTGTATCTATTTCATCTTTATTCCAAGGTGTTCTCCAATGGATATTAGATAACTCGATAGGATTCTTAATTATAAATCCGTTTTGTAAAGAAATCGTATTGAACATGGCTTCAATAAAAAATAAATGTTTTTTTTTGTTTTTGTATTCTATTATTTTATCGATTAGTTTTCTCGATACACGACAAGCACACACCATACTATGTGACCATGGTAAATCAATTTTATCATATATATTTACCCAATGGTTCCACCATTCATTCCATTTATCTTGGTCATTATGAACAATAATATCGTTTGTTGCTGATAAAAAATCGGCATTATTATATTGTTCCTGTTTATCTATGTTTAAAAGTGTATTTTCGGAGTGTATAAACACGTCGTCTTCTATAAACCATATATTATCATATTCAACGTATATTTCGGACATAATATATAATGCTTTATCCCATGAAATAACATCAGAAAAACCTACTGCTGAATTGCAATTAGTATATTGTTTATGATAACAAACATTATTGTCTATTTGGATTATTTTTATATTTGAAGATAAATCGAACATTTCAATATAAGAAACAGAATTATCATCAATAACAATAAATATATCGTATTCTGTAAATGAATTTAAGAAATCAATCCAAACTTTATTTGGGGATTTTGTTAATAAACATAATGCTTTCCGCATTTGATAAATATATTGATGATTCTATCTATATTCTTTGTAATTATTGTATAGAAAATTGAATTAAATATAAAAATCACAATAATAATACTATAGCAATTAGTATTATTATAAGAAATGGAGAAAAGATTAAACAAGAAGATTGAAACGTACATTACTTCATTCAAGGATAGTATTCGTGATAAAATTAAAGGACTTGATTTTGACGATAATTCTAAAAATGAACTTATTGAATTCGTATATGATTATACACGTCTTTCGCTTATAAAAGACGATTTGGTGAAGCGTAAGCGTATTAAAAATTCGATTCCGCAAATGAACCGATGCTCAGCAAAACGCGCGAGTGGAGAACAATGTACTCGCCGTCGTAAAGATGGATGCGAGTTTTGCGGAACACATGCAAAAGGGACTCCACATGGCCTAGCTCAAGTATGTGATGGAAATAGTGTTTCTACACAAAAGGTGGAAGTAGTAGCAGAAGAAATATGCGGAATTGTTTATTATATTGATGCATTCCATAATGTGTATAATACTGAAGATATTATGGAAGGCAAACAAAACCCTAGAATTGTAGCTAAATATGAAAAATGCAACGGACGATTTACTATACCGGAATTAGGAATAAATTGATACATTATTTAGATAATGGTTTAAGAACAATATTTTCGCTAACAATTTCTTCTCGGTTTTCTAATATAAATTCATTTAATTCGTTTGCCTTTAATGCATTGCCGCTGAAATATTTGGTTAATATGGATAATAATACCTTTTTAGTAATAGGCTGTTTGACGTTTTTTTTCGTATAGCAAATTTGACCGTCTTTGATATCAAAACAATCGATTTCATTCTTCTTCATGATTTCAATCAATGTTTCTGATAGTTTCTTTTTATCGGTTTTTCGAACATTCACTTCTTTTTGTAGAGAACGAATTTCATTATCTGTTTTTACCCATTCTTTTATTGTCTTTACCAATTGGTCTTTTGTTTCCATGATATAATTTATATATTATATATTTTTATATTATTTTGGTAATTTAGGATTATATTTTTTGCCACTTATATATATCAGTATCAAATGAATATGCAATTTAGTAATACGTTTAGTGGTTCAAATAATGGCAAACGAATTCCGTCCATGCTTATTATGTCGAAACCCCCTATTTTACCGAAAAAAACGGTACAAGAAAATATTGCTATAGAAACGCCAAATATAAATCAGCCTAAAAAAATGACGTGGGGAGAACCTACTTGGTTTTTATTTCATACATTGGCGGAAAAAGTAAAGGAAGATAGATTTGGTCAAATAAGAGTAGAATTATTTAATAATATTTTAGCTATATGTAATGTATTGCCTTGCCCGATTTGCGCACAACATGCTACTGAATATATGCGACGAATTCAACTGAATTCTATCAAATGTAAGCAAGATTTGAAAGATGTATTATTTCAATTCCATAATGAAGTAAATAAAAGAAAAGGTGTTCCTGTATTCCTGAAAGAAGATTTAGACGATAAGTACTCTAAAGCGAATACGACGAATATTATACAATACTTTGTTTCTGCATTTCAACAAAAGAGTAATAATGTATCTGCTATTGCTACAGATATGTATAAGATGAGAATTCTACAATTGTTTAAAAAATGGATATTGCTGAATCTACAAAATTTTGAACAATAGATTATAATAATTATAATCGTATAATTATTATGGATTATTGTCTTTTGGTGGATAAATATATTTATCCTTCGTTCCTTTCATTCTTTTTCATAGCATATGGGTCAGAGGTCGATAACCGAAGGTTAGCCAAATGGCTAATAAATATTATCTACCGATAGACCTTATGGTATTATACCGCCTTGTGTAACATTACATTTGAATTTTTGTTTAGAAGGCGCCGAGCATGAATCGATTGCTGAAGATTTACCAGTAATGCCATTAAAAAAATATAAATATTTTCGGTCACTAATTGCATCAATTGCTGCTCCAGCAGCTAGTCCCAAACCAGCACCCACTATTAACGCTACAAGAATGCTTTGTAATGGAAAACAATTGTTATATTTGTTCCATGCCATATCACTCAATGTGAGAATACTGAAAAATATTATCATTCCGATATTTCCAATAACGAATCCATTTACAATAATACAATAAATGAAGTACCAGAATGTATATGATATAATTACCTGTCCCATCGGAAGATAAGAATCGCTTCCACCGAAAGACATTATCGTTGCGTTACATGCTGCATCTCTGTCGATAGGTATCTGGAATAAACTTTTACCTAATACACCTAACGCATACGCTATTGTCATAGTAATGGATAATCCAGCTAAAAAACATAGCCCTTTAAAGTCAGCATTAAATAATGATATCAAGGTTATTGAACATATAATAATGAAAGGTGCTAATACAATAAATAAATAAAAGAATGATAATACACTAAATTCCATGATTCTAATTATAATATAGGAAGATATTTGTTTTTTCACGAGAATACATACTTGAAAACGTCTTGTATTGTTGAAATTTCGATAAATTCGGGCATAATCAGATTTCCGTTTGGTTTATATGTTTGTTTCCAATTTAAAAAATCGCGACTATTTGATATTGGATATAAAAATGTTCGAATTCCTGCTCGGATTCCACCGTTAATTTTTAATTCCAACCCACCTATAGCAGTAACTTCACCTTTTAAATTGATTTCACCCGTTATGGCTATATCATTTTTTATTGGTATCTTATTAAATAGACTATATATTGCCGTAGTAATTGCTGCACCTGCAGAAGGGCCGTCCTTAGCTACTGCGCCTTCTGGGCAATGGATATGTAATCCTTGACACTTTGTTAATTCAAAATGTTTGAGTAATTCACTTTTTTTTTCATTGTCCGTAAGATTCCATGCTAATGATTTTGCTACATTCATACTCTCTTTCATAACATCACCTTGTAGTCCAGTTAATTGAAGGTCTAAGAATGTTGAAGAGGGATAAAAAAGAGTTTGTATAGGTATGATTCCACCAGACCCGAGAGAGTTCGCCCATAAACCATTGATAATACCTATATCTGGATTTTTATGTATTTTATTTATGTGTATTTTATTATATTTTTTTATGTATTTGTTTTCGAGGTTCTCTTTAGTTACTTTTACTGGAATTTCGAAGTCGGTGTTTATTTGACCGTCTATTTTTAATATTTCTAAATTGATTTCACCGTACAAATCGAATAATATTTCTTTTAACTTTCGTACGCCAGGTTCCATCGTGTAATTCACTATGATGTATTCTATTATTTCGTCTGATATTTGTACAATGTTCTCGAATCCCATCTTTTTATTGATTTCTGGTAAAATATAATTATTAACAATAGTTTTTTTATCATCTACGGATAGGTTCTCGAATTTGATTCTATGAATTCGGTCAAGTAATATTTTGTCGATTTGTTCTGGGTCATTATATGAGAAAATGAAGAGTGCCTTGGATAAGTCTATGTCGATTCCACTAAAATATTTGTCTTGGAAAGCATCGTTTTGTGTTTGGTCGATTAGATGTGTAAATATTCCTATAATCTCTTTACCGTTTTCGGTTTTGCTGACTTTATCTAGCTCATCAATATAAATAATGGGGTTCATGCATTTTGATTCCATTAATATGTCGATAATTCTACCCCATGTTGAATTTACGTAGGTATAACCATGTCCTTCTAATGACGAACCATTACATGAGCCACCTAAAGCGATAAAAGAAAATGGTCTAGATACACCAGTTTCATCTATGAGACATTTTGATAAACCTTTCTTTGCCAACGATGTTTTACCCACTCCTGGAGAACCTTCGAAACCGAAACAATAACCGGTTTGTTCCCCATTCATCCATTGACCTATTATTTTCATAATTTGATTTTTCGCGTGATTATGACCATATATGGATTCATCTAAAATATTACTGATTTCTTTCATTGTCGATTCTACCGTATTGATGTTCGATGCTAGTGTTGTTACTTCTGTTATAGAAGTAGTTAATGATATTGGTTTTTTATTACAAATGAAATCATATAAATCCGCATTTGCATCTAATTTATTTTTGTTAGCAAAAGTCATTATTTTCGAAATTTGTCTAGGTTTTGTTTGGTTTGTTATTGTTATTTTGGGAACCTTTCTTGCTTTGTGAATAACATTAATATATTGAATTATTTTATTTATTTGTTTTAGGTGGCTATCGTTACATGTAGTTTCTATTAGATTTAGAATGTTTCCTCGAATATAATTTAAAAGTATAGATAGAATTCTGTTCATTTCCAAATTTGTGTATTTTTCTTTCTTGTTTAGTTTCAATTCAGGGAATATTTGCGAAATATTATGTAATGTCTTATGAAAACACGCATTCAAGTCTTTGATTTTTTTCAGTATAGGTTCTTCTCTATATACACCAAAAGGTATTCTTACGAGTCCTTCTAAATACTGTTTCGCTTTACTACCACTATCGTCTTGTTTTCCTTTTAGTTCTTTTAGTTTTACCATAGCCTTTTCTTTTACTGTTTCATTGACTTTGAGTGCATATATTTGTTGTTCTAATGATATTTTATGAATATCATATTTTTGTATCATATCATTTGTGTATTTTACAGTGCTTTTAATGACATCTTTGAAATGTGTTTTTAACTTCCATGGTAAGCTATCGTATATCGTAAATGAATCGTTTGAATTATGCGATTTTACATCAATAAGTTCATATAACAAATAACAAATATATTGCACTTCATTGTCTTTATCATATAGTAATAGATTGATTAACATATCTCTTTGCATATATGGCTCCATTTCTAAAAATTTGGTTATAATTTTATCTAGCTTCGTTTGCTTTATTCGGCTGACTTCTGTACATATTGCAAAAATCTTCTTTTTCATATCATTGTTTCCGAATATAAGAAAATCTTTGATAGTCATCGTTTCTAACATTCGGTTTAATAGGTCTTCTTCGTTACTGCTAATATCATTTATGATAGTCTTGATATTATGCTTTCGTTCAGTAATATATTTATTGCTAAAACAATCAGTGTGAATATCGTATAAAATGCCATTTACTACTAGCGTTTTTCTTAATTTTTCATTTTGAATCACGATTCTTAATCCATATACTTTCTGATAAAAATTATCGGCACTTGTCTCTGAATCATAGCATTCAAACATGTTGGCGTCTTCGATTGACACACTTGTTTCGGTTACTTTATCGCAACATATAACAGTATTTTGAGAACTTGACTGTTTCGTTTGTTTCCAATGAACGATTTTATAACCAATTGGATTAAATAATTGTTTGATAATATCATACTTTGATGCAATAATTGGGTCTTCTATCTTCATATTTTTATATTCTGAACCAAAACTTATAAATAATAAGTCTTCTATATTTTTTGTACCAAACCCGCATATAATCATCGATATTTTATCTATTATCTTTTGTAGGGAGTCTATTATAATATCGGTGTCCGTCGGTGTTGTTACCAATGATAATTTTATTGTTATTTCATTCGTTTTTTCATAGAGATCAGTCAATACTGAAATACATAAAATTGTATCATTATTGCTAAATATATTAATTTGGTTATTCATTTTGATAGAAAGAATTGTTTTCCTTATAATTTCTTGTAAATAGTCTATTTTTTCTTCTATAAATGCTGTCATATCTAAATCTGGGGGTTTTTGTGAAATACTTATCTTTTCTTTTTTTCTATTCATAGGGTATACAATAACTATTTATAAATAAACTCAAAATTTTATAATAAACAGTGTTTTAAATAATAATATGCAATTCTAATAATAGTACTACTATACTGATATTGTTAAGGGCTATCCGTGTTTTTGTAGCCAAACGGCTACAAAAATGTGGATTTCTCTATATGTTTTCAGTCGATAAATGTATTTATCGACTGATAGACATTAAGGTCTATCGGTAGATAATATTTATTAGCTATTTGGCTAACCTTCGGTTATCCACCGATAGGCCTTAAACGTTATACAAAATAATATAAACATTGATTGGTTTATATAATAGACAGCATCTCAGATGGGAATACCAAGCTACTTTTCGCATATTATTAGAAATTATCCTAATATTATTCGTACATTATCTTTCTTTTATCGATTACCCGGATTTCAATTTGATGAATTGTATATGGATTGTAATTCGATTATTTATGACGCTGTTCATACACTTGAGAAGGATTATTCAAAATTAATCGATTTCGAAAAAAGTGTGATTCAACTTGTTATTTTGAAAATAGAAGCTTATATTAAAATGATAAAACCAAGGGACTTAGTATATATAGCGTTTGATGGTGTTGCGCCTTTTGCTAAGATGGAACAACAACGAACGAGACGTTATAAAGCGCAATTTATGACAAAAATAGAAAATAATAAAAATCAATGGAATACTTCTGCGATTACTCCTGGAACACAGTTTATGACGAAATTATGCAATGCAATAAATAAACACTTTATTGGTTCAGAGAAAAAGTATAATATAGACCGAATTATTACTTCTTGTTCAGATGAACCTGGTGAAGGAGAACATAAACTATTTCAATATATTCGAAATACTACGAAATCGAGAAAAATCGCGGTTTATGGTCTAGATTCAGACCTTATTATGTTATCTATTTTTCATCTTAAATACTGTACAGATATTTTCATTTTTAGAGAGGCACCAGAGTTTTTGAAAAGTTCGATACCGGTGGATGTGCATAGTAAAGATGACGAACCCCATTTCTTAGACATTAAGCATTTAGCTTCATGTATTAATGCAGAGATGGCTTGTAAATATCATGAACCAGATTTACGGAGAACCGTAGATTATGTTTTCATGTGTTTTTTATTAGGAAATGATTTTTTACCGCATTTTCCTGCTATGAATATTCGAACACATGGTATTACAGCATTATTAGATATTTATCGTAAATGTATAGGTAGTCATAGTGGGCGTTTTTTTATTTCTAATTCGAACGAGATTATTTGGAAACACGTGAAGATATTCATCTATGAAGTTGCCAAATTAGAATATAGATTTTTAGTGAATGAATATTTTGTTCGCGATAATTTTGATAAGAGAACTTATCCTGAAACTACTAATGAAGAGAAACAGGAAGTATTAAAGAACGCTCCTATTATTTATCGCGCAGAAGAAAAGTATATTTGTCCTGAGGAGCCTTATTGGGAAAATAGGTACTATAAGACATTATTCCATTCTAGCGGAGATGATGTAAAAAATATATGTACTAATTATCTTGAGGGTTTAGAATGGGTTTTTACTTATTATACGAATGAATGTGTAGATTGGAAATGGAAGTATAATTATCATTATCCGCCATTGTTTGCTGATTTAGTAAAATATATACCGACAGATGAGCATGTGTTTATTGAGAAAAAATCGAAAAATCCATTTTCATCTAATGCACAACTTTCTTATGTATTACCTGCTACCCTACATTATCTATTACCTGATAAAATTAACAGCGTTATAAAAGAAAAATATACTTCTAGTTATCCGGAATCTTATTCATTTCAATGGGCATTTTGTAGATATTTATGGGAAGCACATCCCATTTTACCTGATATTAGTATTCAGCAGTTGGAGTACATTGATAGCATAGCAGTGTAATTATTAGACTATTGTTTGTATATATTCAAAAAACCCTGTATTTTGACAATTATTATTGATTTTGGAGTTTTGAAGTAATTTAATATTGGTGTTAATAGGATAGCCTATGTTTAGTTTATTATGTGTTTTTATCGTTTTTTGGGGTAACAAATGTGGGTTATTAATTACAAAATATGATTTATCTTTAAGGGTTTCGCGGTTTGTTTCGTATTGTAACCCATCTAAAAATTCTATCAATTCTTGTTCTGTATGAAATAATAACATAGGATAGTTATTATTTGCATGTAAATAGTTGGTATTGTATACAAATATTTGAATATACTGCATTTGGTATAGTTGCATAAGATGATTTATAAACTTTTGTTGTTCAATTTTTTATTATCATAAATGGTCTAAAAAATTGAATATTATTTTTGTTTCATAATGTCATGATTATAAACATGATAACCGATTTGGTAAAAGAAAATATATATTACACAGGAAAGGTATTTGGAATTTATATATTATGGATATTGATACATTATGTGTGCGTTTATCTATATCTATACTTTTGCACACCAAGTACAATAACAGGTTTCTTTATGTCGCCATTTTTAGTACCAGCGATTCATTGTCAGGCGTTTCGTTGGGCTATTTATAATGGTGGCAATAGCATTTATGCTATGTGGTTTATTTTAGGTGCTTGGATTGTTAAGTATATTACTCCTTTGCATTTTATTGATAATCGGAATTAGATTATAAGATCATATTTTCGCTGGATGCAATAAAAAATTTGTTTGTTTTATTAGTTTTATATTTTTTATGGGTTTATGTTTCTATATGTAGAAATAATTGTTTTTATAGTTTTATTATTAGGATATTAGAATGAAATAAGAAAGAAAGAAGAGAGAGGGAAATAGGAAGAGGGAAAAAGGAGTGAGGGAAAGGATTAAATAGGAATAAAGGAGTTATGAAGAGGGTGAAAGTGACCAAGAAGAGTTTGAGAGATGGGATGAT